ATAAATAATTATATATTATAATGGGTTTTGATATTATTAGTATAATTTGGTTAATTATTAATATTAGAGAGTTAAAAAAATAGTAAATATTTTATCTTATAAATTTTATTTAAGTCTACTTTTAGTTTTTTTTTTAAGTCTACTTTTAGTTTTTTTTTTAGGTCTACCTTTAGTTTTTTTTTTAATTGTAATATTTTTTGGAGCATTTGATGATTTGTTCCCGCCGTTTTTATTTGGTATTTTACATTTATAATTTTTAACTAAATCATTTATCATATCATTCATATTGATATTATTTTTAAAGTGAATAATATTATTACCACCTTTATAATTTCCACCCATATAATTAATTCCATAATTAATATCAATATTAACAACCATGACACTAGCAGTAATATAATATTGGTTATTCATTACCTTAAAAAAATTATCAGATACATTATTATTTTTTAATTCTCTTTTATCGCATTTTTCTGATGTGCTTGTTAATGGTTCATAAGTATATAATTTATCATTTTCTTTTGTTAATAATACATAATGACCTGGTGTAACTGTTGAAGGACGTGAATCACTTCTATTATATTTAACAAGAATGCAAGAATTATTTAATAAAACATCTATTATAAGATTATAAAAACCTTGCAAATTAACTTTTGTTGTTATATCAAATGCTTGTTCGTTAATAAACATATTCTTTGTTGAATTTATTTTTCTATTAAACCAAGTTATCATATGTTGAAATGGTGTTCCAATATTGCTACTAACAGCTTGTTGTATACCTAAACTAGCATTAGTTTCATCTATTTGTCCCATAAATTTAATTGCATTAATTCCACAACCAATATAATTTAATGTTGGCGGAATCCAATGTTTGCATCGTTCTGCTGCAAAACAATTATGAACGACTACAAAATGTTGTTTTACATTTGTATTCGCATTAAATGGGTTAGTTTTTACAGTATAGCCTAATTTTGAAGAATTAAATATTGTGATTGGGTTATTTAGAGCAGCCATTTATATATATTATATATAATATATATATAATATATTTATAATATATATATAATGCAGAATATTTTAGATACTTTATTTTCGCCCTTAAGTAAAGATTATTGTAGTTTATTTTATTATTTAACGATTGGTTCATTTATTGCTATAATACTAAGCATAATAATGGTTTTAACACGAGCATCTAAAAATAAAGGGAAAACATTAGTTTTCGATTTAATAACAGTTGTTCCGTTATACACAGTTCTTTATTTTAAAAATAGACTTTTATACACAATGTGTGTGAATTAAGTATTTTAATTTAGTAATAATTAATAAATTAAAATATATTTTTTTAATAAATATTTTTTAATAAATATTTATTTGCTTTATTTTAGTATCATTAATATTAAATTCACCAATATCATTCAATACCGCGAGATAATGCGTTGTTTTAATATTGCCCGAATCATTTGATATTACCGGTGTGGCCTTAACATGATTATGAAATCCGCGACCCCATTTATCATAATTAATAATAATTGCTTCTGATATTTTTCCTTTTTGTAAATTACTAACAAATTCATTAGCAACGTGTTTATTTGTATGTTCGCCTTGGAGAATTTTAAGAGTTTTTCCGTAACTATTTTCGTTTGTATACCCACATAATCTGGTCCACGCTTCATTTACATGTTCAATATGTAATGTATTATCTGCTTTAGTAAGAACTCTTGCTTGTGTTGACGGAGAAAGTACCTCTTCAATGGTAATACTCTTATCATTATTTTCTTTTATATCGCAAGTAGTAAAGTCGCTTTCCGGCGTTGAAAATGAAATATTTAAACCGTAATTATTATATAAATTTTTTTTTGAATTGTTTTTATATTTTATAATATCTTTTTCTTTTTCTTTTTCTTTTGCATAAGGTAGACAGAAGTCGGTTTCTGCTGTAGAAAATGAAATGTGATTATGATTCGTTTTCGACAAACTTTCAAGATCCATATTTGATGATACGATATTATTTTGTAAACCTATCCAATCTGAGAATGGTGTAGCCCAAGATAAATTTTTATTATTGATATATTGATTTGCAGACTTAATTTCGGAATCACGAGGCGCACACCACTCATTCTCGGCCCCACTAAATGATATCGATGATGGATATAGTAAAACATCTAAGATAATATTTTTATGGTTATCTTTGTCTTTATGATAATATTGTTTCGGATTTACAGAGCGAACAAATCTTCTCATATGTATGTATGTATATATATATTTATTTATATTAATATTTATTTGTTTACCATCCAATATTTCCACTAAATGGAGTGTGTCCACTAACAACAGGTCCAGAAAAAAAATCGTTTTTCAATGAGTGCGGAATAACGCTTGCATACATTGGAAATTCAATTGGTGCAGTGTTAACTACTCGTACAACATTTCCTGATTCGGGAGTTTCGAGAATACAAAAGAAAGGTCTATCAAAACCATCTTCGGTGTAAAGTTCAATAACTTGTTTGTTGTTATTTGGTCCCTGAAGTAGTTCAATTCTTGCGTTAAGTGGACGTCCATCTGTTTTAAGAAGAACTTCTACGGAGTCAACAAATGGATCAAATGGATACGTGCGAAGAGCACCACCTTGGATTGTTGTTGACGATTCTATACAATTTTGCGAGGGGTGGTCCAACTCAGTTGTGTAAACATAAGCAGCGAAAGGGAATTCAAGTTGTCCAATATTGCGAACGGCAATCGTATTAGGGCCACGCGGCGTTTCAATAATAGCACTGAATGGACGTAGTTGCCCATTCTCAACATATACGCGCATTTTAAACGGTGTATTATCGGGACCATTCCATAGTTCAATATCTGAATCAAGTGGGCGACCTTCGGTAGATAAAACAATTTGCACCCTCTCTACATGCAGTGATCGATAAGACCATGTTCGAAGAGAACCACCCTGAACAAGAATTGGTTTATTAACATTAGATTTGGATACTTTATTATTTAGTGGAACATTATTTAGCGGAACATTATCCGATAGATTATGATTTTTTGTATTACCAGAACTATATAAATCATTCATACTTTTTAAACAAGTATCCTTGCTATTGTAATCATTATATATTTGAGACATAGAGTTGAACGCATTAGTTCCATATATTCCCATAGTGCTAATAAAAATAATAAGACCTATCTTCATACTATATATTATAAATATATATTTATTTAAATCACTTTCATATATATATATTTGTTATTGTTTATAGAATTGATAGTTTATTTAATGATTTTAAATACAAATAACTACAAATAAAACGAGACGAGTCAAATTACCATTACAAATAATTACAACGTTACGTAGTAAAAGATATTTATATTTAAATACTCATAAAATTGATTTAAAAATAAACAATAATAATTGTATTAAAATGAATAATCAAATGAACAATCAAATAAACAATGAAACGATCTTGGCGTTAGTTAATGAGATGAAAATGAAAGAGAATAAAGAGAAAAATATAATTTTTGAAAAGATAAATGAACAAGCAACATTGACAGGAAAATGTGTAATTGCACGATATTTAATATCTCCACAATCAACTTATATGGAAACAATCGTAAAAGAAGATTTAAAAATAAGTAAATCAGTTAATGAAACGAGTGGCGATGGATGTAAAAATGGAATTAATTATGAAATAAAAGTATCGCTTCACGCAAAAAATTCAAAATTTAATTTCGTTCAAATTAGACCCGACCACAGTATAGATTTCTATATTCTAATAGGATATAATATGTATGACGAAACGTGTTCGGTTGGAAAAGCATATATTTTAAAGATCCCTTCAAACGATATGTATAATCTGGTTGTTGAATATGGTGGGTATGCGCACGGCACTTGTGAAAAATTGGGCAATATTACAATAAATAATATAAAAGGACGAAACTGTGAATATGCATTAAGATGCGATCCAAATAATAAAAACGGTAAAAATTATGAATTGTGGAAAAAATTAATGAATTATGAAGTATCATATAATGACGAAAACTTTTAATTATATTTTGATTTATATAAATATATTAATTCTTGTTGCCCAATACTGTCCTGCCTAACAGTATCTTTTGACATAGAATAGTCTAAAGTATTAAACCTATTTTTTAATATATCAATATCAATATTTGATTTTATCCAATGCCAGCTTTTGGGTCGAAGAGTATGAAGTTCTTCGTCTACAATTTCACCACAATTAGACCCATATGCTCTTAAAGCAAAATCACTATCAATTGGTGGAGTAGGTTGATTATTTTGATCCTTTTCTCCATGTTTTACAAAATTAAAATCTGGATGCGTTTTATCATAAATAACCAGTTTTCTTTTATTATCAGTTCTTTTCCATATTTGAAAACAACACTTCGCGCTCATTTTTGGTGTGAAACAGCAAGGATTTAAAGGAAGATCCATATTATAAATTAATTCAAAATTCATATCAAGTTTATTTTGAATACTAACACGTTTAAATGTTCTTGGTATTATAAATGCTATACAATCCGAAAATTCGGCGCTTTTGTTGAAAAATTTAACAGCCAGTGATGACACTTTACCAAAAGGCGGATTTCCAATAATAATATATTTTTTATCGTGATTCGGTTTAAATTCTAAAAAATCCTCTTTAACGATATCTTTATGTTTCGGTTCGATGTCTATTCCGTATCTCTTTGCTTTATTCATTATGTTATAAAATACACCATTCCCTGCGCTTGGTTCCATATGAATATCATAATTTTTAGTATTTATTTTTTCATTTAGTATGTTAAGACATTTAATTGCTATATCAGGATTTGTATAAAATTGGTCCAATTTATTCTCATTATTATTGATTTTTTTATCAATAATTATATTATTTTGCAAAGCAGCCATATATAACAAATGTATATGTATTTGTTATAAATCAATTTATAAATAAATATTATATAAAATTTTTATTTCTTTATAGATTTGCGTTTCACTTTATTTTGTTTTTTACGTTTTTTAATAGTTGTTTTTTTATTTTTACTTAACTTATTAATATATTTTTTACTTTTTTTTAGTTTTATTTTTTTATTTTTTTTATTTTTTTTAGTTTTATTTTTTTTGATTTTATTTTTTTTGATTTTACGTTTTTTGATTTTATTTTTAGCACCACCAGTTGGTGTTTTATCTTTAGTAATATAAACACTTGTTTTAAACGTCTGACCACTTTTACTTTCCGTAGAATAAAATATACTTGTATCTTTATTAATATCATTATTAGCTGTATTTCGTGATTTTATCGCAATAATTGATGCTCTTACAAAAGAAGGACGATCACCTTGTCCTAATGTTCGAAACTGCGTTTCAGCAGCAGTAGTATTATATCCACCATCTTTTATTATTGCACTAAGTTCTTGACCAATATCACCGGCTGATTTATTTGATAAGCTGCCTATAATATCATTGGTATCACTTTCAGCTAATATAGTGTCATAATTAATATCTTTCGAGTCAGTATTTAATCCTTCAAACAAATATACATAATTACTTTCTATTTTATCTAATACTCGTTCAAATGTATTATGTGCTGATAACTTAATGTTACTCCCACTATCTTTAATATTTTGTTCAACTAAACCACTAATAAAAAAGATATTATCATTATCGCCTTCTGCTCTTATATAATATTCTAATATAAAAACATCTCTCTTACTTTTACTTAGTTTAAAACCATATTCAAATTTTAAATTTTCACTATTTGGAGTAGTAATTAAAACATTCATTATATTACCCGATGAGGGTTGTTCATTGGGTGTTGCATTATTACAAGAACCAAATGAGCCCATCGCATCTAATTTTGATGTTATTGGACAGAAAATCTTAAAATTTGCTTTATCATCTTCCATATATCGTATTATTTCTTTTCGAGATCCTGATTGGTTTAAATCATTTTTATTATCCTTTGTTATTTGCACATCTATATCAAGACCAATTTTAGATGTAATGGCATTATTTATAATATGAACTTTTTGAGACTCCACTCTAAGTTTAGCTTTAATATCATCATCAAAATTTGCATCATCAATATATTCAAAACTATTAGTATTTTTGTATTCCTCTGCAAAAGCATTTAGTAATTTTGTATCAACATCTGACGGAATTTTTTTTTGTTTAGAAACATTTTTTAAAAGATTTTTTTGATAAGTATATACCCCATTATCTGGATTATCATTAGAAAATAAGTTATTTATATGACTACAAACAGCAACTAATAAATTATTTGTAAAACGTTTCGTTGCAGCAGTATCTTGGGCAGATTCAGATAGTTTAACAGATTTTAACTGACCAACCAGTTTTTTGTCACTGTTCATACTAATAAACTTCTTGTGAAATTTATAAAATATTTTATTATTTAATTCATTTATTACTTTACATTTATAACTTCTTTGTTTTTCATTATTCATATTACTTCTTCCAAATATACTTCGGCTACTAATATTTAAATCAATTATATTGTTAAAAATACCAGTTAATATTGTAGGAATAAAATCGTTCCACTGTGCTATAAAATCTGCATCTGCATCTCGATATGCATCTCCAACATTCGCATTAAAAATTTTAGTAATATTTTTTACTGACATTTCTATAGTTTTTTGTAAAATATTAATGAATAATGCTTCCGCCTCATTAATATAATCAAGATATTCCTTATTAGTTCTTCCCCCCATTCCAACTAAGATAATCATGTAACAAATTGTTTTAAGTAATTTAATATTATAAAAATTTAGAGCATTAACAGGGTCTTGATTTATTAACTCTATTATTTTAGTATTCTCCGCATCATTTTGATTATGAAAATAAGTACTTGGATCATCATCAATGATTAATATATTTTTAAACGTATACATATCATAATTCTTGTCATTCAGAATTTTCCCTAGTTGCTCTATTATATATTCTACAGTAATACTTTCAGTTTCCTTCAATTTTTCTGCCAGTGATTTTATATAAATATTCGTCATTAAAGTTGCGTTTTTTTCATATTCTTTAAATGCTATAGTAATTGCGCCATATAATGTTTTTGCACCATCACCACCTCTCTGTCCATTTTCATTACTGGGAAAATTTCTTAACTTATATAGTAAATCTGATTCTTCATCGCTAATATTTGTTTTGCCTATTTGAAAAATATCATTATAAAAATCTTTATTATTTGGTAGAGAATGTTTATTTGTTAATTTATTTAAGAAGAAAAGAAATAAACCATTTCTAATAAAATTACTGTTATTAATTTCAAATACAGAGTTCTTATTATTAATTTCTCCAATGTAATACTCAAATAATTCTAAATAAAATTCTATTATTTTAATTATATCTTTCTTTAGTATATATATCTCATCATCAGATAATTGGTCATTATCTATATCTTCTAATTTTAACCACCCGTTTTTATGTTTAAGAAAATTCAGAATTTCAATCATTTCTATATATTGATTTTCAAATGGAGAAACTAATAAATCATCGGGAATTTCTTCAATATTCACTTCTTTAGTATTAACAGGAAGGGTTACAACCGGGTTTCTACTTTTAACAGACAGATCAAAATTTGCTTTTTTAATATTTTTAACCGGTTCTGTAATTTTAACAGACTGTTGAGTAGATACAACAGCAGCACCACCACCTGCTGGTATATTATTAAAATCAAAAAAACTTACAAATAAAACACGAAAATAATCACTAATATCAACTATATATTGACAATCGTGAATTATAGTATTTATATTATTATCTAAGTCTATCGTTTTTGATCTGGTTCTATCTGCAACATCTCCTTTTTCAAATTGTGTTCGTATTTCTTTGAGAATAGATGCACGATCTTTAACATGGAATGGCGCTATATTAATTTCACTTTCCTCTTTTTCCTCCGCCCCTAACCCGTCCTCGACCGTAGGGGTTGTTAACATTAACTCTGCCAGTTGTTCCGTTCGTTCTTTTCGTTCTGCCAGTTCTTCTTGTTTTGCCCGATTAATACTTCTCGTTATGGTGGTGCGTGTCTCGTTTAAAATTATATCTTCGTTTAAAATTATAACTTCGTTTAAATAAGTATTAATTTCAGTTTGTATTAAACCATCTTCGCTTTCATATGAAAGTATTTTTGAAACATTAAAATTAGCACTAATTTGCTTCCCAACATCATCAAAACAAGTTTCATCATTAAAATATTTAAAATCTGAATTTACAAAGTTATCGTCTATATCGGATAAATTATGACTAGAATCCCAAGACTGATAATCACCGCCTTTTTGACTATTATTGCCACCCGAAGTATGTTTAATTAATCTTTTATTTAATTTTTTTATTCTGCTAATACATCCGGAAGGATTAAAATCATGCATTGGTTCGTGAGCAACGATATTTCTTACTAAAAAATAACCAGTATTCTGATCGACGCGTGTTTCCTTCATAATATAATATATATTATATATATTATATATATTATACTTTATCAAATTCTTCAAAAATTTCTTTTTTTTCTACATATGATTGACTTTCGATTGTCCACGTTTTATATTTCCTTATTTTAATTGGTTTTTCTTTGCTTGTTTTCCATTCAATATAATTTTCTGTTTTTACCAATAATTTACATTCAATTGTTGGTGTTGTTGAAGAAGTAAATTTATTAATAAAATTAATAATTATACCTGAAGAATAATCTGGTCGTTGTTCTAAATAATTTCTAAGCTGCCATATATGTTCATCTTTAATATGTGATGTAGATTGTTTTAATTCAAGAATACATTTTAAATCCGGTAGATCAATGTCGGTTCGCATAAAATGATTATTACCAATAGTTATATTCGATCCATCACAATCTTTGAAAACATATGGTAATACATTTTCCCTCATTGCCTTGATATTATTTTTCGTAAGTTCATGAATAAGAAGTTCTTGATATATAGTTTCCTTTAAAAATGGTCCACAATTACCCAATATACTTTCACAAATATCACATATATCACTTGTAAGTGTTATAAGCTGAGTGTCATTATTAAATTTTACTATCTCTGGTTCTGCAGCTTCCATTTATTAATATTATAATATAATATGTATTCACCACCATAAATCAATTTTATTTAATTAATAAAAAAAAATTTACATACATAATGATAATAAATAAAAACTATTTTGTTATTCTTCACTTTCTATTTTAATAATTAATAAACATAGTTTAATATGTCCATATGTGATTTTATTATTAACTGCGTCTTTGATTGGTTTTAAATATTCGGAACCTATTTTTTTTACAACATCTTTAATCTCTTCTTCGTATTCTTCCGTTAAACCAAAATACTCTGGGTCAATTTCTATATTTTCATAGTGTTCGAATATGTGTAATATATGACCCTCAATTGTTTGAGACGTTTTACCGGTAATTTTAATTATATCTTTTAAACTTTTCTTATCATTGTAGTGTTTAAAAGTAATATCTCTTGCTGTTTCTTTGTTATTGCTATTGCTATTGCCTTTGCTTGTGCCTTTGCTGTTATTTTTACTTTTTTTATTAATTTTTTTAAGTTCTTCAATAAACTCTGTGCCATAGTTCATAACAAATTCGTCTGATATACCGTCTATCGCCCAGAGAGCAGTTAATGTTTTTGGTTTGCTATCGTGGATATTTAAAATAACTCTGTCATTAATAAATGTTGTTGGATTAACATTTTGTGCTTCTGCCATTTTAAGTCTGAGTTCATATAATTTTTCCAATGTATCGTTTCCCGTATTGATTGTGAAGTTTTTCAAACTATTTTGAATATCATTGCTAATCCTTGCTTTAATTGGTATTAGTTCGTCAATATTTTTCTTACCAACGTCTATAATAAAACCGAAACCTTTATGATAACTAATTAAAATATTTTTTCCAATAAGTATTTGTATTAATTCTTTGATCCAAATTTTTGAACGGTTATTAAATAGTGGATTATCCTTATGTTTTATCATATCCACTGTTTTGCTCATACCAAAACTAAATCCATTTACTCTTTTTTGATTTTTAATCATATTAATAATATGTTTTGTCTCGTCGCTAATATCCCGAATATCGTCTTTTTTCACTCCAAGACAATTATCGCATAATTTACATTTTGGTATATTAGCAACATCTTCTTCGGTAGGAAACGAACCTTTTTCAAAATAGTAATCGATCACTTGCTGTCTACAAATATTATTTTCGTCAATAAATTTTCTTAATAAATTCATACCGTTGGTTTTTATTTCAATTTGTTTTGGATCAGAGCTTTGATTAATTAGAAATTTGACTGTATTAAAATTTTTTAAATCATAATACATGGTTGCCTTGCTCATTAGTCCGTCTCGTCCAGCTCTTCCAATTTCTTGATAATATGTTTCAATATCTGTAGGAACACCATAATTAACAACATGTCTTATATCGGATTTATCGATGCCCATTCCGAATGAAATAGTGGCAACAATAACCATAATCTCTCCGTTTGCAAATAAATTGTGACTGTCTTCCTTATCATTTTTTGACATACCTCCGTGATAATGAGCACATTTAATTCCTTTATTGGATATTTTTTCATACACACTTTCGCAAATCTTTCTTGTTTGAACGTAAACAATAGTTGGTTCAGTAAAAGTGCAATACTCGAAATCGTTTTGTGGCAAAATACTAATAGCAAGATTAGTCCTTCTGGTACCCAACATGTATTCGCACGCCTCATCAATATTTAATAAATCATATATGTCTTCTACCACGCGTGGAGTAGCAGTAGCAGTAACCGCCAATATTGGTATTTCAGGAAAGGTTTTTTTAATAATGCCCAACTCCAGATAACTTTCACGAAAATCATGGCTCCACTGGGATACGCAATGTGCTTCATCAATCGCAAACAAACCAATAAATTCTTTAATTTTCTCAATTTTACTAATACGCGATGTAATAAATTCGGGCGTAGCATAAATAATTTTATAATTTTTATATTCTGAAACACTAATATTAGTTTCCGAATTTAAACAAACGCTGCTAATATTTTTAGAATTGAGATATATGCATTGGTCGTTCATTAAAGATATGAGCGGAGAGACAACAATTGTGATTTTATTAGTATAAGTAGCCGGGTATTGATACAATAATGATTTTCCACCACCGGTCGGTAAAATAGCAAATACGTTTTCCTTATCTAAAATATCATCTATAATTTCTTTTTGATAATCTCTAAATTTATTAAATCCATATGTAGATTTTAGATGTGTTTCTTTATCCATTAGTTATAACTAATTAAATAATATATTGTTTATTGTATATCAATTTTTATTAATTTTATATTTTATATATATATATATATATGTCTAATTTTATAAAAAGACAACCTTCAATAGATAGTGATCAAAGTGATGATTCAAAATCTGAGGCAGATACGATTTCATTATCAGATATAAACTTTAATACAAGTTCCGACTGGAATTATATAATAAATCCAAATCCATTAGGAGCTAATTATTGGCGTAATAATAAAACAGGACAACAACAAAATGAACCGCCTTTAAATATGAGACAAAAAGAAATAAATAAAATAATGTATTCTATGGATATAGATGAAGATAGTAATGCTGAATCTCCTTTATTATATGAAGAAACAAAAGTAAATGTAAATAAGACACAAGAAAATAGATATGGATGCAAAAATGAAGTTGATTGTATGGTACGTTCAATTAAGGGTTTAGGCTGGATTAATGATGAAGATAGAGATGAATTAGTTGAAAATTGGGTGCATAAAAAGGCAGGAATTACGACAACTAAAATAAATAATTTTTTAGAACAAAAAAAATATGATTATAAATTAATAGAAGAATATGTGCTTAATATACATATTAATGAATGGGTATTAGAAATGGAAAATGACACATGTATGCTTATTATGTTGCCTGTTGACCCTAAAGCAAAACAAAAAAACCAAGAAATAATAGATGAGAAACTTATATTACTTGAAATAGATAATGATATGGACAATATATCAAAAAAAGAATATGATATAAAAAAGAAGGAAATATTGAATATGAAAATTGAATATGGTTATCACGTAGTAATATTTTGTAAAGAAGATGATGTAATTACACTTTGGGATACGCAACAAGTATTATTTAATGGAACAAAATATGTAGAAAATGTAGGTAAAGACGCAATAAACGAATATTTAAACCATACAGGTTTATCAGGTAATAATTTTAAGATTATAAAAAAAGAAATAGACATAATTGAAAAAATGAAAAAATTAAGCATGAAAAAATTAAGCATAAAAAATTTAAGAAAAGCAAAAAGCATTAAAAAAACAAAAAGAATTAAAAAAGCAAAAAGCATTAAAAAAGCAAAAGGAATTAAAAAATTAAAACTTAAAAAAACAAATAAGAAACCGAATTATTCAAAAAATATAGATTACTCAAAATATAAAAAAGATAGACGCAATAAAGTTACAAAAAAACAAAAAGAAAACCGAGAAAATATATTAAGATCAAAAAGAATGAAAAAATAATTTATTTTATTTTAATGTTTGCGTTAAAGATTTGTATATTATCTCAAATAAAGTTTAGTAAATAACGCATCATTTGTTGGTGTGATTTTATCTAAAATTTTTTATTGTAAAAATAAAAAATTTTAATATAAAAGTAAAATATAATGGTTTTATCGTCAAATACAAAAAAAAAGATATTGGATTCATTAGAAAATAAGTTTGATATGATAAGTTCCAAAACTCAAATAACCAAAAGAGAAATAGGCATTATAATTAGATTGTTTCATTCGATGATGCCGGTGTTACCTTTATTAACTGTTTTATTTGTTAGTAAAAAATTAGTTTTATTTCATATAATAATTTTAATCATGATAATGACTTTATTTTATTTTTTTAATGGTTGTTTATTATCATTATTAGAATACCGATTAATTAAAGATGATTATTCTGTGGCTGATCCATTTTTAAATTTAATACTTGTAGAAATTACTAACGAAACTCGTAAAAAATATACGATTATCACTTTTATCGGTATACTATTATATTTTATTTTTGTTTATAATATTAAAAAATAAATGTTATTACAGACAATAATTATACTATTATTCGTAAATATATATGTATATAATATGAAAGTACCTATTAAATATTTGCCAAATAAATTATCAAAAAAAGATAAAGATATAATAAAAAAAGCATTAATTAAAACGAGAAACAAATATAAAAAAAAAAATTATATAACAAGAAAAAAAGTTTCGTCATATAAATCTAAAAAATCACAACATGTTAAAAATGCCGAAAAAATATATAAAATAAAAAATTTGAAAATAAATAATGATTTAGAAAAAAAAACTGGTTGCTCAATAAAAGCATTAAAACAAATATTAAAAAAAGGGCAGGGTGCCTATTATTCTTCAGGGTCAAGACCAAATCAAACAGGACATTCTTGGGGATACGCAAGATTAGCAAGTGCCATAACAAGCGGTAAAGCTGCTGCGGTTGATTTTAATATATTAAAAGATGGTTGTAAAAAAGGTTCAAAAGCATTAAAATTAGCAGTAAAATCAAAAAAAAAACATGGTTATGGAAATAGAAATGTTATAAAAATAACATTAAAAAAATAAATAAAAAGATATAAAAAGATATAATATATATATTTAATGTCGCATATAATGTGGCGTTTAATATTATGTATTTTATTTTTTATAAATTGTCAATCCTGGGACCCAAAGTTATATCCGTATAATCCGAAAATCCATAATTTAGGAAATACTGGTCCAATGGGACACATACACTCTTTAATTGCGCCTGGTTTTACAATGTATACCGAAAAGATATTGTATGATTGTGATGTTAGAGACGAAATATTAAATAAAGTGGATAGTAAAAAAACAATACTTGATGTAGGTTGTGGTACTGGATTTTCAACATCGTCCAATAAAGGATCACAAGGGATAGATACTAGCAACGAAATGTTAAAAACTGCCCAATTAATATTTCCAAAAAAGAATTTTTCTTTTTCACATATAGAGGAATGGAATATCAATGATAAATTTGATATTGTAACAATAATGTTTATGTTTCACGAGGTTCCACAAGAATCAAGATTAAACATAATAAATTTAATAAAAAAAATAGCAAGTGAACAAATAATTATAGTTGATATAGCACCTTCATATATTCCGAGTAAACTTATGTTAACAGGTGAACCATATATATGTGATTATTTAAAAAATATATGCAATGATTTGAAAGATTTTAAAGAAGAAATAATAGTTTCAAAACATGTTCATGTGTGGTCATTTTTTACAAAAAAATAATAATGCAAAAAAACAATAAGTAATTATTTATTGCATGATAATTAAAATTCAATAATATGCTCACTGTTTTCATAATATATATCGTCACCAATATCATAATTATATTTATTTAGATGATTAAATAAACGAGTTGGATGATAGCATTTTTGCATAAGTTCTTCTTCAATTAATTCGTATCTTTTTTTTAATATATCATAATCAATAGTAAAAATATTAGGATTATTATATATCATATATTGTGGAACTACATTATTTATTATAGCTATTTTTAATAGCTCGTAACCCTCACCATTTCCACACAATAGCGTCCACATAATTTCATCTTGATTTTTTTCCAATAAATGAAGTGCGTTTGGATTGGTTGAAAGCATTCTCCAATCTATTTTATCAATATTTTTTTCTAATAAATGGATAGCATTTGAATTTCCAGATAACATATCCCAATGTATTTTATCTATATTTTCTTCTAACAATTTGATAGCATACATATTACCAGATAGAAATCTCCAAAAACCACATCGAAGTTTGTAGGAATCAAATCTTTTTTTGCAAAAATGTTTATTATTTAATATATTTAATACATTTTTATTTTTGGATAAGTTAACTGAACATATTAAATGTTGATTATTTACTATTAAATCACATGCGTTTTGGTTTTTGGATAATACCTCCCAATCTATTTTACTCTTGTTTTCTTGTAATATATGGATAGCATTTGGATTTGCGGAAAGCATTTTCCAATGTATTTTATCAATATTTTTTTCTAATAAGTGAATGGCGTTTGGGTTTGCCGATAACATTTTCCAATCTATCATATGCATATTTTTTTCAAGTATATGGATTGCGTTATGATTCGTAGATAACATTTGCCAGTCAATCATATGTAAATTATTATCTAATAACGGAATCGCATTAGGATTACCAGAGAGAACAGCCCAGTCTATTAGGTGTGAATTATTCTCAAGAAATGTGGCGGCTCTTGGATTATTTGATAAACATTGTTTAATAATGTCATTGTTAATCTGATCAATATGTATCCAATCTCTTAATTTATATGGTGTATTATCAATTGTAGTAATAATTTCTTTCATATTAAAGTTATACAATAACATATAATTTTAATATTATATTCATTTTTAATATAATTGTTGAAATATCTTCGTAGATGTAAACTTTATCATGTGTTGAGTTAGAAGAAAGACAATCATTATGTTTAGATATACCAAATAATAATAATACATACAATATATAGACATGTTAAGGTCAACCCCAAACGTCAAGAAAGAAAGTTTTTTAGGAAAAAAAATTAATAAACTTACAATCAGGAATAACTCTGAATACGAAGTTAGTTATGAAGCGTATATTTACGAAGCCAGTCAAGTTACTCATCAGGAAAATGAAGTAAATTTAAATATGGGTGGATTTGGTATCAGAGGTAATATTATAATGGACCATTCACGAGGTCAAAATCTTCTCGCAGAGAGAGGTATCGTACCCAAGAATGACGTAAACTATGTAACAGTTGATAAAAGTAAAAAAGTCATGTTAAGATATTTTTATGTTGGATTACATATAGATTTTACGGAAGAAAAACGTAATTTTACGGTTTACGATGAAGTAACGTTTGAACAACCTTCACCAGAAAAGATTGTACAAATAGAAGAAGAAAAAAGAAATTACTATAAACACATAAAAGAGGCAGAAGAAGTCCTCAAAATAAAACAGGCAGAAGAAGTCCTCAAAATAAAACAGGCAGAAGAAGTTGTCCAAATAAAAGAGACAGAAGAAGTCCTCAAAATAAAACAGGCAGAAGAAATTCTTGCGTCTATGCCTTGTGCGAGCATATATCAACACACTTGTACACCATCATGTAAGACAAACAGATGTGTTCATTGTAACTATTTCTACTGCGATTGGCATTTTACAGTCAACAATAATATAATCGGAAGCGGGGGTCATATATGTCGCAAAATATAGTAGATTAGATTTTAATAAAAAAGTGTTTTTTCGGTTTATTTAAATTATCTGTTGGGATCTGTTAAAAAAAATTTACTTATATAGCAAATATAGAAGTTCAAAGAGTAATAAATGTTCTTGAAATAAAAAATAAAATGAAAATCATACACATTGAAGATATAATAATGACGGATATTATTCCATTATCACACGTTAATTCTTCTTGTGCAGAATAGTGGGGGACGGTGAATATTGTTTCAGGCTCGTCAGACACATCGTCGACGTCTTCGACAACATCGTCTGGTGTATCAATGTTCACGATAACATTTTCTTGATTACCGTTACAGTAAGGGCATCCTTCAACTCTCATTGGATAAGTTTCCAGATACTTTTCATAGCACATTTTACATACATTATGATTATCAAAATTACAAAGCACAATCAGTTCATTATCCTCTTCACACCAAGAACAAAGCATATTAAATATACTTGTATAATTAATATTAAATAATTTGCTATTATTATTTATTATATTCACTGCCCCAATTTATCCATGAAAGTTTGTATCTTTCATCATTCTCATATAAATAAGATAAATCAAGACTTAAAACATCGACATTATTAATTAAATCTTCTAATGCGTATTTTAAATGGACGCTATCTATTTGGGTTGAATCCCAGTATGGCGAGTGTAAGATATATTTAACAAGATATGTTCTCTCTTCCAATAAAATTTCTCCAACAACAATGAAAACAATTTCTTTTAAATGTCCCTTTGGGCACCACGCTATGTAGAGATTTTTCATATTACTATTATTTGTTTTAGTATATATATTTCTTGTATTGTTTTTAACATATTCATTAATATGGTCGATTTGTTGTATGACATATTTATCCTCTGGTTCAATTTCTTTACTGCACGCAAGAATATTATTTAACCAGTGTTTTGTTAGTAAATTTATATTTGATGGAGTGACAAGTATTAAATCCTTATTTCTTTCTAATTTATTCGGCTGAAATATTTTTTTATTTCCTGATGGCAAGCTTGCGGGTTTAAGTGTGTAAATTTCATTAACTAACCCGAATAACAAAAAAATTTGCATAATTTTCATTATAAATATACTATTATTTAATATAAATTTATATTGATTTTACTTATAATAAAATTGAAGACAAATAGAGTATTCCAATTATATAAAACCACAAATATATCATATTGATCAAATGGAATTTATTAATAACTTGAAAAAATTACCCGACGAGATTATTAATTATATATTTTATATGGCAAATCCTCGTTTAAATGTCAGGTTAAAAGAAGAGTTGTTAGTAGAATCATCGCATATGATGTTATACATACATAATTTAAAATGGAATCTTGGATACGATATATTTATAAACAAAACACACGAATTAAAAAGTTATGACGATAAAGATATTACTCCGGGTTATTTATATGTAAAATCATTTGAATTATTATATACAAATGATTGTGTAAGTATTATAAAGAAAAATTTATTAAATTGTGGTTGCTGTAAAAGACATTCAATGGGTATTTATGATAATCCACATTGTATTAAAATACGAAAATCTAATAGAATAATATTAAAACGTCATAAAAATTACAGTTCAATTTGGCAACCAGATGAAAATATAGAAAAGGTATGTCGATGTCCTTGCCGTAGTGTTATTAGATTATTTAATAAAAATAATATATGTTAAATATTTTAATTAAAATTAATGTTTGCGCGATTTTTTTCCTTTGCGCGATTTTTGGCCTTTGCGTGATTTTTTGCCTTTGCGCGATTTTTGGCCTTTGCGCGATTTTTTGCCTTTGCGTGATTTTTTGACTTTGCGCGATTTTTTGACTTTGCGCGATTTTTTGACTTTGCGCGATTTCTTACCTCCAATAACTGGTGTTGAGTCAGGTGGAGCGACGGGTGTTGAGTCAGGTGGAGCGACGGGTGTTGAGTCAGGTGGAGCGACGGGTGTTGAGTCAGGTGGAGCGACGGGTGGAGCGACGGGTGTTGAGTCAGGTGGAGCGACGGGTGGAGCGGCGGGCACTTGTTTAATGGCTAGCGCATTGGATGTAACTTCTTTTGCTTTAATTTTCGCTTTATTGGCCATCTCTGTTGCTTTAATTTTCGCTTTATTGGCAATCTCTGTTGCTTTATTTGTCGCTTCATCGGCCATGCCGGTTGCTTTCTCTTTAATTTCGCCCCACGATAATCCACCGTTTTGTGAAACCATTATATATATATAATAATAAAAAAAATTATTATTACTAAATGGTATTATTAAATTAATTGATAAAATGTTAATACATTTAAATAACCATATATGTCATTTAGATTTATTAGTTAAGATCCTTCTCCCTGTTGTAATATGTTTAATTTCATATAAAAGTGGATTTTGAACGGTTAATTCGCCATTTCCATTACTATAAATAATACGCTTAATTTTTAAACGAAGTATGTGTTTCATACAATCTACACACGGAGCACTTGATTTTAAACAATTGTTATGATCTACACGAACAATATATAAAGAAATTTTTTTAAAATTTATATTTAATTTATTAACTTCGCGAAGAGCTGACATTTCTGCATGACAAGTCATACAATTTTGAATAAAACCGTCTTTACATCGCGTTCTGTAATTATTATAACCTCTTCCAAAAATACGTCCATTTTTAACAGCTACGCATCCATGTTGCATTAGACAATCCGACCTTTTTGCCTCGGTTGCTGCCAATTCAGCAAATCGATAGTCGCGTCTTGATGGTAGTATATTAGTCATTATTTTTCACACTTAGTTATAATGTTAATATTACTTTAAAATCTTTTCAATTTTACTATTAATATAATTATACTTTAATAAATTTCCAATTCATAGGCCAGTAATCACCTGAATGAACGTTCACCCAAGAAGAAGAACCATTTCTTTTTGCGCCATGTGCGTGCCATGCGGATAATCCCCATCCAGCTGGTTGTTTACCAGGACCATGTGCTGTTGTATTTATTCGCCAGGTATCTTTTTTATTACCAGGTATAATATTCCATTTCATAGGCCAGTAATCACCTGAATGAACAGCTACGCGGGAAGAAGAATTATTTCTTTTTGCGCCATGTGCATTCCATGCAGATAATCCCCATCCAGCTGGTTGTTTACCAGGACCATGTGATGTTGTTTTTATATTGTAAGTATTATTATTGTTTTTGGTAACATCCCAAATCATAGGCCAGTGATCACCCTGATGAACAGCAATCCAAGAAGAAGAATCATTTCTTTTTGCGCCATGTGCGTTCCATGCAGATAATCCCCATCCAGCTGGTTGCTTACCGGGACCATGTTCTGTTGTTTTTATTTTATATTTACCACTACATAATAAATGATCGTTACAAGGTTGGTTAGAATTTCTTTTAGAATTTTCAGATACTGGACATTTTTCTCCATTAATACTTGGTTTAGTAATTATTTTATATATTTCTTTTAAAAATCCTCCTTTACAATCGGAAGAACAATCTGTAGTTTTAATCCATTCACCTTTACAATTAATTTTTGGTTCTGCTAATCTTTGTTGTTCTACTCTGGCAGCTTCTACTCTGGCAGCTTCTACTCCGGCAGCTTCTACTCTGGCAGCTTCTACTCTGGCAGCTTCTACTCTGGCAGCTTCTACTCTGGCAGCTTCTACTCTGGCAGCTTCTACTCTGGCAGCTTCTACTCTGGCAGCTTCTTCTGCCTTCTGTTTAGCAGCTGCTTCTTCTGCTGCCCTTCGTTTATTTTCTGCTTCTCTCGCCTGTGCTTCTTTTTGCTCTTTTTCTTTTTTAGCTGCTAATCTTTCAGCATCATTTTTTGCTGCTTTTTCTTGTTGAGCTAATATTTCGGCTTCTTGTTTTATTTTTCTTTCTATTTCGGCTAATCTTTCTACTTCTTTTCTTGCAATTTCATATTTATTTATACAATCTCCGTTAACATTTCTCTCACAATCATATTGATTGCTACTTGTAGTTGATTCATCACTTTGACTTGTACACGTAATCACTTCAGTTGGCAAATAATTCTTACATGCTTCTCCTTCACATACGGTTGCTCCTTCTAAATTTTTACATTTTACAAGATTTGAAAAATTTCCAAAATCCATTGGTTTAATACTTCCGGTATCAGCACCAGGACCGGTATCAGGACCAGGACCCGTATCAGCACCAGGACCCGCATCAGCACCAGCACCAGCACCAGCATGAGCACCAGGACCGGTATCAGGACCAGGACCCGTATCAGCACCAGCACCAGCACCAGCATGAGCACCAGCAATACTACTTCCCGGACTTTCTACACTATCAACTAATGCGTCCCCATCCTTAATAGTAATATTTACATTATAAAATTTTTGTCCTCCAATCAATGGTTTTGTCTTATTTTTATCCCACAAATCGGGTGTGGAAGTATAATATTTATCGTCTGTTAATAATGTTGGGGTAGAACTAATATTTGAATATGGTTCAATATTTTTTTTAGAACATAAAGTATTATAAATAATAAAAGTAATTAAAATAATACTAAATATAGAAAATGTTAGTGAATATTTATTAATTTTCATATTATATATATTATTTATATAATATATAATAAAAATGTCAAAAACCAAAAGGAGATCTAAAAAAAAAAGTGGAACAAAAAAAAATAAAGAAAGAAAATATTATCCAAATTCATTGATAGGCAAGGGAAGTTATAAAAGTGTATATGATTTAATTTCAGAAACAAACAAAGACAAAATAAGAGACGATTCTTTAACAATGGAAGAACGGGAAGCAATGAGTGTAAATATAAAAGGGAAAAAACATAAGAATATTGTATTAATTACGCCGAATAAAAAAATTATTACAGAAGAAGATATAAAAAATTTTAATAATGAGTTTGCTTTACAAAAAAATTTTGCCAAAAAAAAATTAGCGCCGAGCGTATTAGATAAAAAAATAAAAAAATTTAATGGTCTGGATAAATTATTTGCTTTAACATATAGATGTAATTTTAATATTTGCGACTATGATTATAAAAAAATTGAAAATAAATTAAAAAAATTGTTTGACCGAGTTTCCAAGGAAGGATATATATACACGGATATCAAAAAAGGTAATTTATGCGAGTTTAATTTATTACAGAAACATAAATCAAAAACAAACCATTTTGTATTTGTTGATTTTGATGAGAAATTTGTCTATAAATATGCCGGGTTTGATACATCTGGAATGAAAATACCAAAAGAAGAGATTGTTTCGGATATAATGGAATTTATGTTTTTAACAATTGAATTATATTTATGTGGAAATAATTTAAATTGTAAATTTTGTAAAAATATGGAAAATATAAAAAATAAAATTAATAAAATAATAAAAAAATATGAAAATGAAAAACTACCCATGATTAGTAATAAAAAAATAAAAACACTATTACATTTAACAGGTGTAAAAATACCATTAATTTATGTAGAAAAAATAAGACAATATGTACCTTTTATGAATCCATTGCAAGTAAATAATTATTATTTATCAAACACTAAAGATACATATAATAATATAAAATTATATTATAATGTTCAAAATTTATTAGTGAGCGACGAATCACCTTCAAACTCACCATCAACAAAATCAAGCGAGTTGGGACAATTAATTATTAAACCATCACCATCAACAAAATCAAGCGAGTTGGGACAATTAATTATCGAAGAATCACCATTATCATCTGACATTTTATCTCCACCAATTTTATTAAATATCTCCAATTTAAATCGGCTCAATAGAAAGGCGATTTAATAAATTAAAAAATTGATTTAAATTATTATGAATGATAATAATTTAAAATGCGAAGTTTTACAATTATAAAAAATAAACACTATTATAAGTCAGTAACAACATTTTTCAATCAAATTAAAAGAAATATGAAATTTAATAAAATTTTTAAAGAATCATTTTTACTAATTAAGTTTATAATTTATTGCTTTATAATTATAATAGCATTTATATTATTGTTGAGCAATAATATTTTGAATAAAATATACAAATTCGTTTTAACGACTTTAACTTTAATTTTAGATTTATTTGAAAATATAAATATACTTGATTTGCGGCGAAGAGTTATTCACGACACATCATATAAAGAGCAATATTTAATTAAATATTATTTATTTTTAAAAGATAGAAATTATTTCCCATTTAATATATTTATTCAAAAATTTATGAAAGGAGATGACTGCGAACATATGTATGATCAACCATGGGGTTTCTTTCATATTATATTATCTGGTGGATACTGGGAAGAAGTTCCTCACGATCAAAATGATTTGAATAAAGGAATACAAAAAATATGGCGGGAACCAGGATACTGGAATTGTGTCTCTGCAGATTATAAACACAGAATAGAATTAAAAGATGATATTAAACCATGGTGTATTTTCATACCATTAAATAAAAGGTCCGAATGGGGATTTTGGGTAAAAAAACATGAAGTTTGGGAAAAAATACCATCTGATATATATATAAAAAATAAACATCAATAACACACAAATAAAGACCAATTAAAATAACAATAATTAACATAAAGAAACAATTATATATTATATATAATGTTTGCTAAATACGTAATATTATTTTCTATTTTAATAAATAAATACACATTTGCTTGGAATCCGAATGATTATCCATTTTTACCTGCCAACGCGGATACGAGCAATATTAGAAAGCTGATAATAGACTCACAGGGGGCACATAAGAAAATATTAGATGTTGGTTGTGGATTGGGTTATTCAACGTCGACCACACCAGGTAGCGTTGGTATAGACGTAAATAAAAGAAATATTAAAAAAGCGCGTGATATTTTTCCAGAGAAAACTTTTAGACACTCATTTATAAATATTAAAAATTCGAACGAGGAGTATGATATAGTAACATCAATGTTTTTTTTACACGAAGTCCCACAGTATATTAGAAAAAAAATAATTATGGAGTCAATAAATATGGCAAAAGAGCGAGTAGTAATAGTAGATATAGATCCCGAATATGATGCAACGTTAAGTATGAGTAAAAATAAACCTTATTTAACTGATTATTTTAAGAATTCAAGGGATGATTTAAAATATTTTAAAGAGATTGTATTAGTGAAAGGATTGTTAAACATGTGGATATATGATAAAAAGGAAAATGATATAATTAAATCAGAATATGATATAGAAAATGATATAAATTATGAAAACTATAATGTATTAGAAATAGATAATTATCTTGGAAATAAACCGATGCCAATAATGACAGATAATCTACTTTTTGCGCAATAATTTATATGTTTTAATTTATTATATCTTCAATTTATTATAATAATTTATTATAATAAATTTTTAAAACATTCCTTTATTCATTTTTTTATTTGAGTTCTTTTTCCTATTGTGATTTGCGATTTTACTTTTATTTTTGTCTTTATTTTTGCGAGACTTTAAAATGTCTTCATTTGATATTTTTTTTTCGTTGTTTATATTTTTACTATTTTTATTATGATTGCTTATTTCTTTAATACTTTTATTGTGATTATCGTTGATTTTCATTAAATCGTCAATAATTATTTTTTTTCCATGTTCATCGCGTCTTATACCATCAATATCTAAATGACCAGGCAATGTTTTATTCATGATATCAGTTATATTAGTTATATTATATTAGAAAGATATTTTTATATAATTTTTATATATGTTTTCAGTGTAAAAAATTTTCGATATACCTTGAAATATTTTCTGCATCAGGAATATTAGCTTGATTAATAATTTTGGTTTTTATTTTTTTACCCTTTTCTTTTTTAAGATTTTTTATTTTAATACTTATTATTTCATTCACTTTTGAAATAGTATCTTTATATCCAAAAACAATCCATCCTGCCTGACTACCTGCAAAACTATCTTTGTCGGGAGGATAACCAGGATTAATAGATTCGATTCCCTCTGTTATGCAGTTATCAATTAATATATTGATTTCGGTTTGATAATTAAAAGGTGCTGTATGCATATGTTCGCTCAACAATGTATCTTTAACTTCATTTTGAAGTATTATGTTGGCTCCATTTTTAGATGGACCCGGAAAATTAGACATATAATCCATCATATTTAAATATAATTACAATAAATATTTAACTTTGTTTAATAAAGTTAAAAGTAAAAGTATAAAAGTATAAATATATTATAATTATAATTAATATTATACAATGAGATATATTATTTTATTTTTATTTAATTTAATGTCAACAAGTGGATTTTTGTATCAAAAATCGATTAATAGCAACAATAACAAAAAGGTTTATTATGGAAGAAAAAAAAATATCAACGAATATGATTATAAATACGATGACGAAGATATCCAGGATATGGAACACGTACAAGATTTTTATAACGAAAATAAAATAGTAAAATTTAAAGAAATATATAAATCAAAAACTAAGAAACAAAAACAATATTATAAAGATATAAATAATCAAAATATCAGCGTTGTAATCGCGTGTGGACCTGCAGGAACAGGCAAAACACTATTACCCACACAACATATTGCAAAATTATTAAAAACAACGGATACAAAAATTGTTTTAACCCGACCCCTAATAAGTGTTGATGAGGAGTTAGGTTATTTGCCTGGAAATATAAATAAAAAAATGGATCCGTGGATAATACCTATATTTGATGTGTTGAGAGAGTTCTTTCCACAAAAAACGATAAATGAATACATATCGAGCAAACAAATAGAAATAGTTCCATTGGCGTTTATGCGCGGAAGAACATTTAAAAACACTTTTATAATTGGGGACGAATTACAAAACACAAGCAACAAACAAATGTTAATGTTGTTAACAAGATTAGGCGAAGAGAGTAAAATTGTGATAACCGGTGATATTAGTCAGTCTGATAATAATGAAAATGGTTTATTGGATTTGTTAAATAGGATTCAATACAAAGGCTATGATGAAGAACGGTTAAATAAAAAATCAATATCATTGGTTAAATTTTCTAAAGAGGACATACAGAGGAGCAAGATCGTCGATACAATTTTAGATATATACGAGGATTAGTATTAAAATTTGATTTATCCTAAAATTGATTCACAATATTAGGATATATTATACTTCATAAAATAAACATGAATACAGTTAAACTTATGAATACCATGAACCTTATGATGATGCAGGAATTTGTTGTTATGGATCTAAAAAACCCAAATTACTACATTAATAATAAGAATTTTAATACTCTAAATAAGAAGTTCCGCTCATACAATAATCATTATCACAACCGAAATAAGGCTCTAACCAATAGTAATAATAATAAATTTGTTCCAAATTATAATAAAAATTTTCAAAAACGTAATAATTATTGGTAGAATTGTAGAATTGTAGAATTGTAGAATTGTAGTATTGTAGTATTTTTTTATTGAAATAAATTTTTTATTTAAATCTTTCTGTTATATTTGTTATAAATTGATACTGGTTTATAACAAATATAGATAAGTAATTGAATATATTATAGTTACGATGAATAAAGTTTTGAGAAAAAGTATTCCATATATAGTAAATAAATCACCAATACAAGTTGAGGTAACTGAAATACCAAAAGTAAAATTTTTTAGAATAATTTACAATATAGTTGAAATATCACCACCTTATTGTGTGATATGTAATAAATTTTTAACAAATTTTACTTGTGATAATTTAATACGTCCCAAAAATTGTCCATTAAATAATAAATAATCTACTAATCTTCTAATCGATTAATCTACTTGTTCCATGGTTGATTCCTCTTCGTCTTCGCTCTCATCAAGTTCTACATCTACACCAACTTCTTTTTTTTCATCATCTTTATTTACAATTTCTTCGTCGTCGCTATCATCGTCGTCGATAGATAAACCCAATTGTATCATTTTATTAAATTTACTCGCAAACGCCGAAGGATCTTCGATAGTAAAACCAGACGTGAGAAGTGAAATATCATATAAAAGGTGGGTAATATTTCCAATAATTGGATCGTCCTTATTCTTTTTATACTTCATATTAAGTTCGTTGATGATTTTATTTTTTGGATTAATTTCCATCTCTTTTTGCTTCATCATATACTGCAACATATCATTGTTGTTAAGTGCTTGTGCTTTCAAAATTCGTTGCATATTAGCACTATAACCGTTGTCATCGGTCAATAGACAACACGGTGAATCAATAACACGAGTGCTAACATTAATATTTTGAATTTTATCTCCCAATACTTCTTTCATTTTTTTGGCTAATTCACCAAACTCCTCCTTTAATTTGGTTTCCTCCTCGGTATCATCGCCAAGATTAAGCGATTTGCTTGACGCACTTACCATTTTTTTATCATCATATTCGTTTAACTGTTTTGAGACATATTCGTCAATCGGATCAGTATAAAATAACACGTCGAATCCCTTGTCCTTTAGTTTCTCTAAAAACGGAGAATTCTCTACCGATTGTATGCTCTCACCACCAATGAAGTAAATGCTATCTTGGCCGTCTTTCATTTCCCCAACATAATCATCCAGCGAAATCATAGAATCACGATGTTTTAACGAGTTGTACCTTAGTAGTTTTGATAGCTTTCCGCGATTTTTTTCATCGGTATGAAGTCCCAATTTAATATTTTTATGGAATGCTTTATAGAAAGTTGTATACTCATCCGGTTTATCCTCGGATAATGATAACATCATCTCAATTGATTTCTTCACTAACTGTAAATTAATCTTGGACAACGTCTTATTTTGTTGCAATAATTCGCGCGAAACATTAAGTGGAAGGTCTTTGCAATCAACAACACCCTTGATAAATGATAACCACTCAGGAATTAATTTCTCACAATCATCCATAATAAAGACTTTCTTAACATATAACTTGACATTTGTTTTATCTTTATTTTCTCCACCATTAAACATATCAAAAGGCGCTCTTCCCGGTAAATAAATAATTGAACTAAATTCAATATTACCTTCTACGTTAAAATGTAAATGTGCTGCCTCTTCATCGTGGTCTTTTGTTATACTTTTATAAAATTCTTTATATTCTTCATCTGTTACAGTAGATTTATCGCGACACCAAATTGGTTTTTGTTTGTTTAGATGCTCCATTTCCTTTACCGTTTTAGTAATAACCTTTTTAATAGAAGCCTTTTCCGTATCTTCGTCCGTTACATCTTCAATTACTGGCTTATCATCCTCGTCGTTAACTTCCTCGTCGTTAACTTCCTCGTCGTTAGCTTCATCGTCATCAACCTCTTCTTCAACCTGTTTCACCGTCATAAGTTCAATATCATAATCTACATATTGTGAATGTTTATTAATAATATCTTTCAATGTAGTCTCATCCAAATAATCTTTTGCGTCGTCTTTCAGGTGAAGAACGAGACGAGAACCACGTTTGAGGGTTGCTTCGGCCACCGGATCAATGGTATATTCTTTACTTGCAGTTGAGCGCCAGACAAACTCATCGCCATCATGTGTTTTGGTATATACTTCAACTTGATTAGCAACTAAAAAAGCAGAATAAAAACCTACACCGAATTGACCGATTAAATTCATATCTGATTTTTCACCCTTCTCCTGCAGATATTTCGTAAAATTTTTAGTTCCTGAACGAGCAATTGTTCCAAGATTGTTAATTAAATCTTTTTCTGTCATACCGACACCGTCATCCTCAATTGTTAAAGTGTTATTATCTTTATCGGGTATAATGCGAATTTTCATATCGGTATTTTCTTTTAAAACATCTTGATTGGTTAAAGATTCGTGTCTAATTTTATCCAAAGCATCAGAAGCATTAGATACTAACTCCCTTAAAAAAATATCTTTATTGCTATAAAAACTATTTACTATCAAACCCATCAACTCGCTCATTTCTGCCTCAAACTCGTGCTTGCTCATAATATTGTATAATCCAATGTATTATTTAAATGATTTCATAATATATTATTTTTGAATATATAGTAATCGTTGTTTATTAATTATTAATTATTAATTATAATTTATAGTATTATTTTCTAAAAAATTTTTTTTTAATTTCATAATTTGTTGACTTGTTAAATTGTTTATTTTACAACCGGTCCCACTACAACATACATGTTCTATAGTCATCTTACATCTTGCCTTTCTTAAAAATTTATTACATATTTTTTTTGTTTCAAAATGAATAAAATTGCCATTAGAATTATTTATAGAATTATTTATAGAATTATTTATAGAATTATTTATAGAATTATTTATAGAATTATTTATATTTACATCAAGATATTTTCTCGTATTTAATTTTTCATTATTATTATTATTATTATTATTATTATTATTATTAATAATACATTTATTTAACTCTATAGAGACACGACATAATGGGCATTTATTATTTAATTTGCTTGAAAATAAATTATCTATACAAGTGTTACAATAACGATGTTGACATTCTAATGTGATTGAATTATTGTTAATATTTATATTTTCCAAACATATAGGACAATTTTTATTAATATCAATAGTTAAAAATGTAATCATAATAATTATCTTAATTATATTTTTTTAAATGTAAATCAATTTAAAATTAATAAAAAAATAAATTGATTTGTATTATAATATAAATTTATTATGTTAACAAATGTATATTTCGGAAGAATTTAAGATAAATATTATTGCCAATATGATAATATTATTATATAACTTGATATTATTATTGTTAAGTTATATAATTTTTAAAATTGTTATTATCGTTTTTAAAATAATTATTATGATAAAGAATTTTGTAATTAGATTTGTAAGCGAAATAAGCATATTTATTATTTTTATATATATTTATAAAGATTTGTTGTTGATATAAATAAATAAATAAATTTATTTAATTAATTAATTTATTTATTGTATTTATTAATTGTTCCTGTATTTTTATAGTTAATCCCTTTTCAATATTTTCAAAATTATCTTTATTTTTTTTTGTTAGACTATATTCAATCCAAAATACACTAACCGCATTTTCATATGTTATATTTTTATTAGATAAACAAATGATCGCATTAGCAATATTCACACTATTATCGCGAGAATTAGATTTAATATAATCAAAACCTTTTTTAAACATGATATTTTGATCTTCTTCGGTGATATTCATTATAAAACCTTGCTCTATTATAAATACTCGTGCATCATTAGTATTTTTATCAATTTTATATTTAATTACATATTTAATCTAAAAATTGAACGACAAATATTGTATATTATTCATTATAATTTAATAACTTTTATAACTTTTTAAAATGGATGAGTGCACCAGACTTAATTTTTGTTTGCCGAATGAAATACTAAATAAAATAGCGAAATATTCCCTACCAATTTATAGAAAGCCAAGTCATGGTATCATCATGACAAGGCAGTATAATATAATTAAACTACAAACCATAAAAAAAATAGATAATATTGTTAGGAATTTTTGTATTAACGATAATATAAAGCAAAATAATAATAATAAAGTTATTGGAAATGTTCCAAATTATGATATAAAGTTTCTGGATAATTTGCAATTGGGTGAGTTATTTAATAATCCACTCCAAGATACAAAATATTTTCGTATAATAGCATCTCATCTCACACAAGATAAATTGCGTTCTATCTTAACAAATGTAAAGCAGTATATGTTAAAAAATAATAAATATAAGAAAACACGTCTAAAAAATTTATTCTTACAAAAAAAAAATATTTACATTAAAAAAAATAATGTAAAAACAATTTCTTCAATATTGAAAATAACTAAAAAACATTGCGATAAAACAAGTAAACCGCGATTAATAGTTTATGAGAGGGAGAACGATGGAACATTACATTTGGTAAGAAATATCGCATTTCTCTTAAATAACATAACGTTTTTCGAACAAGGCGAGGAGTCGCAAGAAAATAAAATACAATATTTATTTAAATGTTATGCGACGTTAATGAATGATAATTTTAATAGATTTGGGACCAAAACATCATCAACGCAACGAGGAGGTCTATTAAGAACGCTTTGGCCTATTTACAACCGTCGGAAATATTTAAATAAATTACATAAATGTCAAATAAAAAAAACTATCGGTAAATCTAATAAATTAGTTAAAGTTCGCTAACTCTATCATCAATTATAGTCTCTATTACTTTATTAATATTAGTATTATTTTTTTCATTAATAAAATTAGTAAAATTAAAATTTGCTATTACATCACTATCATGCAAATCTTTAAAAATAAGTAAAGTGGTTAAAATAAAAACCACAATAATTAGAAAGTTAGTTATGTAAGTTTCCTTATTTATTTTATGATTTAATTCATAATTTTCTTTTTTAGTCTCAATAAATTTGTTATCATAGTTTTCAAATTCATCCACTATCAAATCTTTTATTTCGGTTAACGTATTGTTAAAATTATCGATCTCTTCTTTATATGAACTCATTTTTTCATCAATTGTATTAATATATTTTGCATGCGTGATTAGTGTATTATTTTGATCATTTGATTTACAACTTATTTGATTCATAGTATAATTAAAATTATTAATCCATTCATTAATTTCATTTTTTTCGTATTCATTAATTTCTTTTTCTTGAAGATCAATACCAGTTTTAATATTATTGTTATTGTTATTATCGTTATTGTTATTATCGTTATTGTGATACATTATGCTTTTGATTTTTTGAGTAAAAAGTAAAAATAAATCTGCTTCAATTTATAGATGTATTATTTTATTCATAGTATCAATACGTTCAAGGGTTTTATCTATATTTGACTTATTAATACCATTGAATAAATAATCTGTTTCGGGTTTAATTTCATTTTTTTTTATTTGTGTGATACAACATTAATTTTTTTTGTAATATTATCGATTTTATCTTTATCGTTCAAAATATTAATATTTAAATCGTATTTTTCAGTTAACAAAGATATTGCGAAATAAATAACGAATCTTCTTTTTTTTTTCACGCCCGTTGTGTATTTAATAACAAATATATCCAACAATGCTTCGCTTATTCGTTTAATTATTTTATTGTTTCTTTTTTCGATTTCATTAAAAATTACATCCCATATTAACCATATTGGTTCTTTTTGAAATTTTTCGTTAACATTATATTCTCTCCGATCACAAATGCATGTTTCCTTTTTATTTTTACATATTATTTCATAATCTAACAACCACTCTAACCAATAAGATGCCAGAACTGCGTTTTTAGAATCACTGCTAATATGATAGGCAAATTCATTTATAGATATAAGCAGTTCTTTTGGATCCTCTTTTCTAAATACTTTTCCAGTATAATTTATGTTGGGTGCTTTAAGTTTTGACGCGATATTGGTCATATCATAGTCCTCGCCTTTTTTTATTTTTATTGGTTCAAACGCATGTTTTTTTCTCGATAAGCATAGAACGGTAATAATTTCGGCAAATATTTGCCTTACTTTATTATTATTACGCATACTAAGTTCATTATCAATATAGCCGTTAACAAGTATATTTTTGAAATTATCAAACCTGTTAGAAATATAAATAGGTAATTTAGGATTACCAAGATGTATATATTTTGAAATATATAAAATTATTATTTCCCAAAGCTCGATGTAATGACCTGCACAAATAAATTCGGCGCTCCAGTAACACGATTCTTCTAAGCGGGATTTTTGAATACAATTAATTAATTCTTTTTTAACTTTAGATTTTTCATATTTAGAAAATGTAATTTTACTAAATTCTTTAGGATTTCGTTTATCATTAATTTCGGTCATATATTATTTTTCAGACAAAAAATATAACATTAATACATATATACATATATGGGAAATCAAAGAATATCTTTAACAAAAATTATAAAGAAATTAACTTGGTGTGAGAAAACCTTTTATTTTTTTTTACTGTTAATTGCTTTTATGATTACATTAAATTATGCTAAAAATTATCACGGAATCAAAGAGAATTTTGAGAAAAGAGGCGAATTAGTAGTTAAAAAAGGTAATAATGTTTATGACGATTTTTATGCAGACATATATGATAAATTGGTTTTCTCTCAACAAAAAAATGAATTTGAATTAGGAACTATGAAAAAAATAACAAAATTATCAAAAACCAGTAATATATTAGATATAGGAAGTGGTACCGGGCACCACGTTGCCGAATTCACAGGCAAAGGGTTTAAAGCCCAGGGTATAGACATCTCTCCCTCAATGGTTAAAATATCTAAAGATAAATACCCGGGAAGCAAATATGTAGTCGGCGACGCTTTAAATGGCATGACATTCCCACAACAATCATTTACACATTTAACTTGCTTATACTTTACGGTTTATTATATTAAAAATAAACGTCTATTTTTTGAGAATTGTTATAACTGGTTAGCGCCTGGTGGTTATTTACTTTTACATTTAGTTGATCGCGACAATTTTGATCCGATATTACCTGCTGGCGATCCATTGACAATTATTTCCGCACAAAAGTATGCTAAAAAACGTATAACATCGTCCGCCGTTAAGTTTAAAGGTTATGATTATCGCGCTAATTTTGATTATCAGCCTAAAAAAGATTTAGCATTAATGAACGAAGAATTTAAGAATAGTAAAACCGGAGACATACGAAAAAACGAGCATGTATTATATATGCCTACTCAAAAATATATTCTTTCTCTCGCAAAAGATATCGGTTTTATTTTACACAGTAAAAATAGCATGGTAAAATGTCAATACGATAAACAGTATATATACATACTTCAAAAACCAAATTGATAGGTTAAATATATTATGTAAAAATATTATCACATAATAAATGTTTTACATCATATTTGGTATTTTATTCTTATGCTTAATCTTAAGAGGTATATTTAAGATTAAATTTCATTTTTGGAGCGTCCAACCGGTATTTCATATTTATGATTTACACCATTGGTTTAATCCGTATAAAGTAATTGAAACAGATTTACCTACAGTTAATAAATATGTTAATATAATTGATATACGAACATATTCAATAAATGAAATAAGCGAATTGGATACAACAAAATTTTGTAATTTTTTGAAAAGCAATTATTTAAGAAACAAAAGGTCAGAGTATCTTCCAGACGAGAGACATATTATGGAATATCTAAAGTCCACAAATAAATCATCTTTTATTAGTATATACAGAAAACCCAAAATATTATATACTGGTAGTAAAAATATAAATAATATAATTATTAACGATAATGAAATATGTAGTGTAATTTCTGCTAAAGTATTGAACATTACTTTTAAAAATAAAAAGACATTTCCATTGTATTATATCGATAATTTATGTGTTAATCCAGATATGAGGAAACAAGGTATTGCACCAAAATCAATTCAAACATTATATTATAATATACGTCGTAAAACTGAAGAAATCAATACATATTTATTTAAGCGCGAAGGAGAGATGAATGTGATTGTTCCACTAACTACATATGATTCTAAATGTTACGATGTTGATAAATTGCCGATTCTTAATTTTCTGCATGCGTCAATGAAAGTAATTGAAATAAATAAACAAAATATTAATTTATTTATGAATTTTTTAACAGAGAAAAAAGAACTACTTGAATGTATTATTGTTCCAGATCTAACAAATATTTTAAACATTATTAATGTTGAAAATGTTATCTTGTATGGTATAATTGAAAATAATAAATTAATCTCGGTATACGTGTATCGTGATTCTGCAACTACTTATGACGAAGGTTATTCATTGGAATTAATAAATTCTTTATCATTATGTCATGATAAACATTCGTTTCTTTGTGGTTTATCTGAATCATTAAATATGTGTGTTAAAAAAATGAATAAAAAGAAAGTGGATATTACAAAATTATTAATAGAAGAAATTGGAGATAATAAAATTTTTACTAAATATTTAGAAGAAAACTATATTAATTATTTATTTAAAAGTCCTTGTGCTTTTTTTTTATATAATTACGTTTCTTACACATATTCTTCTGATAAATGTTTTTTTTTATATTAAATTATCATACAATAGTTAATATAAAAGGTGTTATAACAGATTATCAGATTATTATCTTACATATTTTCCTGCACGGGCGAATGAATCAACTATAAATATCATGAAAACGCCAACAAATGAATACAAAATAATTTCTTCTGTAACATGACCTGTTTTTTCGTCGCGTCCTTCTTCTATCAAAAGAATTATTTTATCGAGTTTATTAACTAAATCATCTTTATTTGTAAATGACGAAGAACTCATTTGTGTGTAATATGGCACGTTTGCTTTGTAATAATCTTCGGCTTGACTACTTTTAAGTTCCTGATATGAAACGGGCGTTATAGAATTGTCAGAATCAGCATGTAATTCGTTATCGGTACTTATATTTTCGGATTCACTATCATTTCTTAAATCAATTCTCTCTGAACCAGCCGATTTAGGCATAGCGTGTGGTGTAAAATCTGCTAAACCACTATCATCGCTCGATGGTTTATTGTGTATCTCATTAATAATCGCATTTAAAGATGAATTTTGTTTAGATGTTTGTTTCTTAATGGTTTTGTTTTTAGCTAACTTTTTCTTTTCTGTTATAGAAAAGTCATTATTATTAACATTATTAATATTATTATTACTATCATTAAAATCTGAGTATGCTAAAGAAGTGCTCATGTCTACTATATGAAAATGAGATATTATTATTTTATATATTTCCTTAAATATTCTCTATTGTTAATTTATAATGAAGAAACAAATGAAATTTAAAATGGAATTACTTATTCTGCCGATTGTATTATTATTTATTTACTTTAGACCAACATTTTTGGTAAATTTTAGTTCAACGTTTTTAGGCAAAGTATTAATGTTGGGTTTAATAGTATTAGCAACACTTAAAAACAAATGGTATGGTGTTTCAGCTGCGGTGTTAAGTATTATTATTACAGAGATGGGAATGATTGAGGGCATGGACGATATGGGTGGTGATGATATGGGCGGCGACGATATGGATGATATGGATATGGATGAGAAAGCTATTATGGCGTCTATGGACGAAATGAACGGCGATGAGGGCGGCGGTGCAGATGCGGATGATATGGACGCAAGCGACGAAATGATGGATTCTGAAGATACATCCACCAACGATATGGTTTCGGATGATGCTGTTGATGAGACAGGCGGCGAGGATATGTCAGGAGATCAGGAACCGTTTTCACTTATTAATAATTTTGGTATTACAGGAGGTAATGAAAGATTATATATGGATGAAAAACTAAGAGCAAAAAGTTCGAATGATTGCTTATACTAATTTATTTTATTAATATATAATAATGCATTGTATATTAATTATTTTATTATTTCTGTTAATTACATTATCAATTGTAAGTGGTCGCAATAAGGAGCCTTTTATAGAAAGTTTGAATGTTTATAAGAATTGTAAAAAAATAATTAGAGAGAAGCGTGAAAATATTGAAACCTTTTCAAAAAATAAAGTAGACGATGTTAAATATAAAGTGAGACGATTTATAAGACAAAGTGGTTTATAATTTTCTCACTATTTAGTAATGGTATCAAAATTACCTAAAAAAGAAAGTGTCGGTGTTTTAAATTTATTAACGTCATTAAATAGCAGCAAATATATGTTTGGTTTGATGATGTTAATGTTAAATATAGGATCACGTTATATTGAACTTGGATTTACAAAAACACAAGAACAGGCGTTGCGAAGTGGGTTGGGTCGCGAATTATTAATTTTTTCCACAGTTTTTATTGGTTCAAGAGATGTGGTAACTTCAATATTGATGACAGCGGCATTTATTATTTTATCCGATTACATATTTAATGAAAATAGTCGCTTTTGTGTTCTTCCCGAAAGATTAAAAAAAATATCGGAAATAGTAGATAAAAATAATGATCTTGAAATCTCACCGCAAGAAGAGGAACGAGCACTCGAAATATTGCGAAAGGCAGATAACCAAAAAAAATATATGCATCAGGGTATTTTAAGTAGTTTCTTAGCAAACGCACAGTTTTAATAATTATTTTAGGTAAAATTGATTTATAATTAGCAAATTATTATTATGTATTAAAAACTTTTATACACAAAAATATAATGAAACGAATCATTTTTACACTCTTCTTTGTTGCCACAAATGTTGAATCGGTTAATATAGGGGCAACTTTTGGAACAAGGTGCCGTTCAATGAAAAACAGATTTAATGAAAATAAAAATTTTTATATGAATGATATTAACAGCATTTATAATTTACCTTCATATTCTAATTCTAATTCTAATTCTAATTCTACTTCCACTGCAACTTCCACTTCAAGTTCGACGTCTTATTATTCAGAAAATACTATTAAAAAAAAACTTCGAGTTAATTATAAAATAGCCAAAAAGTGTTCTAACTTATTTGTCAACAAAAAAATTAAAATGTTATATGATAACCAGAATGAAATTATTGATAAAACAATTTGTTTTGTTAGTGATAATTTAATAAATGAGTTGCTTTACCTTTTTAAAATATACCATTTAACAAATGATAATACAAATTCATTTATATATATTGTAATATATGAGTCTGTCTGGATAAGTTATAAGGTATTGTTACTTAATAGAAATAATAAAAATAATGAGGAAGGTGTCTCATACGAAGACTCGCAAATATTATTTCAACAACTAATAATAAATATTATAATATACATTACTGTAAAAAATATATTTTTAAATACGCTGGTTAAAGTTATTGGAAATTAATTATCTTTAAATAGAGCCTTAATCTCATTATTCGGGTAATGATATGCGTGGTCGGGTTGGTCATCAGAACCATCTTTAATAACATGATATTCGCCGGAGTATGTGTTTAGATCATAAATATTAAAGTTATCGTCCAAATTAAATTGTTTTGTTCTTGTTGAAAAATTAATGCTAATACTTCCCTCCTCACCACTAATAATTCTATGAAATATTCCAGCAGGCCAGACAATCATCGCAGAACCATCATAATACAGTTTATCATTTTTATAAATTTTATCCGGCGTTACAATAAAAGATGCCTTTTTTTTCTGTTTGGGACAAAATATATCAATGTATCTTGTACCTTGTAGAACCATAAGATTATCATCTTGTCCTGGATGCATATACCATGGACGCTTGCACGGCGGAACCGAATCTTCGACCGGTCCAGGCGATATACTATTTGACATGTGAATTACTTTATCGATTCCATCAATACGGGGTATATCTGACGGAACCATTTCATCAAAAATAACGCCGGATGTTCTCCTTAACATTCTTAGTGGAATGAGACGATACATTGTTATTATTATTAATACAACGTGTTTTTTAAATCACTTTGATAAATAATAAAAATTGATATAAAAATATAGCATGGTTAAACTATAACTTTGATATTATTATTTTTTTATTTTTATTTTCATTTTTGGAGTATTTATTATCCGAGCGATCCGTAGTCGTGGTTCCCGGTATGCAATAACACTATTCTTTTATCTGCGTAAATCTCTCCACCATTCTTATTTAATAGTAGAGAGAAATGATAATCTTCAGTTAAATATTTTGAATTTACAACATTACAATCAAAATAATTATAAACATTTTCATATTTTCCGTCATTTATATTATCATGTGGCAATGTAAATGTTTGAATACAGGATTCTATTTTTTTTAATCCCGCTTTCTTTAACATCATAAATCCGGTTGCTGCAAACTCTACTTTTATTAAATTTTCGTTATCTTCCTTTATTTGTATTGGTTGATATAATTGACTGCTTGAAAGTATATTAATATTTTTCCCCGATTCATGTTTGCTAACATAATACTGTTTATTTGGGTATACCCCAATAACACATTCTAAATCATGTTCAAGTAGATTCATTACATCTTGTGGTTTCCAAATTATGTCTGCGTCAATAAATAACATATGTGTAAAGTTTAATTCACTATCCATAAAATTATGTGCCAACATATTTCTTGCTCTTGTAACAATTTGATTATTAATAAACTTTACAGTATGCTTAATATTTTTTTCATTCAAAAAATTACACGTGTTAATTAGACTTTCGGTGTATTTACTTGTAACTTGGAAATTATAGCAAGGTGTAGCAATAAATAAGTGTATTTCCTCAGGTTTATCGTTAATTTCTAATTTAATATTATTCATTTTAAAAATATTCGCACTATATTTTTATATTTATTTCGTTTAATAAATATAAAAATAATTATCAATATTTATGTAAGAGTATGACTGATAATTATAATATAATTTGCGATAAACAAAATATAATATTAAAAAAAAATAAAGAAAATAAAAACTTTCTTTTGGAACTAACGCTCGTAAATAATAATATAGATATTAAAAAAATCATCAGTTTTAAAATTTATGAATTAATGTCCGAATTAAATAAAGATATTATTGAAAAAATACTTATCGAAGATACCGAAATGGAAGATAAAAAAAATATATTGTTCGTTTTTAAACATATCTGTCAAGAATTCGGAATTCCAAAAAAATATATGTATTTGGAAACAGAAATCATATCAGATGTAAATAAAGAAAACTTTAAAATAATCGGCAAATCAATCAAATATGATGATGTTATTGAAAATAGTGAGCAGGTAAATTCAGATATTTCTCTCCTCAATATTACTTTAGAAGAGGATAATAAAATGAATTTAACATATGAATTTAATATTGAGTTCGATGAAAATATACCGATATATATGGAAAATATGTTCGGGTTATTAATGAAAAAAATATTTTATAACTTAAAAATATTTATAGAAAACATTCAATAATACTATAATGACAAGCAACGGGTTTTTTATTAACAGTTTTTTTGTCTTAAAAAGTTTTGTAATATTCTTTGAATATTGGTTTTTAATTTTATTACGATTTAACAGTATTAATTGTTTTAAATATAGTATTAAAAAACTGGGAGGTTTAAATATATTTTATGTAAAAATATTTCAATCATTATCTACAAATGTTAATATATTAACAGAAGAGCAGGTTAATTTTTTAACGAACTATACGGACAATGTTCCTTACACAGATGATGATAAAGATATATCTTTTTTGGAAACAATGATGACAATTTCTAATAAAAATAATGTCTATTTTACGATAGATAATATAAATAAAAAAACTTATCTTCCAGAACCAATAAATTCTGGGATGATTGCGTTGGTTTATAGTGGCAAATTAAACCATGAAAAAATTATTATTAAAGTCATGAGAAAGGATATAGAAAACAAATTGATTTTGGCATTGGACGGGATAGAGTTTTTAATTAATACAATTAAAGTATTTCCTTTTATTAAAAAATTAAATCTGGACGTTGTTTTTGGAGAGAATAAAAAAAATTTATTGTTACAAACCAACTTTATAAATGAGAAACAAAACATGCAGTTGATGAGCAAAAACTTTAAAAATATAGATTATATAGTAATTCCCACCCCATATGAAGATTATACCGAATTAAATAAGAATATTATCGTAATGAATTATTTGGATGGTAATAAAATAAACGATTTGAAACAAGATGACAAAGATGAATATTCTATATTGATGGCGAAATTTGGAATAAAAAGTTTATTATTTGATAGGTTTGTTCACTCTGATTTACATGCAGGAAATATTTTATTTATTAAAGATAACAACAATAAATTACAATTGGGTATATTGGATTTTGGTGTTATGGAAAGTTTAAATAAGGAGGAACAGTACGCTTTTTATAAATTCTTCATAAAATTTTCAAAAATAGATAATTATAAACTTCTGGGTGATAATTTTCTTGATGATTTCTCCGAACCGAAGGATGTAATAAATAAATTATCTATATACGACAATAATACTTTGAGAGAAAAACTGGGACTTATAGCGGCAAGTATATTCAACAAAAATAAAAATATTACCGCCAAAGATATGTATGATGTTAATGCTATATTATATTCATATAACTTAAGACTGTCTAAAACATTTTGTAGAATTCAAGTGTCACAAATTATAGGAGATAGTGTAAGCAGCAATTTAAATAATAAGATATCTTATATGGAAAATATTAAAAAAGTAAGCAATATTATGTTTGCTAATGAAATAGAAAACTTAATAACATAAATTTTATTAATTAATAAATAATTTAAGAAATAAATAATTTAAGAAATAAATAATTTAAGAAATAAATAATTTAAGAAATAAATAATTTATGATAACGTAAAAGTTAACATTAATCACGATGAAAACAAAGACAATAAGACATATACTTCATTATTAAATAATAATAAATGTATTATTTGTAAAAATGAAAAACCGCATTTAATTAATTGTAATTCTTTTTATTCATGTTCTTGTAAATTATGTTATTCTTGTTTACAATTACAATTAAATAAATATTTGCAACCTTATGATATAGTTTGGCAAGGTGAAGATGATAAAGAATTTTATATTGATGACAATGATGATATTGGTGGACTATACTGGTCGTGTCCAACATGCAGCAATAAAAATGTAATTACAGAACATCAACTTATCAATTGTGCTGATATAAAAAGATCAAAAGAAATGGCATTATTATTTATAAAAAAAAATTAAAAAATTTGATAACATAAAATTTATTAATTATTAAATTGAAATATTTAATAAGTAATAACTATATTAATAAAACTATGAATTTTATATTAATTGACGGAAGCTATTATGTATTTTATCGCTATCATGCTTTATGTGTTTGGTGGAAATTGGCAAAACAGGAAGATGAAACAGACATACCGTTTGAGAATGAACGATTTATAGAAAAATATAAGGAGACATTTGTTTCTAAAATTCATGAAATAGAAAAAAAATTAAAAATAAAGGATGCTATTACCTATGTTGGAAAGGATTGCTCAAGAAAGAATATATGGCGGAATAAAAACATAGACGACTATAAGGGCGGAAGACAAAGTTGCAATCATATGAAATTATTCTTCGATATTGCTTATAATAATGATAATATTAATGGCACAGAAATGGAAACAAAAACAAATTTATTTACACAGGCAGGGTGTAAAAGAGTAATCGAAGAGAACAACGTTGAAGCAGATGATATTATAGCACTAACATCAAAACATATTTTACTAAAATATCCTGATGCTAAAATATGGATTATTACAAGTGATATGGATTATTTACAATTGGCATGTGAAAATATAACATTGATGAATCTTAAATTTAAAAAACTAACAGACAGCAAGGCTTGTTTTAATGATGCTAATAAAGATTTGTTTTGTAAAATAATAACAGGGGATAAAAGTGATAATATACCTTCTGTATTTCCGAAATGTGGAATTAAAACGGCAGAAAAATATTATAACGATAAAGAGCTATTTGAAAAAAAATTAGAAACGACACCGAATGCTAAAGAATTATATGAGAGAAATAGAATGATTATAGATTTTAATTACATTCCGAAAGAATATGTGAACAATGTTAATGAAATTATTAAAGATATTTAAAAAAAAATATTTAAAAAAAAATTTGACATTGTTATCATTTTTTGAAATTATTAATATCTAAATCTAAACCATTATTTTTTGCCGATACAGAATTTATTTTATAAGAAACTGATCTATTATTTCTTGTATTTGATGAATTATTTCTTGTATTTGATGCGCTATTTTCTAATAATTTTTTATCAATATCCGAAACACTTTGGGAAACTATGCTCATTAGGTTCTCTCCGGCTATAACCAAATTGTTATAGCCAGATTCTGTATCTTTAATTGTAGAATCTAAATTATTTAATTTTGATTCTGATTCGGTAAGTGATGTTTTAATTTCGTCAATTTCATTTTGTATATCTGTTAGTTGACTTGTTAATGAAGCAATTTTATTAGTTTGGACATCTCTCTCATTGCTTATATCAATTCTATCTTTTTTTAAAATTTCAATGACATTTTTTAAATTCTCCATTATAAATAATAATAGGAATTTTACATATAATTTAAACGATTTATATATAATATCTAATTAAATATTACATATTAAATATTAGATGATATCGTTAGATATTGATAATGAAGACCATATTATAACTATTAAAAATCCTCTTGTAGATGATAACAACATTATAAATAAGGAAATTTGTAATGATAAATATACAGTGGAAATTTATGAAACGGAAGATGAAAAAAATTGTGTGATATGTTTAGAAATTTATGATAATAAAAAAAATCCATGTATTTTACATTCAAAATTATTAAATGCTGAATGTGATTGCAAATATTATATACATAAAACATGTTTTGCTAAATGGTTAAAAAATCGTCCCACAAACGAAATGAATTGTTTAATATGCTCGAGTAAAGCAAAACCATTATTAACATATGAACAACTTTGTGACGAATTAGTAAGAAAACCGTGTTGTAAGCAAACGGTTAGTTGTATTTATAAAATGGTTGTTTGGTTTTGTTTATTAACAGTATGTTGGTTATTTTTGGGAATTTTGGAAGAGCGTTATTCTATTAATAATTAATAAAAATACTATTTTAATATTTTAATATTTTAATATTTTAATATTTTAATTTTGTTTGTTCAACCATGCCATTATAATCTTTATCACTAATGTTAAAAGCAGATCCGCGTATTTTTCCATTCCGGTTTAATTCAAGTTCTTCGTCTACAAATCGTATGTCAAGCGTTCGCTGGTGCGTGTAAAGTCCGGCATCTTGCATTGGCAAAACCCACGCAACATCATCGCTTTCATTATGATGCGAGTGCCACCATCCAGGCGGTGTTATAAATACGCCTCCGGGTGTCCAATTACACCTAATAGGATTTATAATATTACCGTCGGTGTCTACTTCTTTTCCCATAAGCGTATACACATTCGGATTTCCAGATACTGCAAGATCTAACGCAACGCTGTTGTGTCGATGTGCGCGCTGTGTGTTTTTGGGTGGTATAGAATTCAATAGACTCCATAAAACATGTGTCAATGTTTTTGTTTGTTCACATGCCTTATTTCCCAATAGAACGCCGAGACGATTTCTTTCACCTTCCACGTGTGAGTGTTTAATAGTTTCTATTTCAGAAATCATACTTTCACGCTTAAATAACGTTGGTTCAAACTTCGCTTTTGTTGGAGAAACACCGAGATATTCCATAAGAGGTTCATCATGAACCCAATATAGCGCTGCGCCACCAAAATTATCGGCACTAATACACGTGTGTTCAATAACTCCTTTGGTAACAGGAACTACAAACAAATCTCCAATTTCCCATGATATTTCACCGTGTTCTGATTTTGTCAATCCGTTTCCTCTAATAACATAAAATGCTTGAGAAGTAGCGTTTGCCGTTGTTTTTATGGTATCGCCTATACAAATTCGCACGAACGAAGCCATAAGATTAGGAGATGTACAATTATAATTAATATCAAGCTCTTTATTGACTTCAAACCCTATAATACGAGTATCTCCATTTTCATGGAGTGTTGGTGGATGTTCGAGAACAGGAATATGTTCCATTTTTGGATTTGCTGCAGAACCATATTCGTATATAGTTGCTTCACCAGACCATTTAATTTCTTCTTCTGAAAGCATTTACTATGATAAATGTTATATTATCTCTATATTTTTTTCTCATTTTAATAAAGAAGATTAATAAATAATAAATAAATTATTGAAGACTTTATATATTATTGAATATGTTATATATGATCTCTAATAATTAAATTAAATATAATTTTATTTATAAAAAATCATATATTTCATAACTAACAGGAATAATTGATAAGCAATGTGTTATATCCTGACATTTTTTATAAATAAAATTATTTATTTATATCTGATTAATAAATTCTATATTTTTGTTTTTTTTCATTGTGATGTTTCTTATGAACAATTAATCATTCATTATTTTATTGATAATATCATTTCTTACATTATTCCAATAATTTGGTCCTTCTTTTCCACCATTATAAGTAAGTTGTTCGTTATGCAATCTGTAATATAGTAAAGGTTCATTTATATTGTGAATTTTTTTATATTTATTTAATACTCTTAAAATTAGTTCAAAATCTTCACACATAGAATGTAGTTTGTTATTATAATTACCTATTTCTATTATCTTGGATTTTCTGAAACAAAAAGTAGGATGATTCATTAACCAATGTTTTTTATTTTTTTTAAATTCATCTAAAGTTAAATTTTTATGATTAGTAGCACCTTTATTTATTATTTTATTATTTTCTTTTATAAACATTATTATTTGAGACCCCAGCAATACACATTCTTTATTAGAATTCATGTAATTAAATTGTTTAATAATTCTATCTGGGAACATAATATCATCGCTATCCATTCTTAAAATAATTTCATTATTGCTCAAATTAACACCCCTATTTAATGAATATCCTAATCCCTTATTTACATCATTCTCACTATAAACGATTTTAATAAATCTTGTTGTATTTTCAAAATCATCTAACATTTGTTTTAAAATTTTAGTGTGTATTTCATCCGAACCATCATTAATCCAAATAATTTCAAAAAATATGTGTCCATTTTGATTTATAATAGAATTAAGACAATCTTTGATGTAAGCAGCTTTTGTATTTAAACTGGATATTAGAATACTTACTTTATCGCTCGGTTCTTTAAAGTGCGAAGGTAATTTAATAAGATCCATCAAATGATAATTTTGTTTTGTAGAACCCCATTCTTGATATGCATATACTTTACCATGTCCAAAATAGTTAGTACCACTTGGATGTACTGGTAAAAAGTAATAACTTGGTAAGATACTAAAATTATCATATTTATTTTTGTTTAAAAATTTAGTTAATAATAATGGACCTGTATTTTTCCATGCTCTATTATTAGTATCTTTATATGATACTTTATTATTATAAATGTGAGTAATCATATCTCTACAAAGTTGATGTTCTTTTGGGAATCCCATATTTCCATTAGCAACCAGTCCGGCTCTTGTTTGTTCATTTTCATATGTTGCAAATGCTTTATATTTTTCAAGTAAAATATGAATTGGTTCTATACAAATAGAATCTGCGTCAATGTAAACACCGCCATAGTTATATAATATTTCAACTCTCATTATATCTGCTTTTCCACACCATTCTTCTATTTCATTAATTCTTTTTTGACATCTAAATACCATGTTTCTTTTCTTAAATTCATCTTCGTTCCATAAAATATATTCAAAATCAGGATGTTTATCTTTCCATGTTATCATCATATTGGTGGGTTGAGGATTTGGACCTATCCATATTTGATGAATAATTTTTGGAATAGTCATTAGTATAATTAAATTAATAATATAATTAACTTTTATATTATTATAACATTAATATAATCTATATTATTTTTTTTTAATATTGATAATCTATGTACACCATCACACAATTGAAAGTTTTTATTAATTATTATTAATCTTTTTTCTTCTAAGTTATAAGTATTTGGATTAAAATTTTCAATTAATTAATTTTTGATATTATATCAGAATAAAAACTATTATTAATTGTAATACTATTTTGTAATAGTTCTTGATTTAAAGTTTGAATTTGATTTAACCTGTTGTTATTTTCATTTAATTCCATATTATTTTCATATTTTACATAATCAAACTTTGTACAATTGAACTTTTCACTAAAACTATTATATAATATGCATTTTTTGTTTAATAAAGCTGAAAAATATAAAGCATGATATGTGTTTGTAATAATTATATTACTTTCTCCAATAAATTTTATCATGTCATCTATATTAAGTTCATTATTTATTTTATCATATTTTTCTTTCAATATAATTTTATTATGATGGTGTTCGATAACACCAATATTCCTTTGGATTTTATATTCATATTTTAATTGTGGTAAATTACAAGAAGAACATGGAAGATATCTTGTATTACTTTGATATGATTGTTTATAATCTCTTATTCCTAATAATTTAAATTTAGATAAATTGATTTTTGTTTTAATATGTGTATTATGATGCTTATTAAATCCTATTCCCCAACCAAACACATTTTCAGATAATTCTAATAATTTATTAATATTTTTATTCCATGTTTCAAGACAATTTAACAGTCCGCCACCACTTAATATGATTAGATCATTTTTCTTTATTGATGCAAAATCAGGCGAACCTATGTCATGTTTTACAATTTCATAACCTTCAAATGAGTAATATTCTGAACAATTAGAAACCATGTCTCCGGTATTTGTTTTATCTATTCTATGAATTATATGGAGTTTTGGCAAATAAGAAACTAAATAATAAGTATCGTTAAAATCACTTACAATATTAACTGTATTGCCTATTTTAAACCTCATTTTCATATGTTCTTCTAATTCACTTGAATGTTTTGTTGATTTTTTTAAAAATGTATCACTACTACATATTAATTCCTTCACGTTTTTTTTTTTAAAATGTGATTTATTTGCATAATATAAATTATTATTATTATTAGTAGTAGTAGTAAGTAGATCTACTGGTGTTTTTACATCTAATTCAACTACTGATATACCGCTTTTCATATCAGATATACCATAACTTAATATTATTTTAAGTTTTAAATAACGCTCAATATATAATTGTTTATCTATTATCATTCCCATTATAAAAATAAATTTATTAGATATTTTCTTTTCATCAAATAATATTTCTTTAATACAATTATTTGGAATATTAATTTGTGTATCATTAACCATAATTTCTTTATTATCGTATATTTGATAATAATACTTATACATAACACCGTTGCTGTGGTATCTTTCATGTACCATAGTAATCCACATATTATTTGATAACTCTATGAAAGGCGTAGAACCTCTATAAAATTTTGATTTAAAACTATTATTAATTATTAAATTATTTGTGAATAATACTTTACCTGATTCAATATTTTGGATAGTTAGTTTGGGATTATTGCTGGAAGGAGGAGTTACGTCAATAAAACCACATATGTTATCTAAAGGATTAATATTTTGGATAGGAATAATATTTTTTGTTGAAATATGTGTTATTGGGTCTTCATTTGTGCTTGTTTTCGTAAATGACACTTCAATTCCATTTAATTTCATTAAATTAGGCATTAATTTATTTTTACTTTTATGGGGAGTTACTAATTTAGAAATTTCATTATCTCTTATATAAAATTCTACATTATCTATTTTACAATTATCATTTTCTAATATAAATTTTTTATAATCATTATTTATTTTAGACGGAAAACAACCTCCATCTATTTCATGAAAATGGTATAATTTATTCGAATTTTTATATAAATTATTATTTATCCTTTTTTCTAATAATGATGCTCTAACATAATAATCAGCTATACCTTTTGTATTTGATATAGGTGCCAGTCGTGAATAACCGATAACCCCGATATTATTTTTCACTTTAAATATACGTAAATCTGCACATTTAGGTCCCTTATCATTTTGTAATAAATGAGGTTTAATAATCCAAAATTTTTGATAGTCAACTAAATCTTCATCTTTAAAAAAAAGATTTAACATTTCATAAGATATTAAACCTATAAACGACATAGTTCCCATTCTATTATTGTAAGATGCTACATAAAATATAATAAGAACTGATTCTTTATTATAAGATTTATTTGTAATTTTTAATGTTTCTTCTTTATTTAATTTTATTATTGAACAATTGTAATTTTTATATGGAAAAATTCCCAATTGTGTATTCTCAAATAATTTTCTATATAAATATATTTATATATATATATATATATATATATATATATATATACTGAAATATAATATATATATTATTCATTTATAATAATCCTAATCTTTTTTCATAATATTTATTATTATTTTTAAATCTTATGTCTTTATATTTAATATATGTTTCCATATCACATACACTTTCAAGATCAATAATATAGTATTTATCCTTATATTCCATTACATTCGATTGATAGTTGGTATTAATAGTTAAATCCGTAAAAACTAAGTTAGTTAATTTGAATTGATTTACTAGTCTATCAACCAAATCATAAAATTTTCTTTGATCATATTTTTTTATATCATTTAGTTTAAGTGCAGAGTAACCAATGTATTCACCATTTATTTTATCATAAATAAAATTATTAATTAAAGCAATTGTATTATAAAAATTGTTTTCTATTGCTTGAGTAAAAAATTTATTATATTTCGTTTGTGATAGAAAAATATATAAACAAGTATCATGAAAATTAATTAATTTATAAATTTGGTTATTATTTTCATAAATTATTCTGTAATGTGAGTAATTTTTAACTGTTTCAAATATAATTTTATCATCCTTTATTGATTTCTGATTAGATTTAATCATATTTATTTTTTTACTTTTACAATATTTATTTACTATATTTGAAGGTAAATCAGTTAGATATATATTTGTATATTCCAATAAAAGCTTACTCATATAAAAGTTACAATAAATATCATTATCGGTTGATTTATAAACTTCTCCTCCTTTTATTGTTGGTATTTTTATCATATTCGGTGATTTAATTCTTAATCTACCATCCGTTATAAGCAAATTATCACATATATTTAGTGTATGTGTTCCTGTTAACTCAGGAAACCAGTCCGGATTTATAACTTTAATTAAAGTTTCAGAATACTTAGTTTCAGAAAAATTATCTATTTTATTAATACCAATAGCATAACCATATGTGGGCTTACAGATTTGACATGGCCTATACATTTCACCATTGAATTTAAATATATTTCCGGCATTTCTGGCATATTTTGTAGAAGTATTATTTATAGAATGTTCTTTAAAATTTTCAAACAAATCTGTAGAGTAAAATATTTTTAAACAATCTCCTTCCTTGTTACAAGTAAATATATAAATAATTTTATCCTTTATAAATATCGAAACATCCGGGGCATATATATCTTTTTTAATACTTTTAACATATTCCCATTTTTTTGGAAAGTCACTACATCTATATAACATTATTTGTTTTTGTGCACCTGTTTCAGGAATCATGTATATACTATTTTTGTAACTAAAAATACACGGAAATGATAAATGAAACTTTAAATCTAAACACTTTTCAATTCTTGTAAAATTATAGTTTTCATCTAATTTTGAACAGTATATTGTTCCGTAATTATAGTCCCAGCTTTCGAAAAACGCATAGTAATCTTTATTATATTTAAATAAAAATGGATCCGCAATAAAAGTATTTGATTCTGGGAATATTATTTGTAAATTATCAAAATTTGTTATTTCATCCAGAGTTTTTAAATTATTAATGTCTTTTATTCCTAAAAAATATTTAGTTATGCTCATATATATATATTATACTTTATATAAGTATATATATAAAGTATAATGAAAACTCCTTTTTTTGTTAGTTGTCAATATAATAATTTTAATGAATATATTCAAAAATTATCTTCAAAATCAAGACAAGATTATAAAAAAAACTTAGAACTATGTAAAAATTATGAATTTAAAGAACTTTCACCAGAAATAGCATTAAAATATAAGGTTGATTTTGAAAAAATGTGGCAAAAAGTTAAAAAAGTTCCGCCATTTTGTCAATCAATTTTAAAAAATACACACTTTTTCTCTTGTTATGAAAATGATAAAATTATCGGATTACAATTAGTTGAATATAATGATAATTACATTTATTGTCATATGCCTATGTATGATAAAATAATAAATCCAAATGTTTCAAAATATATGTGGTGGCAGCTAATAAAACACGTTATTAATTTGAAAATTTATATGGGAATTGATATGGGAGGAACTTGTGGAAAAAATTTTAAACATAAGTGTGGTGGAAACTTATGTAACCCTAATTTTAAATATATTATACAACATAAAGATGAAGTTAAAAAATATGAATATAAATTTAAATTTTTAACAAAAGATGAAAAAAATATAGATACTTGTAGAAATTATATAATTGAAGGAAATAAAATAATTGAAATAAAATAATTATTTAAAAATTTTTAACATAAATTGTTAAACCGCTATCACTATTATCTCCCTTACTGATAATATAATTATCAGGGACTTTAACTCTTTTATATCCATAAATATTCCCTCCATGACTTTTATTATTTGTATCGTGAGCAGTAATAATATTAACTTTATTAAATAAACAGTTTACTATATCACCTCTAAAATGAACTCCTGCGTCTATAAATCCAAGGTCATAATTTTCTGATACAAATAATTTATTAATAATTATATTTAATTCTTCTAAATATGCTTTGCTTTTGGGATTAGACCCTCTTGGTAATGTTTTCCCTACTATGTCTTTTTCTGCTTCAATGAAACTATTAGTTAATTCAATTATTATTGGATTCCAATTTTCATAATCTTTATACATTATTTTACACTTATTAACCCACTCTACAGATGATATCTTTAGAGTTTCTGCTAAATTAGTATCTTTTGTGCAGAATTCTACTGATGTTACTTTATTACAATTATCTAAAAACAGTTTTGTTCCAAATCCACAACCAAATTCTATAATGTTTTTACACTTATATTTTTTTATAAGTTCTAAATTATCATGTTCATGATCGCACCAATCATGTTTAGACCAAATACTTCCTCTTTTAACCATTATATATATATCATATATTTTATTCTTATATATCATATATTTTATTCTTATATATCATATATTTTATTCTTATATATCATATATTTTATTCTTATATATTTTTTTATTCTTCTATATATTTTTTTATTTTTCTATATTTTAAAACAGATTCACATAATTTAACATCATTTTTTGCTTTTTCTGTTGTTTGTAGTTTTTTAAACTCTAATAGTTTTTCCAAGGTGCAAAATTTTATGTTTTTATACCAAAAATAATTATTGGGATTATAAACCAATTCATTAATATCTATATTGCTATTTACTGATTTAACTACATAGTTATGACTACTAATTTCTGGTTCTGGTATCTGCTTTGCTATTTTAAATGCTTGATTATGTAAATAATCTATATCTCTGGACTGTCTTAACCCAAATTGACTTAGAATTGAACTATTATTTAAACAGAAATTTTCAATATTACCCCATTTGTTATTATTGATAAATTTAACATATCTCTTGTATTTATCATCAAATGAATTACATTTATAGTTGATATCGCAATTATTTATTGCAAAAATACTATTTTTATTAAAGAATATTCTACTTAATTCAATTGTTTCGTAGTGCTCATCATTTACATGATGACTGTAATTCCTATTGTTTAATCCTTTTACTTCCTTTACACAATTATTTTTTGCCAATACTTCTCTACATTCTCTCTTTGCTTTTGTGGTAACATATAAATTATTTAATCCTCCTTTTTTTTCAATATTATTAATGTGATTTCTATTATTATTAAATATTTCTACAAGATATTTTCTTTTCATATCATTACTTATTTCAGTAATATTTTTTGCTTTAAAAACATAAATAGTTAATGGATTGATATATCTATGTGGTTCAGCAAACCATAACTTTTCACCCCAAGGATGTGTTTTTTTGTCACTTATAAAATGAAGAATATTTTTAAAGCCATTATTTTCTAACGCAATTTCTTTTTTAAACATAATATTTCCATACTTATTGTAAACATTTGAAATTATTTCTTCATGATCATATGTTACCGGCCATACAATTAATAAAAAAATATTATTATTATTAATACAATACTCTTGTAACATATAATCTAAGTAACATTCCTCTAGTTTATTTTGTAAATTAAAAAAACTTAAGTTATCTGTAAAATTATTTGTTACCATTTCTACAGATTTATATAAATTATCACCAAAATTAATATTATATTTCTCAAATCTTGTTTTTATATGATCGCAAATTTTAAATATATAATTATTATTTCTTTTTAAATTGTATGTATTACTAAATTTACTTAATATATTGTCAATATTATCCAGATTACACAAATGACCAATAAACCACCTTTTATCTTTACCTTCATTGCATTGATTAATACCAGTATTTTTTGAGTTCTTAACACAACAATAATCATGTTTTTCTAATGTATGCTTTGCAACTTCCCAGAACTCTTCTTTTGTAATCATATCATCATAATTTACCTTTCCAGTTATTCGTAAATCGTACGGTGGAAACATTGGTCCTTTACGATTAGCATTCCCAAATTGTGCTTGACTACCAAATGCTGGATGTAAAAGTACATGATGTTGTGGTAATAAATTAATATTACATTGATTAATAATATTAGTATTATTTCTAATAATTTCTGTAGGGATTTTTTGCCCCCAATCAGAAGATCTATATTTTGTAATATTTTCCATCCATTCAAGAAGAAATTTATTTCCTTTTTCCCAATTAATCATAGGATCATTTTGTATATGAAATCCGAAATCTTTATATTTATTTGATACTAACGAACCATCGACTAGATTAAATTTAGAACCAAAATAATGTGCTTCTTTTTTATTATTTTCCCATAAAAAAGTGCCTATAATATTTTTATCGTTTGGAAATTCTCGAACAGCTACATCATCAATATCTAACCATGTTCCGCCATTTTTATATAGTAAAACTAATCTAATTATATCTGATAATTCCGGTTTTGAAAGATTGTCGGGAATTTTATAATCAACAAGAGGAGTGTCTGAAAATAATTCCTCAAATTTGTTTAGATATATTATTGTTAATCCATCTATATTAATTAGTCCCTCTGGAATTATCTCTTCTTTTGTATACAAAAATACATTCGCATTCTTATGAAAAAATAGTAGCGATTTTGCCCAAAGTCTTATCTGGGTTAATTGAATATTGCTAACCTTTTCATCTGAATCCCAAAACCCATAAAAATTTCTTAAAACATTAATATCTCTATTTATACAATTTTGTAAACTTATCAAATAATAATTATCATTAAAATCACTCACACTATTAACTTTATCGTCTATGGTAAATTTTATTTTCATATTTTCTTTTAATTCACTTGAATGTTTTAGTGATTTTTTCAAAAATGTATCACTACTACATATTAATTCCCCTTCTTTTTTTTTAAAATGTTGTTTATGTGCGAAATAATAGTTACTATCACTCATAATATAATTATCAATTAAATTCAATAACATTTTTCCATACATTGTGTGTGAATTTTCATAAGCCCAAGACCAATCATTGATATTTTTCATATATTTTAAGGAATTGCTTTCCCATAAATGTAAGGATATAAGATTTTTGGGAATTTCCTTATTATATACAAATATTTTTTGAGTTTCAATATAGTTAGGTAAAAAAAAGACATCTGGATTTCTCAAACTTAATAAATTAGGATATTCTTTTGATAATATTTCAGGTAATACAATAGATGCTTCCCTCCATCCATCTGGATTGAAATGACTGTCATATTTATCCAACCATAATTTAAAAAAATTTGATTTAGTTTCAGTAAACATTATTGCATTGCATATCCCAGAAGGAACTTCTTTTCCTAATACTACATTTTCTTCTAATAAATGTTTCCAAGGTTTAACACATATTGTATCTATATCTAAATATACACCACCATTATTATATAAAACATTCATTCTTACCCAATCTGCTTTATGAGCAGTTTTTTTTATTTCTTTATTCCCAATATGTGTAGGTATATCTATTTTCATTAATTTTATATTTGGAATTTGTTTTAATTTATCATACCATATTCCATATGGTTCATAATGATAATAAAAATATATTGTATGAGGTTTATTAATTAAATAAGCAGAATAAACCGCAATATAATAACTAAACAAAAATTCTTCTGACTGCTCTTTCATTCCAAAAACAAAATGACAAATATTATTAATCATTTTAATTATAATATATTATATATTTAAGTAAATTCTTTATTTTAAAAAAATAATTTGAATTATGAATAACGGTATAATTTTTAAAGTTCCAAACTGACTACATTTTTATCGCTCTTTTGACGGCGTTTGCTTCTTGATGGTTGTTTTGCGTTTGATATTTCTTTTAATTCTTGAATACTTATTGTGCTGCTATCTTTTTCTTGTGTAGGAGCACTTATATCAATTGTTTTGGTTTTTAGACCAGATAATAGGTCGGATATATCGCTTGGTCCGTTCATTTCGGGGCGTTGTGCTTGGGTGCTTCTGATAGGACGCGATCCGCCCGAGTTAATATTTTCATAATTATCATTAATATTTATTCCGTCATCGTCGCCTCTTGCGGCCGACATATCGGGGCGGTTTGATGGAACTTGCGAGCGCTGGCTTCTTGCCATCTGCGTTCTAATCGGTTCGGGAGGTGGGCCAGGAGCAATATTCGGTTGAGTATCATCGTTGCCCATCACACTATTCATAAAACCACCAAATCCAGGGTTTGTATCACCCATAGTATTTACGGCGGCTTGGGTGAATTGTTGCATTAATTCCGGGTTCTGCCTCATTATATCATCCATACCAGGTATGGATGATTTAAACATAGTGTTTGTCATGTGTACCATAACAGCCGAACCGCCTAATTGGAAAAGTAATTTTAATTCAGGAGCCATCTTTGCTTTCGATTTGTATTTTTCATGTAATTCGGCAAATATCTCATCATAATCGTCCATATTTTCATTCATTTGTTCGGCCCAACCATCTAATTTAACATCAAATGGATCGAAGCGATTATTCAAAAACTCTATTCCGGTTATGCACGCCATTAACATACGTCCTTGAAATTTACAACTTGCGGATGTTTCTTTTTCGGAAATTATCGTTTCATATTCACCTTGCATTTCTGTAAGTGACGATTCCATAGTATATTTTTTTGATAGTTTGGCGCCTCTTTTTTCCAATGCTTCTAATTTGCGTAAAATACTAAATTTTTCTTTTAACATTTCCTCCGGCGATAACCTCGGTTTATTCGAATATGTTTTATCTGGGTCTAGTGGTATATTATTAAAAGTTTTGAAACTATTATCAACTTGTGCAGCAGTTGCTTTACCGACATTTATATTATTATTACTGTTACCAAACATGTTGTTCTCTCCGATATCAATATTATCATCGGTATTAAGTTTGATACTTTCATTAGGAGTTAAAATAGAATTAAACAGACCACTTTTCGATGGCGACTTTTCTGATTTTTCAATATCTTCCGTTAAATTGTTTAGTTCTGCTTCCAGGTCATTTAAATCCCCTAAATCAACCTCATTGGAACCTTTGCCGCTTCCGTCGCTCTTACGTTTATCGTTCATTAATAATTCTATACCTCCTCCAAAATTAACAGAAGGTTTATCGCTTACGAAATTATCGGCATCGCTATTTTTTCTAGACGAAGAAAAATCATCTTTATTTAATTCGATAACGTTATTATCTAAACTTCCCAAATCAATATCTATAACTTCTGCCATTATTAATTAAAATATATATCACATAATTTTAAGTATTAGTAATACGCAAATATATAATTATATTATAACTACAAATTCACGGAAATCATGATATATTATGATATTGTTTAATATACCATAGTCCTTGAAGAAAACTGTCTGCAAGATCATCTTTTTTCTTATGTTTGTTAAAATGTTCTTCCCATTCATTTAAATAATTTTCGCTTGCAATCATATCAAATGTTATTTTAATTCCAAGTTTCTTTCTCTCGTTATAACTTGTTTTAGTTGTAATAAAATTTTTTAATTTATTAGAAGCAGCCACAAACTCTATATCTTTAATATCGTTCATAATAAAAAATTGTGCTATCATGCCCTGTATTGTTTTCATCCGATTTGCAATCGGACTTATTTGGTTTTCTATAATAACCTTATCTACTGTTGTAAATAAATCATTAGTTAATTTTTTATTTAGTTCTATTCCTATGTCTATGAGAGAAACATTATTAGCATTAGTTTTTTCAATTACATCCAAATATTTATCTTTTAAATAGGCGGAGATTGTATCAACAATATCTTGCTTTTTACTATTGTCTTTCAGTTTAATTTCATATTCATTTGCAATCTGTTTTAATTCGTCGAGTTTGGTTCTTTTTTGATGTATTTTTTTAAAAGTATTAGATGGTATAATAAATTTTGATTTTTTGGCACACGATTTACAATAATAAATATTATTTTTAGTATATTTTGCTTGTCTATTGCAAATTTTCTTTTTTAAATTTTCTTTACAAACATATGTTTCGTTACATAAATTGATTGTATCCCAAGAAAGTATTTTATAAGTATTATCTTTTATTTCTATTAAACAATATGCTAAATTAATTATACCAACATCAATACTCAAAATTTTCATTACACTGATTATTATAATAGATATTATAATAAATACTATATTGTTTTAATTATATACTCAAAAATAATATACTCAAAAATAATATACTCAAAAATAATATACTCAAAAATAATATACTCAAAAATAATATACTCAAAATATTATATATTATTTTTATAGTGCAAATAAAATTACATTTTTTTTAATAATTGTTCCTGTGTTAAAACTGGCGAAACCATTCTACTCTGTATTTGATGTCTTGATAAATAAATATTTTTTAAATCGCTTGTTTCATAACCTTTCGGTTTTCTGTTATCTACTGCCGAGTTGAAAATAAACGGTCCGTTTGAATTATAATTATTGTTGGTATTATTGGAATTATTATCATTGCTATAATTAGACATGTTTAAACCTGTTTCATTAAAAGAGTCAACCTGATTTCCTTTAATTATTTTATCAGCATTGGCAATTAAATATTTACGATATTGTGAGCTTGTAATAATACCTTGTTTCTCTCTAAGATTGTTATTTATTTCTGCGCCAGGTTGCCAAGAAGCATAGTTTCTACCATCGTCCATTATTGCCGGAAAATTATAATACATATTATTTGAATGTGAATAACTGGTTGCCCAACTCATTTAATATGTAAGGATATTTTTTTTTATTAATCGGTATTTTTTTCAATAAGATTTATTAATTCGTCTTTTTTCATATTATTAATATTTTCCTCGGTATCTAACTTATACATTAATGCTAAAACTTTTAATTCTGCTAATTTCTTTTTTCTAATACTTCCCTGAAATACAATTTCTTTTTGCGGCTCTTCGTCCTTTTCTACAGCATCTACGTTTTCTACAGCATCTACGTTTTCTACAGCATCTACGTTTTCTACAGCATCTACGTTTTCTACAGCATCTGCGTTTTCTACAGCATCTGCGTTTTCTACAGCATCTGCGTTTTCTACAGCATCTGCGTTTTCTACAGCATCTGCGTTTTCTACAGCATCTGCGTTTTCTACAGCATCTGCGTTAGTCCCGTCGCTAACATCACTAACATCACTAATATCGGTCGCCTCACTTTTATTGTCCTCGGTAACATTCTCAGTTGTTAATTGTTTTAATAATTGTCTATTTTCCATATCTTCTTCGTTCAAATCTTCTATTTCTATTGTTTTAATTTCCATAATTTTTTGCTTATCGCTTATAATATCCAACATTTGTTTGTGTCCAGAATCTAAATTTTCTATATTTAAATTAATACTTTTCAGTATATTTTCATTATTATCTTCATCGTCTTTATCATCATCTTTATCATCGTCTTTTTCATCATCTTTATCATCATCGGTTTCATTATCGGTATCCGTTTCATATTCGGAATCCGAGTCGCTGCTATCATCCTCGCTCTGCGAGTCATCGGAAACAATTATTTTTTCCTGAGGTTTGTTTAAATAATTTTCGGCAGACGCTTTTGCTAATTCACTTGCGTCTTTACTTGGTGGTCCAGATTCACCCATCGATGGATGCGAACCAATAACATTCATGGGTGGTTCGTTTAAATTATCTCTAACATCAGTAATAAAATTATTTAGTATTTCATTTTGCCTTGAAATTGTATTATCTAAATTATTAATACGATTGTTCAAATAATATATAACTAAACCGATTGCTCCAATTAATAAAAATAATAATATAATAAAATTATTTTCTTTAAAATCAAATATTTTCATTCTTAAATGTTTTATATAGTTTTAAAATAACGATTAAACGAATTATATAATTAAGTCATCGATTATTTTTTTTGTATTTTCTATAATTTCATCAGGATAATTTAAATCTTTTAAAACATTAACACCACCTTTTATTTTTGAAATTCCCTCAATTATTTTATATTTATATTCCAATTTTTCATCATGAGCGTTAACCTTCATATTACAATTCAGTATTTTTTTATTATTATCCAACCTGTTGCATAATTCAATAAAATGGGTTGTTATAATAAACGACACACTACTATATTTATTTAAGTATTTCAAGAAAGAAACACCTGTTCCTATTGCTTCGTAAGGATTTGTACCAGAGTATAACTCATCAAATACGCAAAAATGTCTCTCCTCTTTATTATTTTCTATAACAGTCAAAATGTTTTCACATCTTCGTGCCTCGGCCTGAAATAAACTGTCTCGTCCAGAAGTATCCGGAATATTTATATAACTGTGTATAAAATCGTATATATGTAAATACGCCTTATCGTAAAATCCATATCCTATTTGCTGTGAAATAATAATGTTAAAGAGGGTTGTTTTAACTATAGTTGTTTTCCCAGCAGCATTGGGTCCTGTAATTAAAATATTTTTATCTAAATTATAAGTATTTTTAATAGGTTTTTCTTGAATCATCGGATAGTATGCGTTTACAAATTTGGTTTTATTTTTAGTAAATTTACATTTACCTATAGTTGACGTGTCTATTTTCTGTTGTAAACAACATAAATTATCTACATAACCACAAAAATACAAAGAGTAGTCCAAACTATTTTTAAGTTCGTGGCACTGGTATAATTCATAATATAATTTCATTACTTTACCGATTTGTTTAAAATTATTTAATGAAATTTTATATGCTACCAATGTATCTATTTCTCTTTTCATAATTGAAAATTTGCGTTTATGTATTTTCATATTGGTAATAAATTTATCATATGTAGTTAATTCTTCGCAAATATTTTCAAACAAATCATAGTATTGTAATGTATTATTTACATGTTCCTTTAATTCAAATAATTCTGCATGTATCACTTTCATATTATTGTAAAACGATATGCAAGATCTAATATTTTGATATATTTGTAATATATAAAATACCAATGAAATTAATATATATATTCTTTTATCCCATGTAGCAGATGATAAAGTAAATAATTGTCCCAGTTGATGTTTCTGAAATACAACTAACAAAATATCATAATAATTTTTAACGGTTAAATTTGTTCCTTGAACGCGAAGTATTATAAACGGTATTAATAAAAAAATAATAGGAATGCATAGAGAGATAATCGGCGAAGATAGATTATAAATACTCATTAATTGTAACACTTCCGAATTTTTATTCAAGAAGTAAAGTTTCTCCCACTCAATATATTGATACTTTGAATGGAATCCTAAATCATCATCACCATTGCTATTATTAGTATCGTTGTGGTGATTATTATTATTAATATTAATTTTATCCCATATTGCTAATAATTGGTTGCTATTATCTTGAACGTTATTATCTTGAACGTTATTATCTTTTATAATCGAAAATTTATTTTTTAATAATTTTTGTGTATCTTTTAAATATTTTTTATCATTTGTGTAGTTTTGTTTCCACATATCTTGTGTTAAATTTCCAAACTTATTCTCAGAACTAAATATGTCATCGTATAATAGTGATAATTCTAAATCCGAATCGATTTGTTCTGGTAATGTTTTTTTCGATTCATTATAATAAATCGGTAATTCAAAACTTGTCATTAAAATTAGTTATTAATTTTAATAAATAATTTTAACGATTAGGTTTTATTTTTCTCCACAATGTTATTTGGTAATTCTTTAATTTCGGTAGAATAAAATTTTTCTATATCTTTCATTATATTAATATCTCTCCGTGTAACAAAATTAATTCCCATTCCTTTTCTACCCCACCTTCCACTTCTTCCAATGCGATGTAAATAATTATGCTGACAATTCGGAATGTCGAAGTTAATAACTATGCTTACTTGCTGGACATCGATGCCGCGCGATGTCACGTTAGAGGATATTAGCACTCTTGTTTTACCATTAATAAAATCATTATAACTTAATGTGCGCTGTTCCTTGTCCATATTACTATGAATTTGTGATACCGGAAAGTTATCTTCCATCATACAATTATATAAATATTCAACGCGATTGACACTATTACAATATATAATACACTGACTTACAGAATATAGTCCATACAAATCTTTTAGTGCGCTATACTTATCTTTATCGTTTTCCAATGCTACATAATATTGCTCTATTCCTTCTAACGTTAATTGTTCCGCTTTTACTAATATTTTTTTAGGTTTTATCATAAGTTTTTCTACCAAATTTTCAATTGAACTTGGCATAGTGGCACTAAATAATGCTAATTGAATATCTGCAGGTAAAAATTGAAATATATTATAAATCTGATCCTTAAATCCATAAGACAGCATTTCATCGGCCTCGTCCAATACAAATATTTTAAGATTATCTATTAGTAATTTTCTTCGATTTAACATATCATACACCCTTCCAGGACATCCAATAATTATGTGTGGATTACTTTTCAGTTCGTTAATATCTGTTTCCACACTTTGTCCGCCCACCAATAATTGAGTTTTTAATTTTTTCATCATTGTGCCTATCGAATCTATAACTTTTTTTATTTGCAAGGATAATTCGCGCGTAGGAGAAAGTATAATTCCTTGTGTTTTGTTTAAATTTACATCTATTAATTGAAGAACTCCCACGGTAAAACAACCGGTTTTGCCTGTCCCCGATTGTGCCTGCGCTACTATGTCAGTTTTATTAAATATTGGTAATATCGCTTTTTTTTGAATAGGGCTTGGCTTTTCAAACCCATAGCTATATATACCGCGAAGCAAATCTTCTTTTATATCGGGTAAATCATCCCAACTTTCTATTTCGTCAATTTCATCTTTTTCTATTTCTATTTCTACTTGTTCCTTTTCTAATTCTACTCCATCCTTTTCTATTTCATTTTTTGTTTTAAACTTATCCGACATATTTTATAATATATTATGGTTTTAAGTTTATTATATTATTAAATAGATATAAATATATAATATATTATAATACTACTACTTATTGATATGTCATCCATAGAAGTATTAAAATACGACCTTACTTTTTTTGATGATGTAAAAAAAACCTCTTCTTATGTAATAACAGACGATACTATAAAATTAATACAAGAGCTTGGCAATAAGCTAACTATTTTAAATAAAGCAAATAATTTTTTTGAAAAAAAACATTCTAATAAAAAACTATCTACTGATAATTGGAATAATGTTAAAAATTTTAAACCTACTACATTTGTAAAAAAAGAAGGTTTAGACAAAAATATTAATATAATAAGAATTAATCTAAACAAAATAACAAATAAAAATTATGATATTTTATCTGTAAGAATATTGGACGAGATTGATATAATTCATGAGAAAAATGTTGAACATTTTAACACGATTAAAAAATTATTCATAGATACTGTATGCAACGTAAATATATATTCAGAAATATATGTTATGCTTTATAGATCTATTATAGAAAAATACGATAACTCGCTATTTAATATTAATGATGATTATGCTATTCTAAAAGACGAGTTACTAAATATCAAGGTCATTGACTCCAACATGAATTATGATGACTTTTGTAAAAATAATAAAAATAATGAACGAAAACGTAATTTATCTTTATTTTATATTAATTTAATGAAACAAGAATTATTTCCAAAAGAAGATATTATTAATTTAATATTGGATAACCAAACATATAATTTTAATATGATTAATGCTATTAATAATAGCGATATTGTAGACGAAATATGTGAGAATTTATTTATATTAATCAAGAATGCATTTGATTATATAAGAGACGATGATAAATATTCTATTATTTATAATAATGTTGTTTCTATTACAAAATTAAAAAAAAGTGAAAATAACAGTCTTACAACTAAAAGTAAATTTAAACATATGGATTTAATTGATTTATTGGATTTAATAAAGTAATTTTAATATATAATAACATTTAAATGGTATACATAATAATATTATAATATGAATAATATTTCTTATAAAATTTATGAAAATAATAAAGAAGATAATGTGGATAATGTGAATAATGTGAATAGCGACGATAATTACGATAATGACGATAATGATGATAACAAAGGTATTAATTTTGATGATTTAATAAATGATATTAGAAACTCAATTTGCAATGATCATAAATTAGCGTTGGAGACCGATTATAATACAAATTATAGTGTGAAACAATTAAAACAAATAATTACATATTATGAGATTCAATTAGACAAAAGAAATTTAAAAAAAAAAGAGTTAATAAACGAAATTATTATTTTTGAATTGGACAATGATAATAAAAATATAGTTAATAAAAGAAAACAATTATGGTTTTACATGAAACAACTAAAAGATGATAAATGTTTAAATAAATTTATTTTATTTGACATTTAGTTTATTTAACATTTAGTTTAATAAAGTAAATATATATTTTTGTATTTAAAAAATATATATTTAATCTATAATGGTTAAATCCTTAATAGAAAAAAATATAAACTATTCTGAAATTAAAATACTTCATCCAGAAGACGAAAATTATAAAACGACATTGTATGAAAGTGAGATTTTTACTATCAAAGTAATTATTGCTTTAGGAAAAGCAAAATATGATTTATTAGATAAACAAATTATATATTTTCCAATCTATCTTATACAAAATGATAAGATTGCTCTAAGAATTGGTTTATATGAAATTATTTCTGATAAATTAGATGAAATTTTAGATGAAACTGGTGCGCCCGATATATTATCAGACGAATTTAAACCATTATTGTTTACATTTGTAAATTCAAATCTGTTAAATAAATATAAAAGTGTTGATGATGATAATACGGAAGATATTATCTGGGCAGAAACATTAATAATACTGAATGAAAATAAAGATAAACTAAATGATGATGCATCAATTAAAATAATCAGAAGAATGGTAGAGTCCAAATTAGATATTGATTTAAAAACTAAAAAAAAATGGTTTAGTGATAAAATCAAAAATTGGATTGATGAGAATATAAAAGAGCCCGAAAAAGATACTGATGAGGAATCCGAAAGTGGCGAGGAGGAATCCGAAAGTGGCGAGGAAGAATCCGAAAGTGGCGAGGAGGAATCCGAAAGTGGCGAGGAAGAATCCGAAAGTGGCGAGGAAGAATCCGAAAGTGGTGTAGAGGGTTCTGAAGCTGGCGAAGAAGATAATGTGTTACCAGAACAAACAAAGAGTATGGCAAAAATTGAGAGAACTAATTATATTGAAAATAAAGACGACCAGTGGATTGTTAAATTTTTAGAAAATAATAATTATGATATATTAATCAATGATGGAGGAGGAGATTGTTTTTTTTTAGCCATAAACCAAGCTTTAAAAATGGTAGGAAAAAATATTTCTGTTCAAAAACAGAGAGAAATGCTATCTCAAGAAACAACACAGGCTACGTTCGATACCAACAAGGAGGTATATACTGATTTGAAAACACAAATAGATATATTAAAAGGCGAATTAAATGAACATAAGAAAGAACATGATGAGTTAAAAAAGCGATTAAAAGAAACAAAAGAGAGAGATGTTCAAAAGAATATAATTATACAATCAAAGCAGGTAATTAAAAATCATAAACAAACTAAAGAAGAGCTGACAACAAGCAAACAAATGATACAAGAATGGGAATATATGAAAGGAATAACCACACTTGAAGCATATCGGGCCATAGTACAAACAAATAATTTTTGGGCCGATGCATCAACTATATCAACTATGGAAAGATTGCTCAATGTTAAATTTATCATTTTTTCAAAGGATAACTATTTGGCAAAAGATTTTAATAATGTCCTGCGGTGTGGCAATTTAAATGACACTATATTAGAAAGTAAAGGTATTTTTAATCCATCACATTATATTATTCTCAATTATAAAAATGGTAATCATTATGAATTAATAACATATAAAGAACAAGGTGCGTTAAAATTTAATGAAATATCGTATGATATTAAATTATTAATTGTTAATAAATGTTTAGAGGGTGATACGGGACCATTTAAAATAATACCAGAGTTTAATAGTTTAAAAAAAAGTTTAAATGTTGATACGTCAAGTATGTCGGGTGGTGAAGAAATTAATCCGGAATATTATGACAGGGATAATGTATTAACAATATATAATAAATCGTCACCTAATGTATTGCCTGGTAGATATACCGGAGAGAAAATTAAGAAATCAAACTGTGTTAACTTTTTAAATTTAAATGATGATTGGCGAAAAAAATTATCAAATCAACATAGTGCTCTTTTTAATTTAGATGGAAAAAACTGGAATTCGGTTGACCATTATTTATATGGTTCGCGTTATAAAAATAATAATCCAGATTTTTATGAAATGTTTAGTTTAGATAGTGGGTCTCCTATCTCAAAAAATCTTGGTTTAGCAAAAGAATCAAGCGAGAAAAAAATAACAGATTTGCGGGATAGAAATATAATAGTAGACAGCGATTATTTTAACGGGAGAGATAAAAAAGAATTAATGAATGCGTTGAATTCTAAATTTACCCAAAATAAAGACCTATTAGATGTTCTGTTAAAAACGAATCAGGCAAAATTACAAATATATGTGCCTCGCTCATCGCCGATAGTATTTCATGAATTAATGAAATTAAGACACGATTTATCCAACAATAATAAATAATTAATAAATAATTAATAAATAATTAATAAATAATTAATAAATAATTAATAAATAATTAATAAATAATTAATAAATAATTAATAAATAATAAATATTTATTAATTATAAAATGAAATTATTAAAAGATTCACAGGATGTTGTTGAATATATTTTACCCAATTATAATAAATGTTTATTGAAACAATACAAGGTTTCTACATACAACAATAAATCATCAAAACTATTAAAAATATTATATTCTGATATGGTAATTGCCAACAAAAATTTTCATAACAATAAAAAAAAGATTTATATTACCATTAAAAATAAACAAAATTTTAATATACCTGTTTTTGCAACATTATATATGCCAAATAACATTAAAGAATACATTAATGGTTCTGGTTTCTATCAAGTAAATTATAATTTTGTTATTAATAAAAGAAAAATAAATATTTACATAATGATTTACAATATAAATGAAAACATAGAAAAATACAACTCTTGGATTTATAATATGTATTTAATATTATACATTTGTTCAATATATTCTACAAGCGAATGTTCAAAAGAATTAAATATATATTTATTTCCGACTCATTATAAAAAAATACTTCCTACAAATACAACTACTATCGGTCCAGCAAATGTTAATACTGCTTACACTAAAAGATGTCAACCAAATGGAGAAATTATTATTTATCGCTTGGAGGAGTGGTTTAAAGTATTTATACACGAGTCTATACATTCATTTGGATTAGATATAAATCATAATATTGAAGAAAATATAAATAAGAAATTATCAGAATTTTTTTCAGTAAATATTAATTTTTCTATTTCGGAAGCATATACAGAGAGCTGGGCAAGGATATTAAATATTGCCGTCGCCTGTTTTAATAATAAAAATAAAAATAAAAATAAAAATAAACCACAAGATGGTGAAACATATTTTATTTCCCAAACTAATTTTTTCTTACAATTGGAGAAAATATTTTCAATAATGCAGATGAATAAAGTGTTGAACAATATGAATTTAACATATAATCTTATTACAAATAAAAGTAAAAACAGTATAATAATTTGTCAAAATTTATATAAAGAAAATACACACGTATTTGGTTATTACATTTTAACTGCTATAATTATGAACAGATCGATTGAGTTTATGGATTACTGTATGAAAAATAATCCATGTTTTTTAAAATTTAATCAAACAAATAATAATGCTAACGAAATCGTTAAATTTATAAAACAATCCTATAAAGCAAAAATGTTAACGCAGTGTGGAAAAAATAACGATATGGATAATGATAACACAAACGATTTTATTAAGAATAATATTAGGATGTCGGCAATTGAATTTATATAATTTATATTTTATTTTTATATTTTATTTTTACGATTTTTTTTATTATGAACATGACATACCTGTTTATTTTTTAATGGTTTATTTCTACATTTTTTCCCTGTTTTACATAAAGCGGAGCAAATATATTTATAACTCCCATTTCCAATACTTATTTTGTTGTTTCGCCACATTTTACTTGCTTGATCGAAATCAATATTTACGTCATACATTAAATATTAAATATTATATAAATTATTTGGTATAATATTTATGTTAATTTTATAAACATTATTTATAAAATTGAGCTATAAAGGGAAATAATAAAAATAACTATAATACTATCTTATGGGAATTAAAAATTTAAATAAACTAATAAACGATGAATGTGGTGACATAATTATTAAATGTAATTTTGAACAACTGAGAGATAAAATAATAGTTATAGATACGAGTATTTACTTATATAAATTCAAAGGGAACACAAATTTATTTGGTTATATGTATCAAATGTTGTTGTTGTTTAAAAAATATAATATATGCCCAATATTTATATTTGACGGCAAACCTCCTGAAGAAAAAAGAAACTTACTTGATGAGAGAAAAAAAGAAAAGATTATTTATGAACAAAAAATAAAAATGATAGAAAATACATTGAAATGTGATACTCGCGAAATGGATAATGATAATGATAATGATAATGAGTTTATAAATGAAGAAAGACAAAATATACATTTACAATTGTTATCATTAAAAAAACGAGCTGTTAAAATTAATCGCCACGATATTAATAATATTAAAACCTTATTTGATCTGTGTAATATTATTTATTTTGATGCAAACGGCGAAGCAGACGTGTTATGTGCGGATTTAGTTAAAAATGATATAGCATGGGCGTGTCTTAGCGACGATACAGATTTATTTGTATACGATTGTCCACGAGTTCTCCGCTGCATTGACATGACAAACGAAAATATATTATTTTATGATACAAGAAAAATCTTAAACAGATTAAATTTGAGCTATAAAGAATTTCGGATGATATGCGTTGTAACTGGTACAGATTACTCAATTAATAAATGTAAAAATCATAACATTACTTACATAATGAAATTATATAGAGAATATAAAACAAACGAATATGTCAAAAATGATTTTTATAAATGGTTGCAAGATAATAAGATAATTACAAATTACACACTATTAAATTACATTGAGATGATGTTTAGTGATGAAAATAATAATTTGAGTAACTATAAAAACGTTTTAGAAAAAAAATATATATCAAATGACAATATAATAAATTATAATATCAATATTAATACTGTAGAAGTTCATAAATTTCTCGAAGACTATAACTTTGTATTTATTGTAGCATAATAATTATTTAAATAATCTTAAAAGATTATAATATATATATATATACATACGTCATGACAGATTTTTTAACAGATAAAAATCAAACTGCGATTGATAAAGGTAATAATATTATAAATGATACAAATGATACAAATGATACAAATGATACAAATGATACAAATGATACAAATGATACCACAGAAACAATTCCAGACTTAGATAGAAATATCTTAAAAAAAAAGAATAAAAAAAATAAGGCTAAAAAAATAAGGCTTAAAAAAATAAAAATTAGTGAAAATGATTTTTATATTCCGTCGTTTAAAGAGTATGAGAATTTGCATTGTTTTGATTATAAAATAGCTTTTTTGAAGGATATATGTAAACATTATAAATTAAAAAGAACAGGCAATAAAGAGGAGTTAACTTCGAGAATATATATTTTTTTATATAATTCCCATAATATCATTAAAATACAAAATTTATGGAAAAAATACATTTTGGTTAAATATAATAAACTAAGAGGTCCTGCACTATTTAATCGCAACAAATGTGTTAATGAAACTGATTTTTATACCTTGGACGATTTAAAAGATATACCATATAAACAATTTTATAGTTTTAAAGACGATAATAATCAAATATTCGGTTTTGATATATTATCAATTCATAATTTATTATTTAAATTTAATAAAAAATCAACAAATCCGTATAACAGACAACCTTTTCCAACCAGTCTAATTGACGATATTAAAAGAATAAAAAGTCTATCGACTATTTTTAATGATAAAATACAATTTATAATCGAAGAACCCGATGAAATACCAAAGGGTAAAAAATTGGAATTGCGAACGGTAGCATTATTTCATGATATAGATGAGTTGGGCAATTATACTCATTCTAATTGGTTTAATTCACTAAATAGAGTAGCTCTAATAAAATTTATGCGCGAGCTTATTGATATTTGGATGTATAGAGCACAACTAAGTATTACAATAAAAAGAGAGATATGTCCACCAAATGGAGATCCATTCCGATTTTTTAATGTGCAATTTATGAATTCTTCGAATTTTGAAACATTAAAAGAAAATGTTCTAAATATCATAGAAATTTTTGTTAAACGCGGTGTAAATAACGAAAGTAAAATTTTAGGAAGTAATTATATATTATGTGCTCTCACATTAGTAAATAACGATGCTGCAACAAGTTTACCTTGGTTATATCAATCGGTTGCCGCACATTAGCGTTAAAACTTGGGGTCTTGAGTGCTAATATAATATATAATGCGTTAAATAACTTAAAAAAGTTTCTATATAATAGAATATAATGCCCAGAAGCAAACAAACCAAACAAGAGAAACCGAAAGCCGCCGCCAAGAAATCTTCCAAGAAAGAGGATAAAGTCGAGGTTGTAAAACCAGTCGAGGTTGTAAAACCAGTCGAGGTTGTCGTAGAGAAGGTCGTTGCGCCTGTCGAGGTTGATGAGGTTATGCTTATCAGCAAAGATTTCACCAACTTCCTCGAGAAACTTCAGCAGGTTAACACTCTACTCTCGTCGCTCAAAACCGAGTTCAGAGCGCTTGAGAAGAAAACTACCCGCGAGTTTAAAGTAGTCCAGAAACAGAACGCGAAACGCAAGCGCAAGCAGGGAAACCGTTCCCCGAGTGGTTTTGTTAAACCGACTCTTATTAGCCACGAGCTTGCCGATTTCCTCAAGAAATCGCACGGTTCGGAGATGGCGCGCACCGAGGTTACCCGTGAGATTAATGCTTACATTCGCGAGCATAAATTACAGGACAAGGAGAATGGTCGCAAAATCAATGCGGACAAAAAACTTACTTCCCTGCTTAAACTTAAAAAAGAGGATGAGCTAACTTACTTTAATCTTCAGAAATACATGAGCCACCACTTTGCTAAGGCCGGACAGCCTCTTGTGAACCCGGTATAAAATTTAAAAATAATAAAAATAAAATAATAAAAATAAAATAATAAAAATTAATAGTATCCATTATTAATTTTTAAATGTATAACAATTACTATTTTTTACTGCATAACCATTATTTAAATACTTATTTTTCAATGATAAAAAACATTTTGTGTTTTGCTTATACCAGTTATTTTAATTATTTACTAAATTGATTTAGAGATTTACCGTCTTATTATATCAATAACAATGAGCGCAATGAATAACAACAAACAAGATCAAATTATCACTGCCAGCGAGTTCTCGCCGAGCAACGATTATAAATATATTAAACCTAAAATTAATAAATCTGGCGGTAAAAGTGTAGGTATTCTTAATAGCGAATCCAATAAAGCACTCTATCTTAGTACTCCACTCATGCTTACTTGGGGCGTTAGTGAGTTTAAGGATGAAGCAACCGGCCGCAAGTCTTATAATATGTCTCTACAGTTCCCTAAAGACGAATATGCCAGCGATGAAACTACTGCATTTCTTAAAGCAATGACAGACTTTCAAAATAAGATCAAGAGTGATGCTATTGAGAACTCTAAGGAGTGGTTGAATAAAACTAAAATGACAGCTGATGTTGTAGATGCGCTATTCCACCCAATGCTATATTATCCCAAGGATCCTGAGACAGGCGAGCCAAATACCGATAAATCACCTACTCTTAAAATTAAACTTGATTATTGGGATGAGGAGTTTAATTGCGAGATTTATGACGTGGAGCACAATATTCTATTCCCTGTCAAGGATGGTGAACAGGGACCAATGGAACTAATGCCCAAGGCAACCAATGTTCTTACAGTTATTCGCTGTGGAGGTCTATGGTTTGCGAACGGTAAATTTGGATGCACATGGCGTCTTGTTCAGTCGGTTGTCCAACCTCGCGCAACTATGAAAGGACGTTGTTTGATTAAGGTTGACAAGGCAAGTGTTGAGAAGCTAAAAGAACAGGCAAGTAAACAGGAGGCTGAGGATCAAACCAGCGACGATGAAGTAGATAAAACAGTAGCCCAAGATAGTGACGACGAAGAAAGCGATGTTCCAGTAAAGGAACCGGAACCAGCACCAGTCGTTGAAGAGGATGAGGAGAAACCAAAACCCAAAAAGCGTAAGGTAGTAAAGCGCAAGGTCAAAGATTAGAAAAATAAATTAGAAAAATAAATTAGAAAAATAAATTAGAAAAATAAATTATATATTTTTTTTTAAATATATAATTTTTTATACACATATTGTAATATGAACGATAATGTTACTTTTATCATTATCATTATAAATATTATTGATATCAATATTTTGAATGCCCTTTTTATAAATAATATACGTTTGATTTCGCAATAGTTTTAATTTGGAAATATTAATTTTAAAAACTTTTTTACCTATGTTTATATCGAGTTCTTCTTCGTCTAATAGTTTGCTAATAGATGTTTTTATATTAATGTGTAAAGTATTTTTTTCATCAATATACATATGCTGTTCAAGCGAAGGCTCACATTTCACTATAAGAGATTTGCCTGACAAATCGTAAGTTATCTCTTGGTGCCACAAAGGTATATAATATATATCATTGTCATATTCTAACTTATATACGTCTGAATCCAACAAATTATCAATAGACGGATTTAATATAACTAATTCGTCAAATTGGAATTTATTTTTAATGATTTCTTTTATACTATCAATCGCGTCTTGGTCCAATCCAATAATTTCCGAATATTTCATTATAAAATCTAAAATTTTAATTGAATTATTTTTATCAAATTTTTCAATTGCTTTTAATGAATATAATTTGCATTTTTTTATTAATTCTTCCAATAAATTTTTATTGTTAGTATCAGTATCATTATCATTATCATTATTTGTATCATTAATGTTTATAAATTTATAAATAAACTCATCAATAAAGGAGAGATAATTTTCAGAAATATTTTCCTTTGAATTTAAATGCTCAGATAATTTTTCATAAGCGTGTTTAATGTTTTTAAATTTTTCAGTGCTCTCAACACTGTTATTATTCTTATCCGGATGTTCCTTGAGAGCTGCGTTATAATAATGTTTTTTTAGTTTTTTTATATCATATGGGGGATTCAAGTTTAATATTATTTGTGCTGATTTTATATCCATGAACCTTGTTTATTAAATAAATAATATAATTCTCTAAATGATAAATTGGTCTGTAATTATTATTATAATACTTGAAAAAACGGTAAGTGTACAACACTATATCCGTAACTTCTTCATCTTTGATATGATTATTTAAAATTAAATAGTTTAATATATACCAACAAGCATTAAATATATCTAAATTATAAATAAATAAATCATAAATGTTTTCACGCAAATTAAAGTAGTTTAAATCTTCAACGTATATAATCACATCAATTATTTTCATACATATTTTTTTATAAAAATTTATAAAATCTTTGTTAATAATAAATAAATTTTTTATATTTGTTATATTATTCACTTCTATCTCCTTATTCAATGTTATATTTAATATTTTATTATATTTATTTCTTGACGGTCTTGCGTAATTAAAAATCTTACATACATTGATAATATTATCTGGTATAAAACTAATAGCTTCTGTTATGAAAAAAAAAATTATTTTTATATTGCTGTTCATATAAGTTTGCATATAACTATAAAATATATCAAGCAGTTCCGTATTAATTTCATGGAAGTTTTTGCATAAAATAATTCCTATTTTATGTTTTTTAGTTACAATAATGTCGACTATATTATTGAAAATATGCTCCCACAAAACTTTATTATTACAGCCTAAAAGGGATATGTCTATTTCAAAATGAATATCGCTTAATTTAAAATAATAATTTTTTTTATTATACAATATATTTATTTTTTTCTCATATTTAAGATTGTGTGAGCTATATTTGTTAATAACATTTAATACTTGTGTATATTTTCCAATTCCCTTTGCACCATAAAAAATAATATTATTTAAATCATATATATCTTTGGGCAATTCATTATATATTTTATTATAGTAAGGATGTAATGAATTATCGAATTTTATAATATAATCTTCAAAATGACTGTTATAAAATTTCATACTATTATGTTTAAGTTAAAAAATAATCTTTATTTTATATTTATTTAATTAGATAAATGAGCGAAATGAGCGAAATGAGCGAAATGAGCGAAATATGTCAAATAGATGAGTTAATTAATAAATTCAAATTACAAAACAATACATCGCTCACCAGATTATGGATTAATTTTTTATTAATAAAAAAAAACGATATTAAAAAAATTACAAATCAAGCATTAGACGTATTAAATATAATTAATCATGACGATAATGATATTAATAATAATTTAACATATGAAAATATTATAACCTTATATAATATTAACAAATTTAATAATACTTAAATATTATGATTTATATTATTAGTAATGAACATTTACTTTGATATAGATGATATTAATATTGATAATATCTTTTTTTTTAAGCCGGCCAATAATAATATTATTGAAAATGCCCTTTTCCATAGAACAATATATTCTAATAAATTACTCACTCTAAATGCTGTCTTTATTAAAATTAATATTGATATTGATAATATTGAAAAATTTTACACTAAATATAAATTTAATTTTGATATAAATAAGAATACTGATACAATAAATAAAATTATAAATATTGAAAATGAAATATTAGACAAATTTTTAGTTAGCAATGAATATTTAAAAAATAAAGAGAAGACACACGAATTACATAATCTTTTATATAAGCAAAATTTCAAATTATACACAAATAACGTTGACAATCATTTAAAGAATGAATTTATTCTTAAGATATCTGGATTTTGGGAAACACAAAAAAAATATGGATTAACATACAAGTTCATTGACATTGTTAATAAAAATCTAACCGTCTGTTAAAAAATGGTTTAATATAATGTATGTTATTCCCACTAACGAAAAATTAATAGGTGCAAATACATAAGTTAACATTTTAAACTTTTTTTTATCGGATTCATTGCCTATTTTACCATATTTTGAATCCAAAGATGCCGAAAAATATTGATATAAAAAATATAATTGGATAAAAAACATAAATGTGGATACACCACTTATGGTATTATATTGGTCTCCAACATTACCACTGTTTATTTTATCAATAAATTTAACATTTAAAAAAATTATAATACTTAATAATGCAATTATCATTAAATATGGTATTGATTGCTGAAAAGTATTTTTAATAATTTCTGAAGTTTTAAGATTGACATTAATATTCACTTTAAAAAACATTAGTCCGGCAAGCGCACATATAACAATCCCATAGCCTATTATGGTCGATTCAGCTTTATAATTACTATTTTCCATACTAACAACGGAAGATAAAAATAATTTAATTAATAAGCCAAGTATAGCAATTGCAGTTAAAATAGATTTCATATAATAATCGTCTTTTTGGTTCATTATATATATAATATTATTTTTTATGATAAAAGTTAATGATATTTATTATTGTGTATTTATAATATGAATAATTCAAACATTATGCTAAATTTACAACCTTATAATTCCGATGAAAACAATCTTATATTGGAGAGAAAACTAATTAGTATTCATTCTGAGGACCGTGATATAAATCATTACCCATTTTCAAATAACTTTGAGATTAAATTACCAGATACATATACGAACGTACATTCGATGAGATTAATAGATATATCATTGCCTATTAATTATTACACATTTACGAATGAATATCAAAATACTAAATTTAATTTTAGCATTATACCTGGAGATTCGGATATTAGCAATGTTTACTATAATGTTTTAAATGATTTATCAAATTCTAAATATTCCGTAGAAATAACAAACGGTTTTTATGAACCGGTTGAATTAGAGAGGGAATTATTATGTAAAATGAATGTTAGTGTTACAACCAAAATTAAAGATACATGTAGTAATTTTTTTCATTGTATACAAGATGTGGAATATGGTAAATTCAGCGTTCATTATAATAAAATTACTCAAAAATTAGTATTTGGAAATACACAAGATAATTTTGTATTAAATTTTGATGAGAAAATTACATATAATTTAACTAATTATAATCAACCCAGTGTATGGGAACAATATACCAAATGGGGTTTGCCGTCTTATTTAGGATTTGATAAAAAAATATATAGCTCAAAAGGAGATCCAGATCCTATTTATTTTAATTATTTAGGTAGTAATGATCCTTGGTTACAAAAAGATATAAATGCTTCTAATTTATATTATTTATCAGCACCAAATATTATAAACGTTGCAGGTGAAAAAACAATATACATGGAAATCGATAATTATAATTCATATGATGAATTAATACCTTATTCTAAAAACACAAATGATTTTTCTGTTAAACCAAAATATCAAACTGCTTCAACAAAGAGATCTAAAATGAGCATTGAAAGTAAATGCAATAATCTTCAAAATGATTTTAATATAAAAATTAATTCGGCATTTGCTAAAATACCTGTTTCTAATTTTCCACATGGTAATTTATTTGATTCTAAAAATGGGTTTTTAAATAATATCGTAATATTTGATCCACCACAAGAAAAAATACAAAAATTAAAGATTCGGTTTAGATATCATGATGGAAGATTAGTTGATTTTAATAACAATGTTTTTGATTTTAGCATTGAATTTAATACATTAAAAAAAGAACTACGGCGAATTAGTAATATTAGAGTTCCGCCGCTGTATAATGTTTAAATTAAATCTAAAACTAAATCTAAATATCATAGGTATTTTTTAACCACTTTTGTATTACATCCAATTCGCACGTTTTATAATCATCATTAAATTTATTTAACTTTAAAAATTTAGGTTTTTTCATTCGGGCAGTTTTATAGAATATGTAGTCTCCATATTTCCCCATTCTAATTGAGGTAGTTTCATTAATAGTGCGAACTAATGTTTTACTTTTATCTTTTTCTAATATTGGTATAATAACATCCATAGTAATATCATCTGGATTATTTATATTTTCCAAATCTTCTATTTTTATAGAATATTTATTACCATTCCAATCTACATAATAACCATATTGACCTTTTTTCAATATTGCTATTTTGTCTTTATAAACACCTATCTCTTTATCGGTGTATAGCAAATCTGCTAATTCATATTTACCGTCTTTTAATTTATCCAAATCTATATCGGGTCTCACTTTTTTGAATGTTATCTCATTGTTTATTTCACATTTAATAACTGGACCATATTTAGCAATCATATACGTATGATTATCATCTATTTTAATTGTATTTCTATTTGTTAACATATCTCCTGATAAAATTTGAATTTGGTCTAAACACTCTTTACACAACTCATGCCATATTTTATCGCCTTTCGCGATTATATCCAATGTATCTTCCATACTTTTTGTATATTCATAATTAAATAGCTGATCAAATTGCGTGATAAGGAATTCAATAACCATTATACCCAGCGGTTGAATGACCAATTTATCTTTTTCATTTCCGAACTCTCTTTCCGTTTCATCTTCGGTAATTTCACAATCGTTTAATTCGAAATCAATACATTTTATTTTTTTACCAGTGACATTCATTTTCTTAACATAATTTCTATCCTGAATTTTATCTATTAATGATGAAAAGGTAGATGGGCGACCGATCCCTCTTTTTTCTAATAGTTGCACCAACTTTGCTTCTGTATAATGTGTCTTCAGATCTTTCATTGTTACTTTGCATATAATTTTGTTATATTCTAATACAATTTCGTTTTTCATATTTTGTAAGTAAGCAAAATCCGGCGAGGTTTCTTCGTAACCTGCTACTTTTTTCCAACCAGGAAAACAAATTTGTTCGCTTGTATAACGATATTCGTGCTTCTCCGGTGCAGTTAATTTACCAGTAATTGATTTAAATGTTGCAACCGCCATACAACTTTCTAATGTATTTCTTCTAATCAGTTTATATATTTTCCTTTCATATTTACCCATTGTCTCATTATCGTCAACATTTTCAACATTAATATTTGTTGGTCTTATTGATTCGTGAGCCTCTTGAGCGTTATTTTCCTTCTTATCTTTTCCCTTCTTATCTTTTCCCTTCTTATCTTTTCCCTTCTTATCTTTACCTTTCTTATCTTTTCCTTTCTTATCTTTTGTTTCATGTTCCTCTTCCTCTTTAATTTTCTCTTCGGTTTCTTTTTCATTAGATAAATCTGATAAATTACTATTGACGTAATTATCACCATATGTCTTTTTTATAAATTTTTCCGTATCATCTAAAAACTCTTTACAATATGCTACACTATCCGTTCTCATGTATGTTATGTATCCTCCTTCATATAACTTTTGGCATGTTTGCATAGTATTCTTCGGAGAAATGCGCATTTCATTACTTGCCATTTGTTGTAGTCCGCTCGTCGTGAATGGTTTTGGTTGATTTTTCGAAACACTTCGTTCTTTGGAACAATCATATACATGTTCATGGTTAACCGAATCTTCTAAAAACTCGGAAACTTTTTCTTCGTTGTCGTAATTATAATTTAATGCGAAAGGTATATTTTTATTAGTAAAATAACCGGTCGTATTATACACTTTACGACCTGGTGATTCGTCTATTTCCTTTTTATTTTCATACACTAATCGCAATGCCGGTGTTTGACATCTACCTGCACTCAAACCGGTTTTTGTATTTTGAGAAATTTTTTTCCAAAGTATGGGAGAAATATAGAACCCAACCAACATATCCAAAATTTGACGTGATTGTTGGGCATATACAACATCCATATTTACCGTAGTTGGATCAGCAACCGCTTTCAATAAAGCGGGCTTAGTAATTTCGTGAAAAATAATCCTTTTGGTCGTATTAACGGGTAAATTAAAGTGATTACAAATATGCCACGCGATTGCTTCACCCTCTCTATCATCGTCGGCCGCCAACATAACATCATCTGCTCTATCTATCATTTTTCGCATTTTTTCTACTTGTTGCTCTTTACTTTCCATCAATGTAAAAGTTGGTTTAAAATTATTATCTATATCTATTGATTTTAAACCATCTAATTGACAAAAATGACCATAACTCGCGATACATTTATAATTAATACCCAAATAATTTTCTATTTTTTTACATTTAGCAGGAGATTCTACGATTACTAATGTATATGACATATTTATAAATATGTCATTTACTATAAATAACTTCAATTTATTATTTAATACAATCATTTAATCAAAATCACTAAAATATGGTTTTATATTTGTCAAATTGTATAATGTATTAAAAAAAGGTTTAACTGACACATTAAAACGATGGTGCGACGAATGGCAATTACAACACAATGCTAATAAATTATTCATGTCGTTATCGGTTGATACGTGATTTATATGATGTATCTCGTGTGGAACTAACTTACTAAAATTATTTTTACATAAACCACATTTATTATCTTGTCTGGAAAGTATTTTATTTCTTAATATTGGTTGGATACAATATATTTTACTGAAAAAATAGCAAGTGAAAATTACTAAACTAAAATCTAAAGATTTCATCCTAACTATTATTTGTTATTATTTGTTATTTAAATTCTTATACTCGGTCCAAGATATATTTTTTGTTTTATCTACTTTAGTTTTCTTTTTTTTAGCATATTTCTTGTCTATTTTCTCTCCCTTTTTTATTGAACTATCAATATATATTTGTTTTAATAAACTTCCTACTGCGTAAGAACCTTCGTGTTGATCCAATTCGCCTGTTTCTATTTTTTCTAAAACATCTAAAAATCTCCATAAAATATCAAAATCTATTTCGTCTTTATTTATACGATTAAAAATATCGGTATACTTTTCATAAATAAAACTACATTGTGATTTTAACATAGTTTCGTATTGATTTTTATTTGAATATTTTAGACGTTTATATTTTTCTTTCAGTTCTATCATTTTTTTCACATCATTTTTTAAGAGTTTGCTGTGTTTTTTCTCTCTAATTTCATTTGTGCAATCTTCGGTATTATTTGCTCTTAACATTTTATCTAATTGAATACGTTCGTTTTTATCCATATCTAAAATAACACTATTTTTATTTATATGATTAAATAACTTATTATATAATTATTAATATATAATGGTAAAAAAAGGTGGTAGTAATTTAGATAGTGTTATTCAACCGTTTACTGGAGAGACTAATGGAGCTCAGGCTGCTGCCAACGACGGACAAGCTGCCGGAGAATTTCACAGCGCTCTAATTCAAAATGCCGGTTCGTCTGGAAGCATAGAAGTGCCCACATTTTCCGGAAATCCGGAAGCATCTGATTCATCAGCATTAATCAATGATACATTAATAAATAATGTTAATAATGCTGGAGGAGATATAGTTGGTGGTAAAAAAAGAAAATCCAAAAAGAATAAATCTAAATCCAAAAAGAATAAATCTAAATCCAAAAAGAATAAACCCAAATCTAAAAAGAATAAATCTAAATCTAAATCTAAATCTAAATCTAAATCTAAATCTAAATCTAAAAAAAGTAAATCTAAATCTAAAAAAAGAGTATAATAATAATTTATTTTTATCACATTAATATTTAATATGAAAACATCTGATATATCACAAACTATTATTATATTATTGATATTTGTATTATTGTATGTATTTAATATATTATCCGTTGGTATAAAAAATATAAAAAATAATTGGCCTAAATATAGATGCAATCCCACAATAATGCCATTTGCATCTATATTCGGTGAGGACGTTATGACAAATTTTACATTTTGTATTCAGGGTATTCAAGGTGATTATATGAAATATCTTATGCAACCGCTTAATTATAATTTCTCTATTTTAGGACAATTGGGCAAAAATTTTACAGTAAATATTCAAGGCATACGAGAATTCTTTAATAAATTAAGAAATATGGTAACCGAATCTATTAGAAATATATTTGGTGTATTTTTAAATATTATCATTGAATTTCAGCGTATTATAATTAATATTAAAGACCTTTTCGGAAAACTTATAGCCACTTTAGCAACACTTCTACACACAGTATCCGGTGTTATTTATACCATGGAAAGTGGATGGAATGGATTACCAGGACAAATGGTTAGGGCTCTATGTTTTGATCCTGAAACTAAAATTTTAACAAACGATAATAAATTAATACTTATGAGAGAAATAGAATTAGGAACAATATTAAAAAATGGAGCAAGAGTTTCTTCTGTAATGAAGATATCCAATTTAGACGAAAAGGGTAATTACGTTGAAGATATGTATGAGGTAAATAATGGTGAAGATAACAAACCCATATATGTAACTGGATCACATCTTATTTACGATACATCCATTTCAGATTTTGTCGAAGTTAAAAATTTACGGGGAAACAGTCCATCTATTTTATCGGTGAAGAAATGTAAAGAACTTTCTTGCTTAATTACAAGCGATAATACAATACCAATTGGTGAGTGGATCTTCCACGATTGGGAAGATAAAAGATAATAATATTATCCAATTATTATATAATGGATAATATTTTAAATGAAATAAATAAATTATACAATAAAACCGGCTATACAGATATACACGGTTTAGATTTATGGACATCTATTATTTTGGTATTAGTGTTTTTGTTAGCAATATCATACTACCATATACTTAATAATTTACAACCGATTAAAACCGACTGGGTTAACCAAAGATGTAAACCCAATATTATTCCTTTTGCTGCAATAATAAATAAACCTGATGGTATAAGTGCGTTTGATTATACAAATCAAAATTTTACACAATGTACACAAGGGATATTAAAAAATATTACAAATTATTCCTTCAAACCCATTTACTATTTAATGAATGCTATGAATATGATTTTTGTAGCTTTAAATAAAATTGTTAATTCGATTAGGGAACTTTTTAATAAATTGAGAGATTCAACGAAAGAATTTGTTAAAAATATTATGGGACGCGCTTTAAATATTACAGTTCCTATATTACAATTAATTATTACAGCAAAAACTATTGCTAACAAAACAATAGGAACTTTTGCAGCTGCCGTATACGCGTTATTGGGAGGATACTTTCAAATACAATCAATAACGTTGTTTTTTATGAAAATGATCAATAAAATTCTATATATACTTGTTGGTCTCATTACTGGTTTCTGGTCTATTTCTTGGCTTTTCCCTCCTGCAGCAATAGCGGCCGTATCTGCAACTGTGATTATGGTTGCCCTTTTGATTCCCACATTAATACTAAAAGTACACTTCGGAGACATAATGGATTTATCAACAGCAACACTTCCTGGTGCTCCAAGTTGTTTTTCAGGAAACACTTTATTGAAACTTAAAGATAATACATACAAAAAAATATCGGATATAAATTTAAATGATGTATTAATTGACGGTTCAATAATCACAGCAAAAATGAAAGCATCATCGCACGACCAAGAAATATATGAACTTGATAATATAATAGTTACTGGAAATCATAATATTTTTCACAGTATTAAAGGATGGATTACTGCAAAAGAACATCCAGATAGCGTATTAGTTAATAATTTTAAAGATCCGTTTGTTTATTGTATTAATACAAATACCAAGACAATAAAAATAAATGGCAATACATTTGCGGACTGGGATGACATTGATGATGATGATATTAGTATATTAAAAAATAATTTCTCTCTGCCAACCGATTTTAATCCAGAAGATATACATAAATATTTTGATGCTGGTTTTCATCCCAACATGAAATTAAAACTTGAAAATAATAATATTGTAAAAATTAAAGACATTAAAGTTAACGATATTCTTAATAATGGGGAGCGCGTTTGCGCAGTCGTTTCAATTGATAAGAAAAATATGTCAAAAATGTATGATTTTAGTATACATGCAAACAACGTGTTAACATGCACAAAAAATATTAATATTTTAAAAAATAATATGAATACCAATAATACTGCCAATTTAAAAGGTATTGAAATACAGGATGATTGTTTACAGTTATATCATTTAGTTACAGACAAAAAAAGTTTTGAAATTAATAATGTTTATGTTGGAGATTATAATACAAGCATCGAGAAGTTTTTATAAAAAATTTACTTATTTAGGTAAAATATTATCTATGTAAAATTTATAACAAATGGAAATAACGATTTTTGGTAATAAAATGCGTTTAGAACTTATTATATTAACTATTTTCATTGCTAATTTTATTTCGCTTAATTTAATATGCACCTGTGCTGGTGGCATTACAAATTTATTTAATATTGTAATGCGGTTTTTATCTCAACTTTTAACGGGTAATACTGAAACATTTCAAACCAATCTTGGAGCTTCGGAATTAGATTACACACTCGGTGCTGGTGTAGAAGGTACATATGAAAAACCTACCGAAGATTACAATCCATACTCTCATTTAGAAAATAATGTTGGAACACCCAAACCATTATCAGAAGGTCAAATGGATGTTTTTGCCGGAAATAAAGTGAGTCCTGATTGCTGTCCGTCTCATTACAGTAATAAAGATGGTTGCATGTGCTCCACTCCGGAACAAATGAAATATTTAAGTGAGCGTGGTAGCAACAATAAAGAGTAAATAATATAATATATTCTAAACAAAAAAATATATTATAAACAAAAAAATATTTTATAAACAAAATTTATTTATTAATAGTTAAATTAATGTTTTACATGTACATCATGTGCTGCCATGTGTTTGGTTCATCTTGTTTAATTAATTTGTCTACTAATTCGTTATCTATGGTAATTGGAAATTTAACAACTACGTCCAAGTCTTTTTTAAATATATTTTCTTCTGGTTTCATCAATCTACAAAGATTTAATTTTGTATAAATTATTTCTAAACACCTTTTAAGATTTCTTACACCTGCCTCTTTATCGGTATATTTTTCAATAATATACTGTATAATTTTATCTGGTATTATGATGTCATCTTTATTAAATCTTACTTGATCTTGTATGTCCGACATCAAATAATCTTTTGCAATAACAGTTTTTTCTTTTAAATCATAACCCTTTGTTTGTATTCTATACATACGGTCTTTTAAAATCGGATTAATTTTTGATTCATCATTGTAACTGAAAATAAACATGCATCTGCTTAAATCAAAGTCTAATTCCGAAAAATACTTGTCATGAAACTTACTATTTTGTGTAGTATCTGTCAAATGTGTCAAAATCCCAATAATTTCTTCACCTTTGGGCGTATCACTCACCTTGTCCAACTCATCAAAATATATAATTGGGTTCATACATTTACTCTTTACCAAGATCTCTACAATCTTTCCCCAAGTAGACCCCTCATAAGTATAAGAATGACCTTCCAAGAAACTGGAATCTGTTGCTCCGCCCAAAGCAATGAAGGCAAAATCCCTGTTTAATATTTTACTGATGCCTTCTTTTACCAATGTAGTTTTGCCCGTTCCCATTGGTCCTTTAATCGCAATAGATGTGCCAATCGAATTAGGATTAGAGATCCATTGTCCAATCATTTGCATTATTTGTAGTTTAGCATCATTTAAACCATACACTGCATCATCAAGAATTTTTTTAGCACCTCCCATAAAATTATGACACTTTTCTATACCATCGTCTATTGTCAATGGAATATTGTCATATTTACCAAATGGAATTTGCATAAATGTATCTATCCAGTTTTTAATTTTATGATACTCTCCCGCTCCCTGTTCAAGATACTTCAAAGAGTTAATTTTTTTATATGCCAATGCTTTCATTTCAATCGGAATATCAGAATCTAACAATGCCAATCTATATGGTTTATCTATCTCTCCATATTCCATAATTTCTTTTACTTGTTTCAATACCAATTCTTGCTTCTCAACGCTCATATTATCTTTGAAAAATTTAATATCGTTTAATGTTTTTTTTTCACTCAACAACTTTTTCAATTTAGCAGCATTTTTAGTTCTTTGTTTCAAATTTTTTTTCTTATTTTTCTTATTAAAATCCTTCTCTTTGGATTTAATATCTTTTATAATAGATTTCATTACATCATTGTTCTTGTCTTCTTCCGGCAATTCTTTCAACATATCGTCGAACTTTTTAAATACCTCTTCATCGCCCAATGATGATTTATTTTTATCCCTTTTATCTTTTTTATCTTTTTCATCATCTTCTGTTTCTTCAGTTTCTTCGTCATCCTCTCCTTCATCCTCCGTTTCATCCTCCGTTTCATCCTCCGTTTCATATTCATCCGTTTCTTCGTCGTATTCTAAATTAGGATCACCAATAGTAAATATTATGTTAAATTTATTACCGTTTGATAATAATTCGTCTAACTCATCCTCATCGCTGTATTCATCATCAGAATCCTCGCTGTATTCGCTATCAGATTCAGATTCATCAGGTTCATCTTCGCTATCATTTAATTTGGGTATTTCATCGTCGCTCTCCTCTTGTTCGCTCTCCTCTTGTTGTTTCTTTTTTTTTCTATTAGTTTTTAGCTTAGAATTTTTTCTTAATTTCTTTGGTTCAGTAATATTTTTTTTACCTTTTAAATTATTGAGACTATCACTTTTTTTTAAAACTTTCTTATCTTTATCTGATTTCTTATCTGATTTCTTATCTGATTTTTTATCGATTTTTTTATCTTTATCGGCATTAATAATTTTATTTTGCATATATTTTGATGGAAACATTTCCTGAATTAATTTTAAATATTTATCATGATTAAAATCTTCGTCTATTTCTTCGCTATCATAATCTTCATCCGAAGACGATTCATTATTTTTATAAGAATCGTTTGAAATTTTTTTAGATTTAGAGCGAGTATTATAAAAATGTTTTTTCTTTTCTTTGGACATATTATTTAGTTAATTAATATATTTTTATATATTATTTTAACTTCAATTTTATAATTTAATAATTTTTATAATAATTTTTTATAATAATTTTTATAATAATTTTTATTTAATTAAATTATAATATTATAAAATTGAACCGAAACTATCTAAATATATATTTATGTATTATAAGAAGGATGACCCAAAATAATGATACAATCAATAAACATAATTCTTCAAAAATTTTAGGAATCCAATTTAGTATTTTATCACCTGAAGAGATTCGTAATGGTTCGGTATGTCAAATTACAAGCCGCGACACATATATTAATAATAAACCTGTAATTAATGGACTATTTGATCCAAGAATGGGTGTATTAGAACCAGGGTTAATATGTCCTACCGACGGACTTAATTATATGCAAACGCCTGGTTATTTCGGTCATATTGAGCTTGCACGTCCGGTGTTTTACATACAATACTTAACGTCGATTATTAAAATTCTTAGATGTACTTGTGTTAAATGTAGTAAATTGCTGATCAGCAAAGAAACTTATAAGCATTTCTTGAACGATCCACCCGATGTTAGATGGAATAATGTGTTTGCACTCGCAAGTAAGATTAAACGATGTGGCGAAGATACTAATAATGGGTGTGGATGTAAACAACCAAACAAAATTAAAAAGGAAGGTTTAGCTACATTAATTGCCGAGTGGGATGAAATTGACGGCATAGATAAAAATGAAAATCCGGAAAAATTAATACTTCATATGACACCGGAAGTTGCTCTTACCCAATTAAAACGTATATCGGATGAAGATATTACTTTTATGGGGTTTAGTCCTCTGTGGTCGCGCCCAGAATGGATGGTATGCCAGGTTCTTGCAGTTGCCCCACCAGCAGTAAGACCGTCGGTAAAGCACGATTCACAGCAGCGAAGTGAAGATGATATTACTCACATAATTGTAAATATTATTAAAACAAATAAAACACTTCAAGATAAAATTAATATCAACGCAAAGGGCGAAATTTTACAAGATTGGAGCACATTGCTACAATATCACATCTCTACGCTTGTGGATAATAATATACCTGGTGTAGCTGTTGCTGCCCAACGTTCTGGCAGACCTCTAAAATCAATTAAAGAACGATTGAATGGAAAAGGTGGGCGCGTTCGCGGTAATCTTATGGGAAAGAGAGTTGATTTTTCCGCAAGATCCGTAATTACACCCGATCCAAACCTTTCGATCAATGAGCTGGGTGTTCCTAAAAAAATTGCTTTAAATTTAACTCGTCCCGTTACGGTTAATAAATTAAATATTAACTTTTTAACAAAAATTGTTCAAAATGGTCCGGATATATATCCGGGAGCGAAAATTCTAAATCGATTAAATGGTAACAGTATTTCCTTGCGATATGTTGATAGGGACTCTATTAAACTAAATTTAGGCGACGTAGTTCATCGCCACATGATGAATGGGGATGCTGTCCTATTTAACAGACAACCAACATTGCACAGAATGTCTATGATGTGCCACATCGTTCGTGTTATGAACGTTGGTGATACGTTTCGCATGAATGTAGCAGATACAAAACCATACAATGCCGATTTTGATGGTGATGAAATGAATATGCACATGCCCCAAGATATTGAGTCTGAGTCAGAACTTAGAAATTTGGCGGCAGTTAAGTGGCAGATAATCAGTCCGGCAGATAATAAGTCGATTGTTGGTATTTTTCAAGACTCCCTATTGGGTTCATATCGCTTTACCAGAGAAAATATCAATTTCACTCATCGCGAAGCAATGAACTTATTAACAGTCATCAAAAAACTTGATATTTCTAAAATATTAAACAAAGAATCTATTTCCAGTTTTGATATAATCTCGCAAATTTTACCTCCAATGTCCATGAAATACAAGACATCGGGGTTTAAAGATACTGATGATTATTCTAAATCAAATGGCGTGTTAGAAATACAAAATGGTACTTATGTAAGAGGTCAAATGAACAAAGGTGTATTTGGTGCTGGTTCTGTTGGTTTGCTTCAGCGATTGTGTAATGATTTTGGCAACGATGCTTCGTCTGAATTTGTCGACAATTTACAGAATATAGTTACCGAATATATGAAAAGTAGTTCTTATAGTGTCGGTATAAGCGACTTAATTGCAAATAAAATAACTATTAATAAAATTAACGATGTAATTATATCAAAGAAAAAAGATGTTCAGACATTAATCGACAAGACACACCTGGGTATTTTTGAAAATAAAACAGGTAAAACTGACGAGGAAGAAATTGAAACACAAATTAATAATATATTGAGTCAGGCGCTTACAGAAGCCGGTAAAATCGGTCGTAATAGTTTACAGAGTGATAATCGTTTTGTTATTATGGTAGATGCCGGATCTAAGGGCAGCGCTCTTAATATTTCACAAATGACATCTTGTGTGGGCCAACAAAGTGTAGACGGTAAAAGAATTCCGTATGGGTTTACTAACAGAACTCTTCCGCATTATAATAAATTTGACAATTCGCCGGAAGCCCGCGGATTTGTTGAAAGCTCTTTCATATCGGGATTAACCCCACAAGAATTATTCTTTCACGCAATGGGTGGCCGAGTAGGTCTTATCGATACTGCTGTTAAAACATCACAAACTGGTTACATTCAACGACGATTGATCAAAGGTATGGAAGATTTAAAAGTAGAATATGATATGACCGTTAGAAATAGTAAAAATAAAATTATACAATTCTCTTATGGGGATGATAATTTTGATACTATAACAGTTGAAAATCAAAAATTACCGCTTGTATCAATGTCACTGGAAGATATTTATTTACATTTTGACATGTCAACAGACAAAAATGTGTTATTATATACAAGCGACACACTTAAGCGAGTTAAAAAACAAAAAACCGAGTTAAATAAAAAATGTAAAAGTATGATAGAAACTTTTATTGAAGCCAGAAGTGAAATAATTAAGAAGGTGTTTAATAATAACGATTCCGACCTTATTCATATGCCAATCGCTTTCACACATTTAATTAATAATATTCAAGGGCAACAATCTATAAATATCAATTCTCTTGTTGATATTACTCCATTGGAAACATTTGAACTTATTGAAAATGGTTTAAAACGTCTTCAAAGTTTACATTATATTAACCCGAATCAATTATTTGAAATAGTATACTATTATTACTTGACTCCTAAAAATCTACTTCTAATTAAAAAATTAAACAGAAAATCCATTAGTCTGCTGATAGAAAATATTATATACAAATATAAAAAATCTATTGTAGCACCAGGTGAAATGGTTGGTATGATTGCAGCACAAAGTATCGGCGAACCAACCACCCAAATGACACTTAATACATTTCATTTTGCTGGCGTTGCCAGTAAGTCAAATGTAACGCGCGGTGTTCCGCGTGTCGAAGAAATCTTATCCTTGTCGGAAAATCCCAAAAATCCATCTTGTACGATCCATTTATTTCCGGATGAAGAAACGAGCATCGACAATACTGAAATTATTAGACATCGCATAGAGCACACTAAATTGTCCTCTATTGTTAATAAGATTCAGATTTGTTTTGATCCAAATAAAGATACATCTTTAATCGACGAAGACAATATATTGCTGCAAAAATATAATAAATTTGAAAATATGATCGACGAATGTAATAATAAGAGTGAGGATGAGAATGATAAATCTAAATGGATAATCAGGATAGAATTAAATAAAGAAGAAATGTTATACAAAGACATCAATATGGACGACATTCATTTCGCAATTAAAAACATATATAATGATGAGATTGAGTGTATTTACAGTGATTACAATGATGATAAATTAGTTTTCAGAATAAGATTGATTAACGCTATTAAAAAAAGCGCAAACAAACAAAAATCGTTAGATCAATCAGACGAAATATATAAGTTGAAAACATTTCAGGATCATTTGTTAAATAAGATGGTTCTTAGAGGTATTAAAAATATCGACAGAGTTATTCCTCGTAAAATAATTAATACTGTCAAACAAGAAGAAGGTCAGTTTGTCAAGAAAGATATTTGGGTTTTAGATACAGTAGGAACTAATTTGTTAGAGATTTTAAATCTTGATTACATTGATGTTAATAGAACTTATACCAATGATATACGAGAGATCAAAAGAGTTCTTGGCATAGAAGCCGCGAGGCAAGCAATATTCAATGAGATCACAGATGTAATGGAGCACGACGACACTTACATTAATTATCATCACGTCGCATTATTGTGTGACAGAATGGCGTGCAACGATAAGATGGTTTCCATTTTCCGTCACGGCATTAACAATGATAATATTGGTCCAATTGCGAAGGCGTCATTTGAGGAAACGCCGGAAATGTTCTTGAAGGCTGCAAGACACGCGGAGCTCGATACTATGCGAGGTGTATCAGCAAATGTTATGTGTGGTCAGGAAGGATACTTTGGAACAAGTGCTTTTCAAACCATGCTTGATATTAATAAATTTACAAAACTAAAAGCTGAACAAATTAATTTACAATCAAATACAGAGATTATTGAGAATAGTTTTATGAACATTGAAAATAAAGATGATCCTTGCAGTATGAATAATTTAACATTTGAAAATAATGTAGAAAATTTAAATGCAACTAATACGGGACAAGTAAATGATTATGAACCAGATTTTTAGATTTTTAGATTATTCGATTATTCGATTATAACATATAACAGTAGCTTAATAATAATTCACATAAATAATAATAATAATAATAATAATAATAATAATAATGATAATAATAATAATATTATCATTATTAATAACTGTATATAAATATAAATATAAATATTGTATAAATAATATTATGAACTCATTTGGATTTATTTTATCATATTTTTTATTAAATGAAAAACTTTATAATACAAATGAGATAAAAGAAAAAATACAAAACCAAATCCAACACATTTTATATAATGATATCATTAATTCGTTATCACATAGTTATATCTTTGCTGATGATTTTTATAATTATTTTATAAATAATAAGTTTAATTTTATAAAAAAAAATTTTATAAATCCATTATTTTTATCAAAAGATACTTGTGATTATAATATTGATATTTTTAGAAAGACGCAAAAAGTTTATTATGCTATGTCAAAAATAGCAAGAATGTATAAAATTAAAAAATCCAAATTGTTTGACGTGGATAATGATTTATTATTTAACTCTTTTGACGATTTACCAAAAAGTATTATATTAACTTTGTATGACGATAAAACACGAACGATTTATAAATTCCGTATCTCAGATTTAATAAATATAATTTCTACTGCTCTAACATATGCACCCAGTTTTTTTTCTGAACCTCAAACTATTAAAAATCCATATACAAATATAGAATTTACAAAGGCACAATTATACACGATATATTACAAAATTAAAAGTAGCAGCTATAATTTACCTACTATTTTTCATTTTTATTTTTTAAATAATTTTAATCTATTAGATTTTCGTAAAAATTGTGACTGCTATATTCGTGAAAAAGTAATTGATGATTTTGTTATTAATGGCAATGTTACAAAAAAACATAAATATATTTTACAAATGTTCGAAGAATATAATTATATAGGTATTGTCATTGACAAAGATTTTCCAAAAAAAACGCTTGTTAACACGTTTAATGATTATATCATAGATTATTTAACAGAATGCTATTCTTTTAATAATATATTAAGAACGATTTCTAAAAGAAACTTAAAAAAAAACTTAAAAAAATTTAAAACTTTAAATCCAAAATACGGAAGAAAAATATACAAAATAAACAAAGAGTTTAATATTAATAATATTATAACAAATAATACAAATTCTAATGACATAAGTAACAATGTTTTTATTTTTGGAAATAATAGTAATAATAATAATACTAATAATAATACTAATAATAATAATTATGAATATACTTTTGTGGATAATGTAATTGAAGAAACTCCAATAAGCAATACTATTAGAAGAAATAAAAGAAATGGTAGAAATGGTAGAAATGGTAGAAATGGTAGAAATGGTAGAAATGAGAGTATTGATTCTCACATCACAAGCAATAATAATAATAATAATAATAATAATAATATTATTTTGTCGGCTGCGTTTTCTAGTATAATTAGTAATTATACTGATTATGTCGATCAAATACCTATTTCAGATGAGTATATATCAACAGACGATGACGATGATTCTGATGATACCGATGGTTCGGATGATACAATTAATATAAATAATGATACTGAAAGTGGGAGTGATATTGACAGTGATACTGTGAGTGATAGTGATATTGTGAACGATAGTGCAACGTCAACGAGTAGTGAAAATTAAAATAGAAGTTAAAAATATAATTATTAATATTATTAATTATATTATTAATTATATAGTTATTTATATTTAATTACTGTAAAATTGGTTCTACTGTTCCGTGTGTGTTATATTTTACAAAGTCATTTTTAGTTACAGGTATAAGATTCTCGAAATATTCTTGGTTTAAATTGCTATCTAATAATAATATTTCGTTATCCGATAATTGAAGTTTAACATCTGTAAAATTCAAAAAAGATTTGGGTTCTAATATAAATGATCTTATGCCATGATATCTAACTAATTCGTCAGATAATCTTCCATAATAAATTTTCTCATTATCCTCATTATTCAATAAATTTTTATTCGGTATTATTAATTTACAATTTTTATCCTTCCTACTATAAAAACACGTAGTGTTACAATTTTTCGTCTTTTTAACATAACAGTTTGTTATATTTGTTAAACTATTAATTATATTATCTTCATAATGTGAAAAGGAAACTTTATTATTTAACAATTTTGTTATTATTTTTTCGATTTTTCTCAATTTCGTATAATATAACATTTTGTTTGAATTTATTATCTTTTCCATCTCCGATTTTATTTCTATATTTTTATAATCATTTATTACTATTCTTAATGTGCTTCTAAAAACACTATAAAAATTATTTTCTAATTTTATTTTATTAATATACACATTTCTCTCCTCATCAATATCATCGTTTGTCAGCGACATAGCATCAATTACTACATGACTATTTTCTTTAACAACGTCTAAATCGTCCTTATAGTTCGGTTCGGGTAATACAGGAATAAATTGGTTAGTCTGTGTTATTACCCCTATTATAACTTCATCTTCAATAACTTTTAAACTCGGTTTACACGGAATATTTGTATCTGATAACTCGTGCATGTTATTTAAAAACTCTTTTGTATCTTCATAAGATATTGCAAACTGATTATCAATATATATATAATCGATATCAACCATTAACGCAGAAGGTAAACACGGAACTAAACAAGTTTTATTATCATTAGTAACTAACAAACCAATTGTTTTGCCGTTATAATTAATTACCTGTTTAAATTTTTTAAAACCAATATCTTTTAATATATCTAACAATTCGCGCAATATTATATTTTTTTTAAAATTGTATATTTTCAATTTTTTTGGGTTACATTTATTTTCAAAAGATTTTTTTACTATCTTAAAAAATTCTTTTATATTATCGATGCTATTATTATTATTAAAAAAATTATTTCTTTGTATTTCCGTCAAGGTATCTGTCTTTTCTGTATCCATTCGCTGTATGATTGGCTCGTAAATATTTTCGTTCTTTAATATTAATATTGTGTTCTTGTTTGGATCAAATATATTATTTGAATAATGATTAGATGGACAAATTATTTGAATATTATTTGTAACGTCGTCGTCTGCAAATTCTAATATTACCATATTTAAACCGTCGGGAAACAATTGTTCATTTGGCATACATATTAAATCCCATAAATAATTATAATCTATTATATTCGTATCATTATTAATGTAATTTTTAAAATTATTATATGAGCTTATTACCTTTTTTAATAAGTGAAGTTGTTCGGGATTTTCCAAATTTGTATTATTATATAATAACGAATCTTTATGGTCATTTATATTTACTTTCATATTGGCATCAAATAATTGAATTAAATTGCCATTTTGTAGTGTCATAAAATTATCTATGTTTAATGCGGCAAGTAATTTTTTTTTCATTTTTATAACCGAAACTGTATTTTTTTTATTTCTACTTATCGACCAATATTCCGCTATTACCGAGATAAAAGACTGTTTTTCATTAAACTCTACACCATATCTTAAAAGGCATTTTGTATTTGTTATTAATTTATTATCATAATTAATTTGACACTTATTGCCTTTAATTTGTAAAAAATTATGAATTTGTATTGGCATGAATCCGTATTTACCTTGTTCGAGTGGAAATGAAGTTGACGACATAATATAGTCTGTATTTTTTTTACTTGATTTTGGTTTTTTTAATAAATTTTTATTTGTATTTTCTTCATTATTGTCTTGTAAACATTCTTCTCTTCTTTTTGATTGAGCTGGTTGACTCCATCTTTCATTATGAAAACAGCACGCCATACATTTATCTTTGGGGTGTTTATTTTTTCCCAAAAATCCAGGAACATAATCAATATATTTACCATCTTTATCAACGTGTTTTTTTGATTTAAATTCATATATATTTGCCCCTTCTGGTATTACAGTAGCTTTTTCTGGTATAATATTACCATATTTACCGGATTTAACTTGTTCTTCAGTTAGACTAATATTTCTTTTAATATCCCAATATCTTGGACATATATAAGAATATTTTTTATCTTTATCGCTTCCAAATTTAACGATTTGTTTATATGAACCAGGACTTTCTTTATCAATTTTTTCAACTTCGCTATCTGTCAATATAATAGGTTGACGTCTATCCGAAAAAGGGCACATTCTGGAATATTGATTAAATTTTTTATTTTCTATTTTTCGCAAATATAATGTTGGTTCTAATTCATTTAATTTATCAAAAAATAAATTTCCTTTAGATGTACGTAATTTTTTGCCAGTAATATCAATATCTAAATCTTCTTCATTTTCTTCCTCTGGATCCGGAGTATCGTCTCTGGCACCACCCATCATGTCGCCCTCGTCTGTGTTTGCATCTTCGCCATCCCCTTCGAGTTCTTCTTCTTCTTCCTCGCTCATCAACGAAAAGTCATCATCGCTCTCGGCATCTGTATAATAACCAGCATGTTCTATTTCTTTTACCTTCTCTATTTCCTCTTCTACTATAATTTGTTTAGTATTGCATAATTTTTTATATTCCGAATTGTTTGATATATTGCTTATCTCTGGAAATTGTGTTATGATTAATAAAGATTCCAAATAAATAAAAATGCTGTTTAAATAATTGATATTATCAATACCATTAATTAATATATTTAATTTATTATCATAACTCCCCTTAGTCATTACTATTGAAAGACCCGGATTACTTCTAATTTTTATTCTACGGTTATTCGTTTCTAATAGTTGGAAAACGCTTATTATCTCTCTTATTTCATTTTTTGCATCCTCTATTTCTATATTAAAATTATTACTATATTCGGTTTCTATATCTTCCATTAATTCGTCGTTTCTCAACATATCTAAAACGAAAATCTCCTTGCTATCCATCTCATTATAGTTTGATACTCGCTTATATCTTAAATAAATATCATTTTTAATGTCGTGATTTATTATATTGAATACGCTCGACAAACAACCAATGTTTTTCTTCAAATTAAGTTTTTTACTTAATTCAATTATTAATTCATAATCAATATTTATAATTTCCACATTATCGTCTTTAACAGATGAAAATAATTTTAAATTATAACCACTCTGCGATAAATGTGTTTTTAATATTTCTAATATAGGATTTACACTCTTTTGTATTAAATCGTCGATATATTCATACGTTACACCTTTTTTAAATTCACTCTTGATTAGTATATTTCCCTTATTATCAATTTCACATATCACCTCTAAAAGTTCATTTTTATAATTATGTTGTATATATAAACCGACTTGCTTTATCTTGCCTACTGTTTTTGATAATTTTATTATTATTGCTTTATTTAAATATGGAATTTTAGAACCATTTAACGCCAAGTTATCGCTATATAATTTATACATTTTATCTTGTCTGTTACCATAATTTAACTTAATAAAAGGAACTGTTTTTGTTGCTGGTATTAACTTAAATACCATATCCAATGGTAAATTTAATTTATTGTTTTGTCGCAATTTAATATGGATTTTTTTAATTCCTTTATCTATGTAATCAATATTTTTATTTTTATTTAAATGTATGCTGTTCAAAAACTTAATATTTTGTAGTTTTCTTTCGAATATTTCATTTTTTACCTTATCTTGTGATAATTGTATTAAATCATTTCTTTTATTTAAAAATTGTTCTTTATTTGTAATTTTATTTTCAATTAAAAATGGATAATAAATATTAAACATATCTTCTTCATTGACATTATTTTTCTCATTAAAATCTAACACATCTAAAGCGTTGCACAGAAATATTATATTTTCGTTTATTACTCCTCGTTCCATTAAAAGTTCATTATTTGTTGTGGGTATTTTCTTATTAAAAATATCAATTAATTTATTATCTATAAGATAAGGGTTTACTATATACATATTTTTATCACTATATTCTTGTCCTAATGGTATATATATTAACGATTCTTTATCGTCTAAATTTAATTTTATTAAATCATTAAAGTTGTATACATCTTTTGTTTCTAACATATCAAGATTGGTGTCTGAATTTTCTATATTATATAATAAAGTTATCATATCTTCTTTTAAAATCTCTCCGTTATCATTTATGTTTTCATAAATAATATTTGTATCTAACTGTTTTTTTTGTTGAATAAATAAATAAAGTTCTTCAAATGACAATTCTAAATTCGAATATTTTATAAATTTTTTCTTAATTGTTTCTATACTATCGTCAATATAAAGCATCTCATTTAAAAATTCTATTTCTATATTATCTTTAATTAACTTTTGAATAAATTCTTTACTAAAAAGATCCTTAAATAACTTATCATTTGGATTTGATTTAAATTTTTTTTTCAATTCATCATTAGTTTTTTTTATTTCATTTCCTATAAAAATATACAATTTATCTATCGCATTATTTTTAACATATGCAATTTTATATATTTGAGACATTTATATAAAAATATACTATATTATTTTATATAAATGAGTTTTAAATTAATAGTGGCCGTATCTAAAAATTATGGTATTGGCATAAATAACGATTTACCTTGGAACATTAGTGAGGATTTAAAACATTTTTCTAAAACAACCAAGGGTAACGGTAATAATGCTATTGTTATGGGACGCAATACGTGGGATAGTTTCAACGGTCGCCATCTTAAAAAGAGGGATCATCTAATTTTATCTACATCTTTAAGTATTGATAATACATCTTCCTATGCCGATGCCGATGCCGATGCCGAGATTATTAAATCGTTTTCTACTATTGATAATACATCTTCCTATGCCGATGCCGATGCCGATGCCGAGATTATTAAATCGTTTTCTACTATTGATAATGTTATTGATTTTATTAATAATAAAAAATATGAAGATGTTTGGATTATTGGCGGAGAGAGCATTTATAAATCATTTCTTGAATTAAACTTAATTAGCGAATGTTATATTACTTTTGTTGATAATTCATATGAATGTGATACCTTTTTTCCAATTGATTTATTAAAAGAATGGAAATTCGACGAACCTGTATTTGTAAATACTAAACAAAATTTTGATGTTTATGTTAAACGATTTTATAAATCATAGTAAGGATTATCTGTTATCTTCATACCACAATAATTTTTAGGATCCTCTTTGTAATCTTCGGGTTTATAGACTCCTATTATTTCTGCTTCTTCTAATAAAAATTTGAAGTTATTCCAAAACTCTTCGTTATGACCTATGCTCTTAGATGCGATGTGTGATAATTCGTGTATTGCTACAAACGTTAATGTATTTAAATCAATTAATTTACCTCCATTTTTTTTTGTATTCAAACAAAAAGCAAGTTTTTCACCTTTATTTTGACTATACGCAGTATACTCACTTGTCGGTAACGTTTCATATATTTTTTTTGGATTAAACTTACTTACAAGTCTTTTACAATTTGCTCTATCTGGATATTTTTTCCCTACATGTTTAACTAACTGTTTTAATTTAACATTCACATTTGCTAATTTATCTGCTGCTAATTTTAATTTATTTCTTTCACGAACACAATATTTATTTCCATCAACGTCTGATATAATACATTTTAAGTGGAAATAATCAGATTCTTTGTATATGCGATAGGTTATTACCAAAACAAAAAATATTATGGTATATCCTAAAATGTTAATTTCCATATATATTAAATTAACATTCTAAAGTATTAAAAATTAAAAATTAAAAATTAAAAATTTTTAATTATTTATATAATTATTGATTGCGCGAGCCTAATTCTAACGGGACGCGCATAGTGTCCGATTCTATTGTCGTATTCATCCAAGGGCTGACATTGGTTGTTGGGTTCGGATGCTCCGAGCGAATCTGTAAATTCGCGTTGCGAAGCGAACTGCCTACAGTATCTATACCAGTGTGATAACCGGCTTTTAATAAGTTTACGTTATTAAGATCGCCAGTTCCAACCGGATTTAACTTTGACCACTCGTTATTTTGGTCAGCCGGTAATAATTCTTCCGGATTGCTGCCAGTAACCTCCGAGTTAATAGACGACTCATTAACATCGGCAAAGTCGCCATTATCATCTCCGGGGTTTGAATCGGACGGCGCGTTGAATTGATCACGCGCTAACGGTGTAAGAGTCTCATCAGAAGTTTGTTTTCTTTTGGTAATTTGATTAATTAAAATAATTAAACCAATAATTCCAACTAATCCGATTAGAAATTCCGGTTTAAGACAAGATTTAAGGCTTTTCGGGAATTTTTTTAAAAAACTCATTATATAAACTTAACGATAAAATATTTTTTTTAATTTATTTAATTTATGCTAAAGATATTTAATTTATGCTAAATATATTTAATTTTCTATATTATAAAATTCTTCTTCTTCTTCTTCAGAATCATCAATATCGTCCAACATATATTTTGTCTTAATATTTTTAGCTTCTAAAAATGTATTTAACGCTTCTTTGCGCGAGTGTTTTGCGCGTATCATCATTTCTTTATACATATTATAATAGACCTCTTGTGGTTTTACTAATTTCAATGGATCTCCTTGCGGTATTTCTATATTTATTTCTTCGATACCATTAATTTTTTCTAAAGTATCAATATTTATCTCATTTAAATCAATATTTAATACACCATTTTTTGGTTCTTCAACATGTTTCTCAATTTCATCGTCATTAATTGGTTCATCGTCATTAATTGGTTCATCGTCATTAACTGGTTCATCGTCATTAATTGGTTCATCGTCATTAACCGGTTCATCGTCATTAACCGGTTCATCGTCATCGTCATTGTCGGTTTCATCGTCATTGTCATTATCGGTTTCATCGTCATTGTCGGTCTCATCGTCATTGTCATTAACATTAATATGAACCTCTTCATCCTCTTTAACGTGTACCTCCTCTTTAACAGGTTCATCTTTTTTCATTTTAATAACTTTTTTTTCTAAAGTATTTGCAATTTTTAAATCAGGTTTTTTCTTAATTAAACATACATCGCTTATTTCCGGTTCTGTTTTTAATATCATTATTTGATTTAATTTAACTATTATTTCAAAACTCTTAGAAGAAAATTTAATTCCTTCTATTAATATTAAAGGTATTAGCGTGCTATTATTATCTACCGAACGTAAATCTATACTCTCTTCATTTTCATTATATACCTTGCATTTGCTAATTCCCGTTGTTTTATTTGTATCTATGTAGGTTCTAAATAGTAATTTTTTTCCAGACGAATACATCCTAACCAAGGGGGTCATCAAGCTTTGAATATCATCTTTATCTATATCATTTGAAAACCATAAATTCTTTTTTTTATTTATACAATCCAAACATTGATTTTCAAACTTTTCAATCCATTCTATTAATAAATCTTCATTATTTTTTTCGTAAAGTAAATCGAAATACTTATTCTTTTTTGTTTCTACTAAACCTTGTTTAGTAGAACATTTAGGTAGTTGAAAATATAATGGTTTATTATCTAATAGGATTTTAGTAAAAAAAGAACCACCTTGTACACTATGTGGATTATCTAAACTAATGTTATTTAAATTAATATCATTATTTAATTCGTATATTTCCATTAAAAAATATGAAGAATATTAAGTTCGTATTACGACGCATAAAATATTTTAAATATATATTTAAAATAATATGAAAGATAAGTTTTTAGATTATTGTTCTAATTTATTAAAACAGGATGATATTAAAAAAGAAATAAGAAATATAATTACACCATTAATAGAATTAATATTTTTAGAAATATCGCCGTTTATTTATTTATTTTTATGTTTATTTATTCTGACTTTTTTAATAAATTTAGCTATATTTGTTATTTTAATTTTTTTAATGCGGAAAAAAAATCTTATTTTTAATTTGTAATTTTATGTTATAGTAATATATAATGGGAAAAGTAAAGCGTAAAGTCAAATCGGTAAGGCGTAAAAGTAAATCGGTAAAGCGTAAAGTCAAATCGGTAAAGCGTAAAAGTAAATCGGTAAAATACAAATCTAAGGGAGGCAGTTTATTAGCATCGATCCAAAGTAATTTATTACCTGTCAGCATGATTGTTTTAAATAATCGTTTAACTAAAAAAAATATTAAGAAATTTACAAAAAAATTTAAATTTTAAATTATTTTATTATAATAAACATGGCCAATGATGGATTTAGAGAAGACATAAAATTATGGGTTTCGTTGGACAATGAAATAAAGAATCTTACCGCAGAAGTTAATAATTTAAGAAATAAAAAAAATACGGTTAACGATAATATATTTAATTATGTCGAGAATAATAATTTAAGCAATTCAGTAATTAATATAACTGATGGACAATTAAATTTTACTGCAACTCGTCAAACATCTGGGATTACTCTGAAAAATATAGAGACCGTGTTAAAGGAAACTTTAAATGACAAAGATACAACAGATTTAATTATTGATAAGCTTAAAAAATCAAGAAGCACAAAAATGATTAATACAATAAAACGTATAAATACAAACTAAATATTACAAATATATATTATATATATATGTCTCTTTTAGATATTAACGATTTTGTTATATGTCGTGAAAATAATGATTATAAGTGTTCTGGTTATAAGATTAATAATAGTCATTTAAAAAATGAACAGTCACCGTTGATTACCAATAATTCAAACAATAAAAATATAAATAATGTAAGTAATATTAGTGAGTTATTTAATAATACTGCTTTTCCGATGGGTTTATTATATAACAATTATGACGATAAACATTATTTAGAACCAAATATAAAAGATGATGATGGGGTTATACCAGACGATTTGTATGATAAATTAATTAAATTTTCAAAACAAAATAATGAACCCAAAAAACCCAATAAAACTAAAAAAAAAGTTAATAAAAAAATTAAAAAAAAAAATAAAACTAAAAAAAAATAGTTCTGGGAAATTAATATAAAAATAAATGTAAAATTTATTTTTATAATATAAAAATTATACCATATTCCAGTTATCTGTGTTAAATGGCGATAATAGAATGTTTGGTAATTTTTGTTTCCATTCATCAACTAACTCATCAAACCGTATTTCCTTGTTTGTTTTCTGATATATAACCGAATTTTCCATGCGTTTTATTTCATCCGGGGTTATATTTGGTTTAATGCCATAACAATTTACTCCAAATTTAACATTTGGATTATCAATAAAACCACCATTTATTCCAGGTCTTCCGCAGTCATGTTCGTGTCCCTCTATCTCTTGTAAATTGGTCCATTTGCTTTCCTGTGTTGGGAACAATGCCATTTGCCCTTTCGACCAACCATAGCTACACCAATCGGCACCTTTATTATATGCGTCCTCTACCTCTTTATATGTTGCTAAACGTCCACCAAAACTTTTTGCGATTGCTTTGGCGTCATTAAAAGTATATTTATTACCTGGTATATGATATACTTCTTCTTTTAACATGTTATTTGGTTCGCTTGTTGGTTCGCTTGTTGGTTCGGCATTCGTTAGTATATCACTTAAATTATCCGAATCGACTTTAATATTTACTTCAGCATCAGAAGAAAATATATTTTTAATTCCCGTAGTAATATCTACATTAAATAAATATGATACACCATTTAATAAAATTAATAGTATAAATATACTCCACATTAATAGTTCTAAAAATACTACATAATTATTTGAACTATTATCATCGGTCACATTTTTCTCTCCTAAAGATGCAAATATAACAAAATAAATTATAATTATCGCCGCCACCACAAATATAACTTTAGGATTAGCATCTAATATATTTAAATAATTATTTGGAATACCAGTCATCGAATTAATATTAATATCCATATATAGTTATAAATTATTTTTTTTTACGATAAAAGAAACAATATGATTTTTCACTAATTAATTTATCTTCGTTTATTTCATTTACCATCGTATCATTAAATTCATACCATTTATTATTAGCATTTTTGATGTATGCTGTATAATGACCCCCCATCGAACCGCCCGAATGATTGCATATACCATAGAGATCATAGACATTATCTAATTTGTTATAGCCAATAACATATTTGCTCAAATCGACATCGTTTATATCAGCTTTAACTACTTTATTATTTCTGTTACCATTCTCATTCCATCTTTTTAAATCGATAATTAATATTTTTGGCAAATCCCAAAATACAATTTTTTTAGTTACATCTTCTTTCTCGTTAGTTTTTTCGTTAGTTATCGCATTTTCTCCCAATAATTCTTCTGGTTTGCAATATAGATCTAAACATTCTTGTAATGTTGGTTCCTTAATATCACCAGGTATTGGTAGACTTAAAATTGAAAATGGTTCAGGGATTATATTAAGATTCTCTCCTGATTTTATTGATTTTAACTCGGTAATTTGTATACTAAAAAATATATCCAAAATTTCGGAATATTCTTTTGTATAAATATTTTTCATCATATTAAAACATTTTAACGCGTATTCATCTGTATCATTTAAAGAGGTCCCAGTAATATCCATATCCACTTCTCTTGCTAATGAATTATGAAAACAATCTAATAAAAAAAGTATGTATTCTTGAATATCATTCTGTGAATAATTGGAAAATATTTCAATATTTTTTGACAGCGAAACATTTTTTACGGCATTTACAAAACCATTCGGTGCAATTGTACAATTAGCACTCCACATTAATTCGCGAAGATTATCCCACTCCACCAATAATAATGTGTCGGGTTTTTTATTCAATTTATTTTTATATTTTTTATCATTAAGAAAATTATTTAATTCATAAGTATGAGATATAATTTGCATACAAGAATTTAAATAACAAGTATTGCCTACATTTGCAAGACCTGTTAACCCTTTATCTTTGTATTCATTAAAATTATTCATTATATTACTCATGTTGAGTTGTATTTAAACACATTTTAATATAATACAAATACATAATGTCTGGATTTAATAATGATGACTTGCTGCTAAATTATATACAAAATATAACAAGTTCGCACCAAACTTTAAATATAATGGCAAATGTTTTAACACATCAGGAAAGAAACATTAATAATTTAATTACTTTAACTCGCGAGAGAGAAAGACGATTAGCAAACAATAATAGAAATCGTAATATATTACAACAATCATTTATCAGACAACCGACTACTATCCCAACTGAAGAACAGTTTAATTTGCCAGTTAATTTCCCTTCAAATATTATTAATAATATTAATAATATAAATAATAGAAATAATAGAAATAATAGAAATAATAGAAATCTTGGAAATATTGGAAATATTGGAAATATTGGAAATAACAGAAATACCAGAAATATAGATTTAATAAACGATTCTATTATTTATAATACATTTAGTAACATTAATAATCCAATTAATAATTCTTGCCCTATTAATCGTGAGGTATTTAATCCCGACGATAGTGTAATACAAATTATTCCATGTGGTCACGTATTCAATGAATCCGGTTTATTACGTTGGTTTGAAAATAATACTACTTGTCCAATGTGTAGATATAATTTATTAAATCAACCCGCAACAAATAACGCAGTAAATACGCAAAATAACCAAACCCAAAGACAGAGCCAATCCAATACGGTAAATAATACTGCGTTGGCCGATAATATATTAAATATCCTTTCAGAAAATATTCTTAATGAAATTAATAATTTATCTGATTTATCCGGTAATATAACTTCTGATATATCGGGTAATGCTAATGAAATTTCTTTTATATTACCGGTTCTTGACTATAGAAGATAATTAAATAATTAAAAACACATACATAATAAATTAAAATCTATTATTATTGTATATGGTAAAAAAAAACAAAACAAAAAAATCTTTTTTAAATAAAGAAGTTTTTTCTATTGCGTTCTCAGGAATATTGGGTATTATAAGCGCAAATCTTATTTTGGCTATATTTTCGGCATTATTCTTTGGTATAGGATATTCTATGATTATTAACAATAATAAAGAAGGAACGAAACCATTAGAAGATTTACAAACAAAACAATATCTCGGAGTAGGATTTTGTCTGATTGGTTTATTGCCGTGGATGAGATACTTCTTTGCCGGGTTTTTAATAGAAGCGGGTAAATCATTGTTTGATCAATCTTTTGAATAATTTATATTTTATATTTTATATTTTATATTTTATATTTTATATTTTATATTTTATATTTTATATTTTATATTATATATTTTATATTTTATATTTTATATTTTATATTATATATATATTATATAAAATGGAAACTGAAAAAGATATTTTAATGTTTTATCAAACTTCATTACGTAATGTAGGACTTTACACGTCAATATCTTTTGCGTTACTGGCGTCAAGTCGTTTTTATAGAGGGAAAAATAAAATGATCAACATATTATTCATTCTGTTAAGTTTATCCATATTGTTATGTTCGATAACAATGTGTAAATATTTAATAGACGATTTAAAAAATATGAAACAAAATTTAGATGAAATAAAATATCTAAATAAATGGGAAACTATACCCCAGGTTATTTATTATGTAAATATCACCGTTGCTTTAATTGGTGCAACAACTCTATTTAAACAAGTATCCAATTAAAATAAAAAATTTTTATAAATTAATATTATTTCATTATTTAATATTAATTACAATTACAATTACAATTACAATTACAATTACAATTACAATTACAATTACAATAAATTATCGAAGAAGTTCGATATATCTTGATGACCACCTTTCATAATATTTGTACTAATAAGGTATTTATCAAATATTATTTTTTTTACCTCCTTATTTCTTAGCGCCTCTTCTTTTTTATTATACTCTTCCAGCTTAGGATATTTTCTATGTAACAATCGTAATTCGCTATTCCACTTTCTTAAACCATTACCTTTATTTCCAGAAAACTCTGGCAATTTATGTAATACTAATGCCAATACTTGCTGAACCGGTTTCATAATTTGGTTCGTTATATAAAATGAATAATTAATTTTAACATCATTATTATTTTTTACATATTCGGGCGTTTCGATTTTTTCACCCTGTAATGCCTTCTTATCAGGATTATTTATATAAACATATTCTATGCGATCACCAACGCTCGGTTTATTTCCTGGATCGCGTTTACCGATTCTGTCGGCCAATACTTTATGTGCTATTTGTTTAGGATTTTTATAATCACCTCGCAATGATTTTGTTATTACCAATTTATCCATACCATATTTTTCATCAATAATATCTTGCAAACAATCTTTTAGAAATTTAACTGATTTATTTACATCCTTGTCTTTCATTAAAATATCTATAATTCCACCATAGATATCCTTTACGATAGGCGCATTATCACGGCGTTTTAAAACAATGCCCATCGATTTACGTTTACATTTAGTTGGATCTTCTTCATACAACATCCCCACATAACGTTTCTTAGATAACAAACAAAACGGTAAAAATGTTTTTTCATATTCTAAATCATGTGGTTTTTTCAAGTATTTTGTTGCTAACTCTCCTGCTTGTTTCGCCAACTCAATAGTTATTTCCAATGCTTTTATCCCTATTATTGGTTTATCATCCATATCTTTAAGATTAAATTTGAAAAACACAGAGTCTGTATCACCATAAACATACTCACCATCAGTCTTAACTTTTCCATATTTCGTTGTATCAACTATCTTATTTTTATAAGCACTTTCTATTACTTTTTTAGCATAAATAAGCAATAATCTGCCTATTGCTGTGGTTGATGCAGCACAATCTTTTTCATAAAACGAACTTGTTTTCGCTCCTGTTTGACCATACATAGAATTCGCAGTAACCTTAATACTCAACTGACGCTTGTCCAAAACATTTTTCATAAAATCATCTTTTTGCTGTGGAATTAATTTCCTTGTAGATTTTCTGGCCGCCAATAACTCCTCTAATATTGATGGCATAATTCCCAACTTTCCATCTGGAAATTGTGCAAATCTGCATACTTTATAACCAATTTTAACTTTCTCCATACCTGCTTTTGGATTATTATTTTTTCGCTGCCATCGGTATGTATCATACGTAATGTTAACATACTTATAATCTTTTAGATTATCATATTTATAATTATCTTCGTATTCATCATCTTCTTCATCTTTTTCATTTTTTTCTCCTGTCTCTTTTATTAGTTCATTATTTAAATCATACTCTTTGGTCCAAACTTTACTATCGTGTGAAATATTTTCGCTAATCATAGAAGATGGATATAGTGAGCTATAATCAACACAAGCAACCGGTTCTTCCAAATATAAATCACATTTTGGATCTAACACGATGGCACCTTCGTAACCATCGTCTGTGTCAAGTTTATCAATAACAGGCATTAGTGTATCTTTTTCACGACATTTTTTTGCAATATAACTTGTCAATTTAATCCCTTGTCCTCTCATTACAATAAAGTCAATCGGAACACTACATAAACCAGACATCTCAATATATTCCGTAATTACATCGATTTTGTTCATCAAATGATGAACCAAATTACAATCCTGAATACAATATTTGGCGATTAATGCTCTTTCATCGGGTCCTTCATTTGTCATTCTAAAAATATCTTGTGGAGTTACATCATCCTTTGCCAATCCCCACTTAACCTTTTTATTCATATCTGGTTTCTCAATACCGCGTATCATAAATGAACGCTCTTCTGTATTAATATTAAATACTTCAAACTTATCTCCATTTTTGTATTGGTCAACACTATGTGCCTCCTCTTGAAAACTTACAAATGTATTATTTTCCAATCCTGTTAAATTTTTACTGTATATTTTTGTATAATTTTCTTCAATATTATGTTCTATCGTTTTAACATAATCACCTATAAAATAGCCTGCTACATAATCTAATTTATATTTAATCAATTGATATTCACGCCTAAAATAATTATACAAATCGATCTGTAATCTACCGTTCATTTTAATATATTTAATATCGTGCTGTCCGCTCGCAATATATAGCGAGTTCGCTTCAATTCCTTTCTCTTCGCGACCATTAATCCATTTTCTTGATAAACACGATTCATTTTTATTTCGCGACAACTTTAAAAATTGATTTACACAATCTGTTCCTAATTCGCAAGCTCTATCATATAAGAATATATAATCAAAACCGAATATATTATACCCTATAATAATATCTGGGTCTTCTTTTTGTATTAATTTCGCCCACGCAAGCAAAACTTTTTTTTCCGTACCATAACATTCTATCTTGGAATTTTTTACTTGTGGTAAATCACTACATTCCTTTCTTACAATACAGTGGTTTAGGTATGGTTCTGTTTCACCATACTTAATAAATGTTGTTCCAATAAATGTAACAATATCACCTTTTAATTGAGGAAACAATTTCTCTTTGCGCGGACAAAACGATTCCGTTAAACAATATAATTTGGTATCTCGTTCAATGAGATGATTATTTAATAGATCCAAAACATTACCGTCTACGAAATTTGTGTTGTTTCGCTTTTTAAATATCTTATTGTATATATTTTCTTCGCCAATTGGCTCATCTACTGCTCCTTCATCCACTTCTCTTTCTTCGTTCATAACACTATCTGGATTATCATCATTGTCGTTATTGTCATCATCTGGTTTTGGAAGAGGATTTATCATCCATTTTTCAAATATCTCATCCAATTTATCTTTTGTCATTTTCTCTTTGCCTTTGGGATATACAACGTCAATGTTTTCATAATTATAATCATTGATATTGAAAGCGGTATATACCATATTTCTAAGACTTTCTTTATCGTGCAATTCATTATCCCAACTATTTATTATATTTGTTGCTAATTTTTTATAATTCTTTTTAGCCAAAGGGAAGTCTCCGTGACTACTTGACGCCTCAATATCAAAACTCGCAATTTTATAAGGAACTCTTGTTTCCTTATCTACCAATGATATGATATGTTTATAATTAATTGTATATTCGTATTTACAGCTTGTAGTTTTACCCGGAGACAAAATCAATTTTTTTTTGGGCAATCCGATCCATCCAGATGGACTAATCGACTGAATATGAAACATTCTTAGCAAAGGAGGTATATTCGCTTCATATAATTCCGTTTTACATCCACCATATTCATAACCATTCTTATTTAATTTACAGCTGTATTTACCTTTTTTATTTATAATATACCACATTTTTTTAGCTTTTTTTAATGCTGCCTCTGTTTTAAATTTTATTAAAATAAACTTATGGTTTTTATTTGCATCAAATCCATATAGCGTCTTTCTTTCTATTAAATCAAAATATGTAATATTTTCTTCTATAAAATTACCATCATCGTCTGTCTTATCCACTTCATACCGTATCTGTAATTTTAATCCGGCCTCATTACTTTTTTTCCAATTATCGCTAACTTTAATATAAAAGAATGGGTGATAATCCGTAACGGTTATTGAAGCTGTCTCGCCCTTTTCATTTATACCAAACATTTGTATCTGAAATTCCTTTTCTCCTTTTTCAGAATTACTTTCGTTTGTTGCCTCTTGCTCGTCATCTTTAACTGGCTTCTTATCATATTTGTCTTTCGTGTTGAACGTAAGCAATTTAAATGAATGATACATTATGGTTATTTACTATATTTACAACATTTATTTATACAATTTTAATTTCAATTTTAGTATATAGAAAATTTATATACTAAAATATTTTATTATATATATATGAAAGAACTCGGGAATATACTAAAAAATAACAATACAATCATTGTTTATTATTTATTATTATCTTCTTTATCCTGGTTAGCGATATGTAACGCAAAATACATGCTTTCTAAAATAAATCCGTTAACATTAGTTTTTATAACCAGTATTTTAAATTTTTCATTTTTATTATTTATTATTATTTATAGTTCCACCAATTCCAAAAAAAATATACTTAGCGATTTAAAAAAAATTACTTCTAAAGAGTATCTTATATTTATTGGATTTGCAATAATATTTTCTTGTTCTAAAATTTTTTCATCAAATTTATTAAAATTACATGATGTCCAAACCGTAAAAATATATTCTTTTATAATTTCTGTTCTTGTTAGTGGGTTAGCGTTATATATTTTAGAAAAGAAAGAATTAAATATTAATAGAATTATCGGTTTCATAATTATGGCTATAGGTGGTTATATGTTCACTTTTTAGTTTTTTTAGTTTTTTTAGTTTTTCTTTTTACTACTTTGGGTTTCTGTTTTTTGGTTTTTCTTTTTACTACTTTGGGTTTCTGTTTTTTAGTTTTTCTTTTTACTACTTTGGGTTTCTGTTTTTTGGTTTTTCTTTTTACTACTTTGGGTTTCTGTTTTTTGTTTTTTTTGGTTTTAACATCTTTGTAAGTATTCTTTATAAATTCCTTTAAAGAATCAGTATCTCTCTCGCCGTTAAATTCTTGATAGTGTTCGCCGCCAGGTTTAACCATTCTTATTGTAGGAAACCCCATAATATTCTTAGAGCAATTGCTATTTATTTCTGATAATGCGTTTGCATGAATTTGAACGATATTTAAATTCTCGTATTTTTTTTTGTCTAATTTATTTGGTAATGTTTTCCATGTTTCGCTCATCGCTATACAATGGTGACAGTTTGGGTGATAAAATTTAATAAAATTATGCTTATTATTATATTTTTTGTTAACTTCTTTGTCAAATTTATATCCATCATCTTCGGATATATTTATAACTTTCATATAATTATATTATATTTAGAGATTATTTTTCAAGAGAGAATAATCTCTATATAAACTATATATGTATATTAAACTTTTTATTATCGCGTGTGTTTTCTTATTAGGTTCTTATTATATTACGCATCCGTGCAATCAAGAAGGTTTCAAAGGTTCCTTCAACCACCAATGTCCCAATTTATTAATTCAAAAAAATAACGAAATTTTTCTTTATAATACAAAGAAGGCAAATGTTCCTGGAGTTAATCCGGTTAAATTTAATAATTTAGACGAATACACCGAGTTTGTTGATTGGCAAAGAAGTCAAAAAATTAATTGTCCAATACTATTCTTACAGAAAAATTATAACGCACAGGGCAATACTGTATACACCGCAAGAAGTAGTCCGGATAATCTCCAGGGTGGTCTTTCAAACATGTATCTTGGAAACGAAGAGCTCGATAATGAATTTGAGGACGAAGAGTATAGTAAGTTATTAGATGCTTCGAGGGACGACCCGCCTTACAACAAAAATAGTCACCCCGCTTATGATCAACAGAATCAATATATTGGAATAAATACCCCCCTTGATAAAATGTATACTGAAAAAGGTGGTGTAAGCGCAAATCCAATGGATGCAAAGTGGGGCGGTCAAAAATACACCCAATCTTTAATAGACAAAGGTTTATACCAAGACAATAATATTAAATTATAAAAATTAAATTATAAAAATTAAATTATAAAAATTAAATTTTGTATGCGTCGCTGTCCAAAATAGTTTGGGCCGTATTTAGTGTATCTTTAAAGTTTTTCAAATTATTTATTTTAACAATAATATCTTGGGTCGGTTCAGACATATGATTCTTAGATAATCCTTCCGCATTCTCTTTAATATTCTTAATTATTGCAGTTGATATGTTAGAATCTAATTTATGAAGAAGTTTTTCATAATCTTTTTCATACTCTTTTATTAAAACAGGATCTAACGTTTCTTTAGTATTGGAATCCAATTCATCAGACACTTTATTAATATTTTCAAAATTTTCTTTTTCAACTACATTATCCGACATTAAACTGGATAAAACCATATTTTGAAATCTAAACCCGTTAAACATTATAAAAAGTAAAAAAATGCCTATTATAAACATACCTAAATATTTATATAATTCATTCATATCCATTATATAAATAATAATATATTATTTTACTCAGTTGTAATTGTAAATTCTTGTATTTTTTCAGGAATCAAAAACTTATTTATATTAAGTATTGTAGTCTTCGATATTTTTCTTAATTTATCATCCTTTCCAATCTTTATAGTATTTAAGATTTCTTGATTTTCTTTTAAATGTTCTATTAAATTGCCAATTGTCTTATATTCTTGCATGATTTTCTCTGCTACATTTGTACTAACTCCTGGTATTTGTGACAACATAATAGCCCCAATATTATCTAAAGTAATATTATTTTTTTTTACTCTCGAACATACATTTACATAGCTTTCGGGTATTATATCATTATTTTTTTCATTATTTTTTTCATTATTTTTATCAATATTATAATAACATTTTTGGTTTTTATCCTTCTGTATTTTATTTGCATAACTCAATATCCATTCGGCAGTTTCTGTTAAATTATTTGTGCGATATAACGAAAACCCCTTAAAATATGTTATTGAAACAAACGCCGATAATAATGTTTTTTTATCTATTCTATTAAATCTATTATTATTATTAAATTTACTGTTATAAGAACTTAAATTACCTTCTATCAAATAAAAAATATTATGGTTGTGGAGAGAACAATTTGATAATCTATATCCCTGCTCTTTATATCTGCCGTCTTTTATACTACTTGCTAAATCATTTAGTGTTTTTCTCTCTATTATCATTATTTCTTTGCCATCATCATCATATAAAATAATATCTCCTATATCCAGAGTTACTATTTCTATGCTTATATTCTCATAATTATTTAATAAATTATTACATTCAATTATTAAATTTTGTTCTCTTACGTCTATTTTTATAAGCATTATAATTATTATATCTTTTAATATATCTTTTAAGTATTGTTTATTTAATAAAAAAATGTAATATAATAATAGTTTATCATTTAATAGTTTATCATTTAATAGTTTATCATTTAATAGTTTATCATTTAATAGTTTATCATTTAATAGTTTATCATTTAATAGTTTATCATTTAATAGTTTATCATATTATATTATTATTAGTAATATGATAAAAAAATCCTTAATAATGAAATTTATACTTTTGTTAATAATTCCTATTTCCCATTCTTTAATTCCATTACGCGTTTCAAAAATTAATCCTGCAGATAGGATGAAACATTTGGATTTAATTTGGAAAATAAGAGAGGAAATTGACGAATGCGATGTAAATAAAGGAGATGTATGTGGAAGCGAATGTCTAAACTGTGAGGGCAAGGGCGAAATTATATGCAAGTATTGCGGAGGAACAGGATTCCTAATGTTGGGCAATGATTTAATAGGAACAAACAATGATTGTCCTGTATGTAATGGAACAGGTATGAATGAATGTAAAAAATGTATGGGAGCCGGATATATTGTAAAATGGCGAGACGATTATAGTGAATAATTTCATATTAAATTCTTGTATGATATGATATTATATTTTGATATGATTTAAAAATATATTATTAACATTTATAAGATGAGTGGTATTGATAATATAATTTTAACTCATATTGCCGATAATGAAGAGATGAAACATATTCAACGGGACGATGATGTAATAGATATAAATGGAGATTTAATATTTGACCCTTTTAATACCTTAAACCGAGAGATTACATTGAATGAAGTTCAATCTATTCTCAGCAATTATGGTATTAATAGTAAGATTAATAATATTGAATTGTATAAAAGGGCGTTTATTCATAAATCTTATACGAAACGTCCTGCGATTGAGAACGAAAATGCGAATATAACTATTGTAGAACAGCCTAACAATTGTATGTGTTTAAAAACAAAATCGAATGAACGGTTAGAATTCTTGGGAGATGGTGTGTTGGAGCTTATAACGAAGTATTATTTATATAAACGATTCCCTAAAGCAGATGAAGGTTTTATGACTGAAAAAAAAATAGCATTAGTTAAGAACGAACATATTGGAAAATTAGCATATGAAATGAAAATAAATAAATGGTTAATTATGTCCAAGCATGCTGAGGAAAAGAAAACACGAACAAATCTTAAAAAGTTGGGTTGTCTTTTTGAAGCATTTATTGGTGCTATCTTTCTTGATTTTAATAAAATTCAGGTTAAAGATGAAGAACATTGGTTTAGTAATGTTTTTTCAACTGGACCCGGATTTCAAATGGCACAAATATTTGTTGAAAATATATTTGAGAAGCATGTTGATTTTGTAGAATTAATTAATACTGACGATAATTACAAGAATATTTTGCAGGTAAAAATACAAAAAGAATTTAAAACAACTCCTGAATATCTGGAATTATCATATGATAATGAACGCGGATATGAAGTTGGTGTTTATCTTTGTTTAGGATTATCTATACACGACGTTAACCCTAAAAAAGCAAGAGATTTCAGTGAATTTAATTCGTTTGAAAAAATAAATGATCTGTTATCAAACGAGGGGAAACTTTTTATATTTTTAGGAGACGGATTACACAAAATTAAAAAGAAAGCTGAACAACTTGCATGTAAGAAAGTTATTGACTTGCTCGATTCTTCTTAATAAAATTTAGTCATTATACAATTTTTTATTAATTACATACTTATAAACTTTTTTATATGTTAATTTCATAGATGACTGACCAAATTAGTCTTTTAGATAAATTAAAAATTAAAAATACTCCAAAAAAAGACGATGGTATTAATATACGCTTACCTAAAAAGGAAGAGGAAGTAATTTTACAAACAAAAGTAATAGATAAAACAACAGAGAAACTTGTTGATAAGAATGATTTCATGAATAAAATAAAAGGCAATTTAACTACAAAAACAAACAAACTAACACCGGCGATGAGTATTAAAGATAAAAGTTTAAAAAATACTTCTTTTAATCCAAATTTTAAAATAATTAGAAAACTTAATAGAAGTATTATTTTAACCGAAAATCAAGAAACAATTGATGTCGAAGATTATGATCAAACCAGTAAAACTAAAAAACAACCTACTAAAAAAGCAACTAAATCTATTAAACAAGTTTCTGAAGGACCAACAACTATGTTAAAAATTGAAGATATTGATTTAGATGGATTAACTAAAAAAAAACAAGAAGATATTACACTCAAATCTTCCTCATTTTATTTAAATAATCGTGCCAAGTTTATTGATTTTATTACATCTATATTTAGTAAATATGACGATGAATTAAAAGATAATAAATCTTCATGTTCTGACAAGAATGATAATAATTTTGCATTAATGGGACACCAAAAGGTTATTAAAGATTATATTTCCAAATATACTCCTTACCGCGGTATTCTCCTTTTTCATGGTTTAGGTTCTGGCAAAACTTGCTCGTCTATTGCTATTGCCGAAGGTCTTAAACAAGATAAAAAGGTTATTGTCCTTACACCCGCGTCTTTAAGAACAAATTATGTAGAAGAATTAAAAAAATGTGGCGATGATATTTATAAAAAAAATCAATTCTGGCAATTTATACCGGCAAATGATATTACAACTATCAACACATTATCTAATATATTATCGCTACCCAGCGAGATTATTAGCAAACAGGGTGGTGCTTGGGTTGTTAATGTTAAAAATCCTCCAAATTTTGAAAATTTAAATACTTCTGAGAAAAAAAGTTTGGACGGTCAACTTAATTTAATGATTCGCAATAAATATAAATTTATTAGCTATAATGGTATTCGAAACGAACATTTAGATATGTTAAGCAAAAATAATACTATTAATCCTTTCGATAATAAGGTTATCGTTATTGATGAAGCACATAATTTTGTTAGTAGAATTGTAAATAAAATAGATAAAAATTTTGATGATAAAAATCCTCCTTTATCGATTAAACTTTATAATTTTTTGTTAAATTCTAAAAACTCGCGCGTTGTTATGTTAACAGGAACACCTATTATTAATTATCCAAACGAAATCGCTATTTTATTTAATATTATTAGAGGTAAAATTAGAACATTCGCTTTTAAATTAAATATTAAAACCGATAAGAAAATAACAAAAGATTTTTTTGATGAAATATTCGGCGTTAAACCAACCAAACTTAAATTTAAATTAACGAAAAACAATATCATGGACTATTTTGAATATGATTCAAATACAACAACATTAACTATTACACGCAATCCTTTCGGATTTATCAATACTACGAACACTTCTATTTATGAAGGTGTTAAATTAAATGAAAGTGGTAATATTAACGATAGTGATTTTGTTAAAATAATTATGAAATTGTTAAAAAAATATAATATTGATGTTTATAAGGATAGCGTAAAATCAAAATCATACAAAGCTTTGCCTGATAAAAAAGATGAGTTTAAACGTTATTTTATTGATGTTAATAATAATTTTATAAATACTAATTTATTTAAGAAACGTATATTGGGTTTGACATCATATTTTAGTGATATGCAGTCTTTGATGCCTCGCTATGAAAAAGACACTAATTTTCATGTTATTAAAATCGAGATGAGCAAATATCAATTTGGTCGCTATGAGTCGGCAAGAGTTGAGGAAAGAAAGACGGAAAAACCCAAGAAACCTGGGCAGAGCGGAAAAGATGAATTGTTCGACGAAACACCTTCAACATATAGAATTTTCTCTCGCGCTTACTGTAATTTTGTATTTCCTGAAAAAATTAAACGTCCCATGCCCGATAATAATTGGAAAACAAAACTTGAAAAAGGCATTGAAGATATGAAAGATGTAAAATTACCTATTTTAGATGAAGATGACCTCGATGCAGTTTCCGTTGAAGAAAAAATGGATAATATAGATGGGCGTTATGACGCAGATGATGATTTGAAAGCAAATGTTAATTATGAAAAAAGAATTAAGAGCGCTTTAAAAGAGTTGAATGAAAATAAAAGTCTTTATCTTGTAGAAAATATACAGGAAACGACCACAGAATCTGTTCCAGATGCCGAACCTGATGCTGATGCCGACCCTGATGCTGATGCGAAAGACGAAGATAAAGAAAAAACTGGATTGCAAAAATATAGTCCCAAATTTCTCAAGATGTTAAAAACTATTGAGGATACAAATAACGCAGTTAATGAAGATGGTGTTAAACTTAAAGGGCTGCATTTAATTTACACCCAGTTTAGAACTCTTGAAGGAGTTGGCATTTTGAAATTGGTTTTAGAAGCCAATGGTTATACCCAGTTTAAGATAGCAATGAAAAATAAGGAGTGGGTATTGGATATTAGCGAAGAAAATAAAGGAAAGGAGATGTTTGCTCTTTATACCGGTACCGAGACGGTCGAAGAAAAAGAAATTATTCGTAATGTATTTAATGGCGCATGGAAATTTATACCCACATCATTATCTAAACAACTCACTAATATTTCTACAAATAATTTTTATGGAGAGATAATTAAAATACTAATTATTACCGCGTCCGGGGCCGAGGGTATATCTTTAAAAAATGTAAAATACGTGCATATCACCGAACCATATTGGCATCCTGTCAGAATGAACCAAGTTATTGGTCGCGCAAGACGTATATGTAGTCACGAAGATTTACCAGAGCCCGAACGAACCGTCGACGTTTTTCTTTATCTAATGACATTTAATAAAAAACATTTGGAGGGCAATGACGCAATCGAACTTCGTTTAAAAGATAAAAGTAAAATTGATAATATGACTCCCGTGTCGAGCGATGAATTATTGTATGAAATATCCACTCTTAAAGAGGATTTAACAAATCAAATATTACATAACGTGAAAGAGTCATCCATCGATTGCTTCTTACATTCAAAGGGTAATCAAAATTTGAAATGCTTCACATTTAACTCTAATGACCCTAATAAATTTTCTTACAACCCTTCCTTCGAAAAAGAGGAAGATGATAAAGAAATGGCACAAAATCAAATGGTTATCAAATGGAAAGCGAAAGTAATTACGATCAACGGAATTAAATATGCTTTTAATAAAAGTAATAATGGTGTTTATAAATTACAAAGTTATTATGATGGTGCACCAGTTCAAGTTGGAGAGATTAAGTTTAATAAAGATAAAACTTATAAGTATGAACCTTTTGCAAAATAATTTAAATTATAAATATCTATTTATCAACATATAAATAATATAATCAGTTATAAATTATATTATTTTTTATTTTATATTTTATTTATTTACATCTTTATCCTTTATTAAATTTAATATTTCTTTTAATAAATCAATAATCTGGTCATTCTTTTCATCTATTTGTATTAATACTTTATCATTGAGTGTTTCACCTTTTCTTTCTATTTCTGCTTTAATTAATTCTACATTCTCATTGTCAAAATGATGTATTGTTTCTCCTATATTTAATAAATTAATATTTGGGTTGCTATTTGGGTTGCTATTTGGGTTGCTATTTGGGTTGCTATTTGGGTTGCTATTTGGGTTGCTATTTGGGTTGCTATTTGGGTTGCTATTTGGGTTGCTATTTGGGTTGCTATTTGGGTTGCTATTTGGGTTGCTATTTGGGTTGCTATTTGGGTTGCTATTTGGGTTGCTATTTGGAATAACTATATTTAATTCTTCGCGGCGTTTTATTGCTTTTTCTAATAATTTATCTACACTTTCACCATTTTCATCATTCTCATCGGAAAAATTAACATCTTTTGGTATATTCTTTTTTATAATATCATCGAATTCGCGTTTTTTGTGATTTAAATTGTTTGTAAAATTATCTTGCCTCTGTTTAATTATTTGTTCGGATGTGACTATCTCATCAAATTGAGATTTTTTATTATTATCTACGTATGATTTAACTTCCATTAAAGTCTTTTTATTTTTTTCAACTAAAGACATATTCTTATTACCATTTTCGATTGTATTCATCACCGTGTCGAAATACCCTTTTATATCAGCAGGTTCCTTATTTATATTATTAAAAAACCCATTTTGATACATAATTTCCCATAATGTTTCTTTATTACTATCCATTAAAAACATATTACTATTATTCATTCTAATATTAATAGTAATAATAGTAATAGTAGTTTTATATTAATTAAAATATATTTGTCTTAATTTTTCCATATTTTTATCAGGAATATCATAGTTTAAGAAAAAGTTAACATCGTGTTCATTGTCTAACAAACCTATTATGGTATGTAAAGAATACATACCGCACTCAGAATTACCCCTTTGATGTTTCTTTTTATTAATATACACTTTAAATTTCTTTCCTATATCATTACCTTGTTTCTTTATTTTTTTAATAAATTGTTTTATTTCTTTCGGAACATCGTCGCCGGTGCTGTCAAAAAACAGAATAAATTTTTTATTTATATCTATAAACATTGATATCCAATGCGAACCACCCAAATAATGTGGATCCGTATTAAAAATTATACCGATTTTTGTTTTATTTTTTAAAAAATTTTCTTTTAAATCAAAATTACATAACTCTTCCCAAACGCACGTATCGTCAGATATTTTTTTATTAAAATCAATTGGTGAAGGTCCCAAGAAATCAAAATTATTATGTTTTTTTTCATACTGTTTCATTACCCTTTCAATATCTAAACTGTTTAACCATTCATTTTTATTTTTTTTCCATTTACTTGGTGTATCTGGTACAAAAGTGTAGTTCTTTAACTCATCGGTTATATTATTTGATGCAAAATTTTGTTTTAGCCAACATTTTTCTGTTTTACAAACATCTGACATATAAATTTTTAATGATTTCCATATTTCTCTATCATCCTTACTTTCTATTAATAAATCTGGATGTCGTCCATTCCATAAATCTCTTAATTTTATTAACGAATCACTATTATAACATGTAAAATCTTTATCGTGGTTTACGTTTGGACTGCAACCCAATTTAATAGTTTTACTTTTCGTTTGTTTTTTCATACAAGGAGCTACATGTTTATGATGTTTATTTTTATTATGTTGTTTTTTTCTTGTTTTCATCAGTTAATATTTATATAGATTTTTCTTTTATTGTCATATATTTTATTTATTTGTTCAATTTTTATTGGTTTTTATTGGTTTTTATTGGTTTTTATTCCTTTAACTCTTAAATGTTTCGCTTTTAAATTTATTGTTTTTTCTTGTGGATATATTTTAATTTCTTTTTTATTTCCTGATTTAACTACAAAATTATCCATCGTAGATGCAATTTTTTTATTTTGAAATATTATATCGTTTATATTTTCTAAATTATTAATATCATTTTGTATATTATTAGACATACTTATATCATTACTAAAATTTTTAAATTCTGCTTGTATTACATCCCGTCTATCATTCATTTTAAAATTTTCTATTAACACATTTACATATTCATAATATGATTCTTTAATATTACTATTTATGTCCTTCAAATCTATTTCTTCGCGCAACATATTTTTTGTAAAATTCATAATCCTTTTTCTGTAAAATTTAATTTCCTTGTTATTTATTTTACTTTCATTAGATGCTATATTATTTTCGTTATTATTTATTGCTTGGTTTACACTATTAGTGTAACATTTATTTGATAAATATTTCAATGTCAAATCATTAACCTGTTTGTTCTCATCTATATTATTGTTCTTATCATTAATCTGGGTATTATCAATATCCATTAAATTACTATATATTTATAGATATAGTAATTAAACATTTTTTACCTGTTGTCTTGTAAAATTATTAAAGACATTAAAACCAACTTTTTCATTATCTGGGTTAGGATTAAAAGATGCTAAATTTTGTTCTTCGAATAAATCTTGGAATGGCTGTATCACATCAGAACCTTTAACATTTACCTCATACATATCACTTTTAGAAGATGGAACATAAACTGATTGTTCGTTATTTTGCAAAGCAAAAAATTGATTACGTAATATAGATTCGTTGTCTATATTATTAGTAAAACCGGTAAACGGACCTTTATATGTTCCTGGATTAAATGTCTCATTTACACTTGATGGTTTATTCTTTATCGGGACACTTGATTTCTCTCGTCTATCATAAATAGACATAAAATCATATTTTGTTGATACCGGTCTTACGCTAAATTTTGTCTCGTTAATACCCGACGGTTTATTTCTATCAAATATACGATCATTTAAAATATCTACACGATCGTTTTGATTATAGTATACTTTGTTATTTATTTCGGTCATTTATAATATACTTATATTATTATAAAATAATATTATAAAATAATATCATAAAATAATATCATAAATAATATTTTATTACTACCTAAAGTTATATTTAATAATATTATTAGATTATGTGTGGTATTTTTACTATTCTCAATAACAAATCTACATTTAATACCAAAATAGTAAAAACCGCCTTTGATCAGGGTAATGCACGAGGTCCCGAAGATTCGCAACTAATTTATAATGCCGATTCTATTATTTTTGGGTTTAAACGACTTGCAATCAATGGTTTGGATAAGGAGTCCAATCAACCAATGACAATTGATCACGTGACAGTATTGTGCAATGGAGAGATTTATAATTTTAAAACATTGTATGCAATTATGGATATCGACCCCACCACCGGTTCCGACTGTGAAGTAATTATTAGAATGTATCAAAAATATGGGTTCGAATATACGATTAGCATGCTGGACGGTGTCTTTTCAATTATATTATATGATACTTCAAAGTTTACAGATGAACCGAAATTATTTATTGCGAGAGATCCGTTTGGAGTTAGACCATTATATGTTATGGAAATTGATAATAATAACAAGCAATCGAATAATATAAATATAAAGTATTCCACACAAAACATTGACAAAAATGATACGTATACTAATGAAAAAATTATTGCTTTTGCTTCAGAAATTAAATCATTATCTCCATTATTAAATATTAATAATAATAATATTAATAATAAAAAATTATTCTTTGTTAAAAAAAATGATAATTATGTTCAGACTAAAACACTGGATGATAATAAACCCAGCGATGCACAAAATTTTTATATTCACCCGTTTGAACCAGGAACATATTCATATTATAGTAAAACTCACATGGTGAATTCAGAATGGAACGCCAATATAATTAATAAAAAATATTTTAATATTTCTTCACCATCTACGTGTCTATCTCCTTTTAATTCGAACAATAATATTGAATATTATAAGAATATAGTTTATTACTTAGAAGAAGCAGTAAAGAAACGCGTAGTAGGAACAACTGAGCGGCCCATCGCTTGTTTGCTATCTGGTGGTTTAGATAGTAGTTTGATTACTGCTTTGGTAAATAAATATTATCCAGGAACTTTAAAAACATTTAGTATTGGGATGAAGGGTTCTGATGATTTAAAAAATGCCAAGATTGTTTCGGAACATTTAAAAACAGATCATACTGAAATTATACTTACACCAGATGAATTTTTTGATTCTATACCAGAAGTGATAAAATCTATTGAAAGTTACGACACTACAACGGTGCGTGCAAGTGTAGGAAATTATTTAATAGGTAAATACATATCTAACCATACAGATTTAAAAGTGGTCTTTAATGGTGATGGAAGCGACGAATTAACGGGCGGCTATTTATATTTTTTAAAATCACCAAGTGATATGGATTTTGATAAAGAATGTAAAAGATTATTAAATAATATGCATACATTTGACGTTTTGCGCTCTGACCGATGTATCTCGTCACACGGTCTCGAGCCGAGAACCCCATTTTTGGATAAAACATTTGTTAATTATTATTTAAGTATTCCCATTAAACACCGAAACCCGCTATCCAACGAATCAACCGACATTTGTGAAAAACAATTGTTGCGCGAATCGTTTAACTTTGTTTATAACGATTTGATACCCCCGGAGATTCTTTGGAGAACAAAAGAAGCGTTTAGTGATGGGATTTCAGGAGATAATGGTTCTTGGTTTCAAATTATTAAAGATAAATTAGCTTATATAAAAAAACACATTAATAATACTCAATTTGTTTGTAAACCAGAATGGAATAATCATAATAAACCTACGACGGACGAGCAAATATATTATCGTATTTTGTATGAATTATACTACCCTAACACATGTAACAATATCCCTTATTTTTGGATGCCAAATTTTATTGAAGCATCCGATAGTAGTGCACGAACCTTAAGTATTTATAATGAAATAAATAAAAATGTGTTAATGAAATAAATAAAAATGTGTTAATAAAATAATATTTGTATAATTTATAAATGTTAGACTTATTTAAATATCCTTTATATCAGCAAATTATAATAATTATATTTTATATTTATCATTCAATTATTGCTATTGCGTTTACCGGTGTATTTAATATAAACTTAGATTACATAAATTATTTTCATAGCTTAATAACGTATATTACATCTTTTTATATACTATATCAATTTAACCCCTTCTCTAAATTAAAAGTCATTACTAATTTTGATAAAGATATTATTTTTATGTGTGGTTATCTTTTAATATTTACTACTACAATATCGCAGATATTCATTGATAATGTTAAACACGCAGGTTATTTTGGAAAAAGATTGTCACTAATTCAAGAAGCAAAAACGAAATAAATTATTTATTTATTTATCTTTTTATTGTTTTGTTTTTTAATTTATTATTTGTTTTATGTTTTTTTTTTATTGTTTTATGTCTTTTCTTAAAAAAGAAGTCTTTCAAATAATTTATTATTTGTTTGCTAACAATTGTATCTATTTCCATTTCGTTTATATATTTATCTTCGTAATTGTAACGCTTCATTATTTTAACAATAGTATTTATAAACTCTTCCTCATTGCTGTGTTTATTAATATTGTGATATTCGTTATTATAATACATTTGTGCCATAACATCAAAAGGTAAAGTATAATTATAGGGTTTAATTTTTATATAATATACATTTTCGTGTTCCATATCTGGGTGAACTTGATCATCTATAAAGAAAATTTTGGTATTATCTGGTATTTTACTGCAATTAATTAAGTCCTCAACTGTTTTATTGTGTGTTTTCCTACCAATTTCAACAATTTCCCCGTCTATTTTAAATGCGCGTATTATCTTGTCAAAAACATTGGTATTTAATTTTTTATCAAAATAATCACATATTAATTTAATCCAACTTTCAGGTCCATTATTATTTGTATATATCATTATTTTTTTACATTCGCCTTTCTCCCTTTTATCTACTATAAATTTGAGAATATTAATAATATCTGGTCTTAAAAAATCTGAAAATATATCTAATAATCTTATAAATGCATCGTCGGGCATGTTTAATCCATAAAAACTTTCCAACGCATCCCAAAATATTCCTAATTCGGTAAAAGAACCAAGTGTTTCATCTAAATCAAAAACAACAATTTTGTTGTTGATGATATTATTGTTCATATTATATTATTAATCATATTATATATTTATAAATTTATAAAAAATTTATAAACATATATTATTAATGAATTTAACTAATAAAGATTATTTAGAGATACTCAAGTTCTATAATATTGATGATAAAAAACTAAAAAAATCCGAAATAAAAAATAAAGCCGAAAAAATATTAATTACAAAATTATGTAGGTGTATTAAAACCATAAATAAATTTAATAAATATAATGAAAAAGAATCAATACCTATATGTAGTAATAGTGTT